ATGTTTTTTATCGTTAATAAGACATCTGGTAGAATTACTATGAATGACCTGGGGGAAAAGGGGGTTACACTAGGGCCTCGTCAAGCCGTTGATCTCGATGCAATTGGTGTCCCAAGAGAATTATCAGATAAGTCCCATCATCTTAAAACTGCTAAAAAAAGGGGGGAAATAGAAGTAAAAGTAAAAACAGAAGAGAAGAAAAGAAAGCCTCAAGTTATACGAGAGGTTGCTGCTCCTAATAATGATTTGAAAGGCATACAATCTGATATTAGGGATCTAAAAGGGACATTACAAGAGATGTCCCAACAAAAGAATGAAGGAGTGGGATTATCTAAAGAAGATTTGGCAGTATTCGCTAAGCAGATTATTGAGTCGATTCCTGCTTCTTCAGAGACAGTAGTAATAAGAGAAAAAGGAGTAACAGATGAGGTGGAAGTAGAAGTAGATGAAGATCTTTTGGTGGATATAAATGCTCGCACGGTAGAGAATAAAGTAAAAAATGTTGAAGTGAAGTCAGTTAGCTATGAAAAGAAGAAGGTGACTGATACCGTAAGTAAAAATGTAGATGAACTAGAAGACCTTTTTGGTTAAAGAAAAGTCAATTCTTAGGTCGATTATATAGTTAGTGACAATAGTTTAAGGAGATTTAGTTATGAGTAAAGTGTTGGGCATCGATGTCGGCACGATGTTTTTTCAGACTGCGGAGAATGCAGCAGATGGAACTACTGAATTTAAAAAGATACGAAATGCTTTTGTAGAGTTAGAAGCTTCTGAAGATATTGAACAGGCATTGGAACAGAATAAATGGCAATATGTGGCTGATGGTAAGAAATACTATGTTATTGGAGAGGATAGCATGAGAGTTGCCCGTATGTTCCCTGGTAGAGTGGAACTGAGAAGGCCTATGCAAGATGGGGTGTTGAATAAGGGGGAAGATAAAAAAATGTTGGTTCTAGCTAAGATGATAGAAGATTCTATTGGTAAAACTTCAGATCCTTTGTCTCTTATTTGCACTAGTGTTTCTTCTGATCCGGTGGATGATGCAGTAGATAATGTATTTCATAGGGCCAGATTAGAAGGAATGTTCAAGAGATTGGGATGGAAGGTTAAGATCATTGAGGAAGGCCATGCCGTAGTATTGGCAGAGAGACCTGTTATTATTGAAGATGGAGAGGAAATACCTTACAGTGGGTTGGGGATGTCTTTCGGAGCAGGAAAAGTAAACTGCGTTTTAGCTTATCGAGGGTTGTCAGTAATTGGTATGAGTGCGGCCAGAAGTGGTGACTGGATCGATAAAAAGGTGTCTGAGCAGACAGATACCCCTGTGTCTCAAGTGACTAATATTAAAGAAACTAAGTTAGATTTTGACAATATAGATCTGGACGATGATGTAATTTTCGCTCTTGATGCGTATTATGGGACTATGTTGCAATATGTGTTTAAGAATTTTGCTAATAAGTTTGCTAAAGTAAAGAGTCAATTTGAGACTCCTATTGATATAGTAATAGCAGGAGGCACTTCTTTGCCGAAGGGATTTGTTAATAAGGTCAGGGATGTGGTTGGCGGATTGGAATTGCCGTTTGAGATTAAAGAAATTAAGCATTCTGAGGATCCTACTAATTCTGTGGTTAAGGGCTGTTTGACTCAGGCTATTATTTCTCAGAAGAAATTAGAGAAGAATGAGGGGCTATTCGGTTAGATAATAAAATAGAGGTTTTGCATGTGTTTTTAGGAAGTTATATTTAAGATAAATATAGCTTCTTTTTTTTTTGGAGTTAAGATGAACATAAAAGAATATATTAATAAATGGGCCGAATTGCCTTTTAAACAATCCGCTGAGTCTTATTGGGACGATGATCCTATCCCTCCTGCACAACCTGACCCTACTGAACAACCTGCTCCTGTCGTGCAGCCCGAACCTGTTGCACAGCCTATCCCTAAGGGAGCAGGCAATACATACCCTACTGGTTTTAGCCAATGGGAAATGGAACAACCGAAAGGACAATGGCAAAAGGAAAATACAGAGGGAGAGTTAGAGGATATATCGAAGGAAAAGAGCAGGGGCACGAAGGGTTATTATATAAATATTTTTGAAGTGGTAATGGATTCCGATGTGGCGGTAGCTTTAAAGGGAATGAAATATAAATACAAAGAGTGGGGTGATAGAGGCCCTAATTTCGGCAAATTTTTCAATACTCCGGGGGCTATGGCATTAATAAAACAAGAGTTGGACCAACTTGGACAACAACTAGGTTGTGAATTCACTGATCAATGGATGGTTGAAGCTGAAGAGTTCTTTAATAAAGTTGACGGCACATCATCCGATTCTTCTACACAAGTTGAGCAAATAGTAGAAAGTATTCTTGGAAGTGGAGATTTAACTGTTGAAGCCAAAGAGGAGAAGTTAAATGTTTTTATACTTGACAAGATAAAAGAACTTTCAAAGATGACTGATGAAGCTTCTAAGCAGCAAGTTATAATGGATTTTCTTTCAATGAGTGATAAATTTCATACTTATAGTTTTGTTAATAGAATCCTGATGTTATTACAGAATAAAAAGGTTGGGAGATGTGTGGCCGGGGAGAAAGCATGGGAGAAGGATAATTTCAAAAGAAAAGTTCGAGAAGGTGAAAAACCTATGGATATTTTTGCCCCAGATGTGCCTTCAGTCCGTCTATCGGTAATCAAGGAGACAATAAGGGCGTTAGAGGAAAAGATGGCAACATATGGAGGCTCTAACGCAATGACGCTCAAGGAAGTATGGAAAGGGACACCTTATTCTGCTGGGGCATATATTCGTCATGTTTTTAATCAAAGTAATCATACCTTGGAAAATGTTATTGGTATAATGCAAGATACTGTTGACGACGCTACTGTTAAAAATATACCAGATCACCAATATATCAAGTATAGTTCATTCAACAAGAAATTTAAGATAGTTCCAGTTTTTGATATTAAGCAAACTGATCCAACAGGACCAGATTCTTTTGAGGAGACAACTTTAGAGAATGATTTATGGCAGGCAGATAATCAACCAGATGAGAAAGCAGTTACGTTAACGGGAGCATTGGTGGAGTGGGCGGCAACAGCGACTTACGGTTTCGGTGCTGGAAAGAAAACAGGGATTATAATAAATTTGAAGGAAAAGCTTGACCCTTCATTAGGTGGGTATTCATCGGGGGCCGCTGTTGCTATTAATTCTATGTCAGAGGGATGGAGACAATTTTCAACTGTTGTCCATGAGGTCGCACATTCTTTATTGCATTTTGAGGAGAAATATAGAGATAACGCAACCAAAATGCAAAGGGAAATAGAAGCGGAAGCTACAGCGTTTGTAGTTTTAAGTAAGTTTGGGTATCCAAAACCTGCCCTTGCTGGTAATTATCTAGCATTGCATAAAGCTACATCGGATGATGTGATAAAGAGATATAAGCAAATTGATATATCTGCTAAACAAATAATTAAGGGGATAGAGCAAAAGTTGGGAGGCAAGCAAGCTAGTGGTAATTGGTTTAAAAGGATGAAGATAGCATCAATAACTAAATAGAGGGTTTTAAGGATTTTGACAGAAGTTATATTTTAGAGAATATAGCTTCTTTTTTTTTGGAGAAAGGCATACAGAATGAGCAGAAGGCACACATATAAACATGTCGAACAATATTTCGCAGACAACGGGTGTGAATTATTGGAGGAAGACTACGCGAATTCTGTGACCAAGATGAGATATGGATGCTCTTGTGGCAATATCAGTGAAATAACTTTCGGGAATTTTCAAGCGGGGAAGAGGTGCATGGAGTGCTCAGGCAATAAAAAATTCACATTTGAATATGTGTTTAATTCTTTTAAAGACAAGGGCTGTGAGTTATTAGAGACTAAATACGAAGGCATAAAAACATCAATGAGGTATAGGTGTAAATGTGGGAATATAGACAAAATTCGTTTTGATGATTTCAAGAGAGGTAGTTTTTGTCATAATTGTGCTATAAAGAAAAGAGCAGGTATTAATCATTATAATTACAATCCTGATTTAACGGACGAGGAAAGAATAACTAACGACACTAGGGTTCATCAAATTGAATACAGAGAGTGGAGAAAAGGAGTTTTTAAAAAAGACGGTTATAGTTGTCAGAGATGTTCTACAAAGGGGTGTCGTTTAAATGCTCATCATATTAAGAATTGGGCAAGTGATGTTGAAGGTAGATATAAGACATCTAATGGTATTACTTTTTGTGAGAATTGTCATAATGAATTTCATTCAAGATATGGCAAGAAGAATAATAGTGAAGAACAGGTTAATGAGTTTATTCATACTTGTTTAATAGGAGTTGGAAATGGGATATTGTAGCGAGGAGGACATTGTAAAGACAATTGCTCAAACATTGACATCGGCTACTACTCAGACTGTAGATGGGTTAAATACCTATGCTAATTTGATCAATGTAGGCAATGTTATGGACAAAAATTTAGTTACTACTGAGAATGTTAATTACTATATTCAGTTAGCAGATAGTGAAATAGATGCCATCCTTAGTGAATTATATAAGACTCCTTTTTGTGAGAGAGTTGATTTTGAGACAGTGATGTTTTCTGGCCTAGATGAATATAATAATTATATTGTGTTGGAAAAACCATGCCCGTTAGCTGCGGGAGATATAGTGATGTTGAAATATACCACTACTACTACTGACACGGAAGAACGACATGTTATAGATGAAGTAATAAGTAGCACTGTATTCTCCACTGTGAGTGAGATACAGTTTGAATTCCCAGAAGATACCAGGATTTTAAGACTTGTTTATCCTCCTCCTATTAGATTTATCTCAGCTAGAATAGCTTCAGCAGTTATATATGATAAGTATTTCTCAGCAGAGAGTTCTCCTAATAAATCAGGTTTTGGAGAGACGTTAAGAGGTTTGGCACAAGACCGTTTAAATGATGTTTTGAATGGAACTATCATATTACATGGTGCTACGAGAATTGGTCGTAGATTCTATAATCCTAATCTTGTTGATCAATATGCATTGCCATCAGGCGGAACCATATCTAAAGAACAAAGGCAGATTAAATAATGGGTAAAGATAATTGGAGCGATTTTTTGGGAGATTTAGTGGGGAAAGTAAAGAGTTTGGATGATAAAGAGGTGGGAGCAGATATGCAGTCTGCTAAAATAAGACTAGCCAAAGATGCAAGAGGGGCAGTAGTTAATGCACTGGCGGATGAGTATTTATGTAAAGAAAAGAAAATAGATCCTCCAAAAGAGATGGAGATTCAGGAAAATGAAGTGATTTTTGAACTTGTTGATAGAGAAATCGAAAAGGCATTAGAGTAATTTACTATGGCAATGGAAGAAGTTTTAGATAGTGTTAGAAGGATAGTTTATAAGTGGGTTAATACCTCTAGCCGAATAAACGAAGATCTTTTCACGGGAGATAGTATAGTCTGCACAAGGAGTCCTCGAAGATTCTCTGTGGGTGACAGCGTAATGATAAGAGATGATAGAAATCTGTATGAAACAGGTCTTATAGTAACAGAAGTTGATTTAGATACGGGTGATGTTTCATTGGACAATGCTATATTGAATGACTGGGCCACTGCCAACAACTCACTTTTAATTAAGACTATTGATGATCAATTTGTTCAGGGGATTTATCTTGGAGAGCCGGATGTTATTTCTCATTATCCAGCAATTACTGTTAATGGGATTAGTAGAGGGTCAGAATGGCTTACTTTAGAAAGTACTAAAGAAAGATATGAGATAGAAGTGGGTGTTTTTGTGAAGTCTTCGAGTCATGAAAGAGGATATCGATTTTTACTTAGGTTGGCGGACACTATTCAAAAAGGGTTAAAAAGGAATATTCAACCTTTAATCACAGATTATAATATTGTTTCTTTAACAGAAGATATTACTAGTGGGGATGTGAATATCAGGCTTAATAATAGAGAATTATTAACTAGTTATAGGAGAATTATTATTGAGGACGCTTTTGAGTCACATGAAAATTGGGTGACACATTTATACACTGAAGATAGCGTTACTGCTAGGGTACAAGCACCTGTATGCTTCGATTTTGACATGAATGAAACGTCGATAATTATACCTAAAAGGTTCGTTTTCAACTCCTGGCCTTCAGATATTAAGTATGGAACTATCCATAAGGGAGAGTTATTGAAGGCAGCCACGATCAGTTGGTTTGCGGAAGAGGAAGAAATGCAGTTCTTCCGTAGAGATGAGCTAAAATTAACATAAAAATAGACAAATAGACAGAGATACAAAAAAAAAAAGGATAAATAAAAAAAGGACAGAAGTATACAGATAAGGAATGGAATATTAGAATAAAACTAACTTGAGTGGTTAGGACCTTGATTAGGTATAAGGAGAATTTAGAATGGCACAAATTGATACCAATTTATATACTACTATAGCATATGAATACGCTTCTATCTGGAGTGCTTTGTTGACTCTTGATGATGGGGCGTTGAATTCGGTAAATGCTATCGTGGATGTGACAACTACAGCATATCCCACAGATGGGACAGCATCAGCAGCCGCAGCTAGAGAAATTGAGTTGGCATTGCTGAGTGTGTTTAATGGGGCGTATAATAACATGGTTAATATGTCAAACAGCACAAGTGCTTTGTTGGAAGCTGTAAGGGCTGTAAATGACCATGTGATTAACAACTCTAGTTTTGATGGGACAGCCACAGAAAAATTGACAGATTTTGTTAATACTGATGTCGCATGGTATGACCAGATGGTTCCTATGGGGTGGTGTGAACTATCTTCAGATGCTGGTTATACCGTGACATTATGGAGATGTGGAACTTAATAGAATATAAAGAATGAATATAAAAATAATAAAAACACTAGATAGAATGGAGATATAAATCATGGCAGCACAACCTCCACATGGTTTTTATAAGAACCCTCCCGCTTATATGGGATTTGTTGGGTTTGTGAGATTGAATGCAGGAATTATCAAAGGTGATGAAGATTTCAATCCTGGTTCAATTATAAATCACGTACCTTATCTTATTAGGGCGACAACAGCTAATATTAATATTACTCAGGAAATTAGCAAACCTGACGTAGTTGATAGCCGTTATGACAAGTCAGTGTATCAGTTAGGGCCAAAGTTGGTGGACGGAACCTTAGAATTCCCGGCTGTGTATGATAGACCTGCAACTGCTACTGTTAGTGTGTTTGAAGTACTTTATCGTTATGCCGTTACTAGACAGCAAGATGGTAATTTAAGTGATTTCAGTTTAGATGTGAAATATGCAGCTTCTAATACTTTCCCTAACCAGGCTGAGTTTACCTATGGTGGCTGTATTGCTAATACATTCCAATTTTCTGTTACCCAATCTGATGTGGTAACTTGCTCTATTGGTATTATAGGTCTAACCCGTGACTATTTCGGGCAAATTGATCCTCCTCTTCGTAGAGCAGATGATGACTCTTGTGCCTTGAAAGGTAGTGGAGATCCGGTAGAAAAAGGAGAAGTGGGTAATACGAGAATCGTTACGTGGAACGATGCTAGAGTAGAAATAGCAGGTGGTAGATTACCTAGTACTATCGGTGGTCAGTATGTGAGAACTTTTGAAGCAAATATCAATAATGATGCTGAAAGATTCTATACCTTAAACACTAAGTTGTTTGCTCAGGCCATTGCTCCTAGAAAAAGAGATGTTGATGGTAGTTTGACTCTGATGGGTCGTCATTTTGACTTATCTCAGTTAGCATTGTCTAATGAACAACAGTGTTCAGAATCCGTTAATGTTAAGTTTGGTTTTGAAGTGGCTGCTACGGGTGAGGCATGTTCATCATTAGACTCATTCGGTGTGACGGTCCCTAACTGCATATTCGAGATTGAAGAATTAAGTCTAACTAGTGATATATTTGAAAGCACAGTCAATTGGCATGCTCTGCCTGCCTCTGGAACTGGTGTTTGTGATCCGATGTTAACTACTATTGGTGGTACTACTTATGAATATCCTGCCCAAGGTGAAAGTTAACCGTTATAGTTAACCCATAGAATAATTACGGGGAGAGCAGTTCTTTGCTCTCCCCTTTTCTTTCCTTTCCTAATGAGATTTCCCTGTTTTTTTCGATAGTAAATAGAGATGAATTATATTCTTAAAGGAGAAAAATATGTCTTTACTAGATGAACTGATGGATATTGATGTGTATTATAAGCATATCAAGGTAGAAGGTAGAAGGAAATTAGTGGTAATTTCAAAAGAGCAGGCCGATGAGATGTTGGCTGATGAGACCAAGAAAGATGAGGTAGGATCACTTAAAACTAAGTGGAGTAATCTTAGTTGGGAAGAGCAGAACACTATTATGGCTTCTTCTTTTAAAGCTGGTGTTCCTGTGACTCAGGGTAGAGAAGGACCTCCACCAGCACAACAATTTGATTTTATCAAGTACAGAGATGTGGTGGTGAAGAGTTGCTTAAAAGAATGGGATTTAGAAGTAAAAGGACAACCAGTTCCTGTCACTCCCCAATTTATTAACAAATTGCCCGCTATTATTGTGGCTAATTTGTTTAATCAGTTTGAGAAAATTACTTCGTATACGGAGGACGACTTGGGAAACTAGCGATGGCCGTGGCAGATTTGGCACGCGGCCGTAGAATTATGATAGATCCTGTTCCGATAGAGATCCAATGGTTTTTACTGGCAAGAGAGTTTCACTGGACTCCTCAGCAATGCAAAGAACTGACTGCTAAAGATATGCAAGCGATGCTTCATATGTTGTCGATATATAATAAAGTTCAAAATCAAGGACCGACTTCGGAACCGGGAGTGCCAAAAATAACCACCAAAGGTGGTAAACAGTTTATGACTACCTCTTATGGGTAGGAAATATATTATTCCAATAGGAGATAAAAATGCAGAATTTATTTATTCAAGAAGAAGACGAATTTGTAGTAAAATTTTCGGTTGCTGTTACTAAGAGTGGAGATATGTACTCAGATCTTAGTTTTGATGATTTAACAAAAATGATGGATATTATGAAAACAAAGTACGAGATAGAGGAACATGAAGTTGTGTTCCAATACCCTACTTTCAAAGATACAGTAGATCTATCAAAAGGGATTGCTACTGATGGGACAAATATTCAGTTGAATATTTTAGAAGATAATTATGGAAGAATGGTTCAGTTGATAAAATCATGGAGCTTTAAGGACAAGGAAGGGAAAGTCATTCCTGCTACTAGGGAAAATATCAATAAATTAAATCCTGTAGTGGCAAAAGCGATATTATCACAGTTGGACCTGAAAATAGGTAATATTTTGAATGTTTAATCTTGGGGGAAATATCATTTATGGAATAGAGGATAAAAGGGGAAAAGTCGTAAGTATATAGTAAATGTAAATGTATATGTTTATAACTATCTTGGAATATATAAATGGCAGATGATGAAGCTTTATTAATTAAGCGAATCCAGTTAGCGATGGAGGAAACGGGGATGGAAGAGACCGCGGCCAGAATCTCTCATTTGGTCGAAGTTCTTGATAAAGCCGAAAACAATTATGAGGCTGTGCTAAAAGCTGTTCAGAATTTTAGGGATGAGGCGGTTGCCGCTGGTGATGATGTCGAGAAGGCAACAAAGAAACAATCTAAGCACCAGAAAAAATATAATGCGACACTGAAACAAACTAATAAGCTTCTTAAAACAGTTGGTAAACTAGCGACAGGAATAATCCCATTTTCTTCGGTTAAAGTTTTAGCGGAATATAATAAAGTAATAATTAGTGCTTCTGTTTCTATGGGGAAATATGGTAAATCTTCTGCTCAAACTATTAGGAACTTGGAAAATCTATCCAAAAAACTAAAGATGACCAGAAAAGATGTTGCTGGATTGTTCACGGCATATGAAAAACAGGCTGTCAAGTTCAGTGAGGATGGGTTTAACGCGATTCAGACAAGATTGACTGCGATATGGGGACCAAATCCAGAAGCACAAAGACAAATGCAATCTAGTTTGTTAGGTATTATGGATAAAATCCCAGAGATGCAACATTTGATTGAACAAGCAGGATCTGGTTATGGCCCTATGTTGGCAGCTCAGGCAGAGGTGCTTTATCTTACTGGGGAAATTACTAGAGAAGAAGAAAGGATGTTACAAAATTATGTTGTAGGCAGGGGCAAGATGTCGTCGGAGGACAGAAAACGAGAAGCTGAACAATTAAAACTTGCTGGGTTGATGGAGCAAATGAATAGGAATGCGGAAACTATCGGACTTTCGATGGCTAGGATACTGCAACCAATTATACAACGTGTTGCTGATTGGGTGTCAGACAATGAAGATACGATAGAGAGAGTTTTTAATACCGTTGCAAATGTTGCAGGTGTATTTGCTGATAATTTAGAATATGCGTTGATTGCTTTGTTAGGTATTAAGAGTGCTTTATCGGCTTTGAACTTTTATGCTCTCTTAAAAGTAACTGGAGCAATGGGGATGTTGACGAGTGGAGGTGTTGCTGTTGGTGGAGGTGCTGCTGCCGCTGGTGGAGGTGCGGCTGTCGCTGGTGCAGGTGGGTTAGCTCTGGGGGCCGGTGTACTAGGGGGTCTGACTGTGGCTATAACTGGAGCAATTGCAGCAGGATATGCCTATAACGCAGGAGCCGGTGTTGCGGAGAAAGAGGGGTGGAGCGATCAACTTACTCCTTGGTCCATCAACCCATGGGCTGAAGGTACCAGGAATCGTCTAGGAGAGGGGATTGGGACTTGGTATGGGGATAAATATAATAGAAAAGAATATAGTGACGAAGAAAATGAAGATTATGCCTTTTCTCAAGAGTCTTTGAAGCGTAGGAGAGATCTAACTAGAGAAGCCGTAGGAAAGGGCAATTATGAACAGTATGGGAGTATGGCCGCGGAGACTATTTTAAGTGATAAGGCTATTGCTGAAATGGAAGACAGAATAAGAAAATCCACTAATAAGTTAAAAATGGAGTTTGACAGATCAGATCTAGATATTACTCCTCAAGAGAGAGCGGCGGAAAATCTTGCCATAACACAAAGAGAATCAAATAGAGATATTTTAGCGGATGCTGATAAGACTAGGCGTATATTAGAAGCTCAAACAACTGAAGTGCAAGCTCAGACAGGACTTTTAGATGTTTTGTTGGCACAATATCAGTTGAGTGGTAAAAGTATAGCGGAAAGTAGACAACAAGCATCTCTAATGGTGGAAGCGTTAGAAAAACAAAAAGCTTCTGCCGGTGATATGATATCAAATGCTGAGAAACTTCTGAGCAATGCAAAAGCCATATATGCCCAAAGATTAGCAGAGGGTGCTAAGGGTGAAGAACTAAAGATGTTATATCAAACACAAGCTAAATATACTGCTGAGATTGTTAAACACAAGCAAACACAAGTTGGAATTGATAACCAATTACTAGAATTAAATATGAAGTTGGTTGAAGCTGCTTATGCCCCTCATTTAGAATATACAGAATTAATAGCACAAAAAGCGGCTACTTTGGTTCAATTAGCTGATAATTATGCTATCGGTGTTGGTGCTAGTGCAGAAATGCGTATGCAAGAGTATAAGGCAATAGGTGATCAACTTTCTTTACTGGAGAGACAAACCGCTGAGTTGAGAAAGACAGCAGAATATCAACGGGGAGAGCAGGCATATATCAATGCAGTCGTAAATAAAGAAAATCAGAGATTAAACTTATTAACAAAACAAGCATCAGTGACAAAATCTTTGAGAGATGCGTGGGTATCGGCTATTAGTGCTATGAACGTTGGAGCCGATGGTTTTGCAGAAATTGTGATGAATGCAGAGCAAAATACTGCTCAAATCATGAGATTGGATGGGGCAGTAAGATCAGCATCTAGTGGTGCATTTGCCATGAGAGATGCTTTTGGTCAGATGGTAGAAGATGTAGGATTTATGGGTTCAGAAAAAATGACCCAGTTTGGAGAAATAACAGCTAGGGGTGGTAGAAGCATGTATGCAAGGGCATACGATACTGGAACCGAAGAAAGAATGATTCCTGGAGGTTTTAGAGGCCCAGAAGCCAGAATGAAAACGGATGTAGAAAGAGCAGCGGCGGGTATGGGAAGAAGTTCTTCCTATGTTGCTGGAGGGGGCTTTGCAGGTCATGCAGTTGGGGCTAATGAAATGCTGAAAGGCACTGTGACGGAGAGAGGAGGGGCATATGTTGAGCCTGAGACTAAAGCCCCTGCGACATTGCCTACTGGGTCAACTGCTGTTCCTGGGTCATTTCCTTTCCCTGAAGGCCCTCCTGCTGCGAATAGGCAACCTACGGGTGGTGGTACTTCAGTGGCAGTTACCTCTGGATCTACTCCGGTTACAATAGTTGCTCCTATTCCTATCCCTGTATCAATTGTCTCAGCATCAGCAAGTGCTATCCCTTTGAATGTGAATGTTGCTTCTCAAGCGGCTAATGTAGCAGTTAATGTGCAGGATAATAAAAATGTTCAGGCACAAGCAGAAGCAACTCTGGCAGCCGCACAATCTGTGGCAAATATAGCAGGCCAGGGGGCAGATAAGCCCCCATCGGCTGTTGAACAGACGGCTCAAGAATCGACGGGATTGAAATTTTTAGATTCTATCATAGCTAAAGGAGGGACTATTCCAACTTCTTCTCCTTCTCCTATTAGCCCTGAGGAACAACGCAATCTTCAAGAATCTACGATGGGACCTGGAGCATACAAAGAAATGTATGGACCAAATCTTTCAGAGCTAGTATCTTCGTTAAAAGCGTCATCAGCAATGGCAGAAAAGGCAGAGGGATGGTGGAATAACGAGATGGATAGTCGTGATGCATTCCAACAGACTATTAATGACACGATTGGTAGGATTGAAGGATTGGAAGCCGGGGTTCAGAAGGATCTGGGTTATACTCCGCAAGGGCAAATACCTCTTGGAGCGTTGAATCAAAATGAGATGCAACAAGTTCATTTGGATATGTTCTCTGTAGTTAATTCTCTGGATAAATGGGCATCAGCACAAGAAATTCAACGAGAAGGGAAAATAGACCCGTATACTCAGGATGTTGCTGCAAGCATGTCGAATTTGATGAAACCAATAGAAAAGTTTTCTGGCCGCAAAGTTTCTATTAATAAAATGAGTGATGAAGATCGGTTAGCTCAAGTCGGTGGTAAGGATATGAGCTATTCTGCCAATTTCCTAAATGAGATGGGTAGTTCATTTTCTGGGCCTTTATCTTATGCTAGAACTCTGGCAGAAAGAGAGGGGTTGGATCCAGAGGTAGTTAAGGCATTAGCGGACATAACGGCTCAGAAGGCGGAATTTGATGATCGGTTTTATAGAAGATTCGATAAAAAGGGCAATAGCGTACTTCAGGCAATGCCTGATTTGACGAGAGATGATGAGGGATATATGAGGGTGCAGACTGAGGCTGTCGCAGATAGCTTGTCTCCTATACAATCTGCTGTATTTGCTTTAATCAATCAGATGGAACAGCGTGAGTTTGACCCTATGACAGGCCAAGAGGTGATGCCTGAAAATATTAAGGGAGAACAAAAGTTTATAGACGTGTTGTATAAGATGGAGCAAGGGCTGTCAGGTCAAACAGGGAAAACTTATGATGTAGAATTGACTAATCCTCCTGAAGAGAAAGCTGGTGGTGCTGCGGTAACGACTGTGCCTACCTCAGATCCTAACACTGCTATTTTGGACATAGGATCTGCGGTAGCGGCAATAGCAACTAACCCTATGTTAGCGGCATTAACTGCTGCTACTGTGGTAGCATCTGATATGGCTGCGACTGCTCTTTCTTCTGAATCTGCACCTGCGACACTTCCTGCTGCTGAAGAACTGGCTGCTGACAATAAAGATAGTCAGTTGGACTTAATGCAACATAGTCAGGCAAATATGCAAAAGGAAATAAGCGGGATAAATGCTAACATACATGAAGTGGATAAAGGAGCAATAGCTGCGGGAACTGATGACCCTACTTCTCTTGTCAGCCCAGGAGACTTACCTTCTGGTCCTTCTGATCGTCTTTCTGTTCTTGCTGCTGCTGCACTTCCTTCTTCTCCTAAAGATCTTGCGGGATCTGCTAATCCTAATTTTATTGTGCCTGAGAGCGTCCCTGCTAATATTCCTGTTCCTCCTACTTCCTCGCCTCCTAAGAAGGAAAGTTCTTGGTGGGATTGGATCCCTGGCACTACTGGTGTTGGGCAAGCTAGTGCAGCTTCATATGCCGCTATGAAAGCTTCCTCCACTGTTGCCGGACTTCCTGCTGCTGTCACTCCTGTTTCTACTGGAATGCCTGCTACTGCTGCCCCTATTGCTACTGGAATTCCTGCTGCTGTTGCCCCTGTTTCTGTTCAACCTGCTGTTCCCCCTCCCGTTCCACAAGCAGTTATGCCTGGTGGAGGCTACTCCACAACGGATACTCCTCAATTATCTCCTGCCGGACAAGGCAAGTTTGATGTGAGTGTTTCATTACCGTCTATTAAGGTGGAGTATAATGATGCTGATCAATTTGTAAGAAAAGCGGCTGTTGCAATTACTAATAATCTTACCCCTGTGGTACAAAAGGTGGTAGGAGAAATTCTAACACAATACCATGCTTAATAAGACATATCTATGGCTACTTTTGATAATAGAGGAACATTTTTATGCTACAACAACTCTGATTTGATAAGAGATGGTTATATCTATTCCATCCTTACCAAAGAGTATGTTCCCCTTGGTTCTTTTAACCAAGATAGATTAAATAGGAATCCTCCTAATGGCACATCTTATACTGTTGTTAGGGACGAAGCGGGGGCTATCACACAGATATTTGAGCGTAGAAAGTTACTTCCCGCCACAAAAATAAAAATAGAGATAGATTTTAGTAAGGTGATGAGAAGTGCTTTAAATTTCCCTTTTTCCCCTGGTGAGTTCTCTTTCAGTCCGTTGGCTTCTCTAATAGCCACTCCTATGATGGCGATGTTGGGGATGGGTGGTATTACTTCTGGCACTACTGAAATTACTTTTCAAATAGTAGATGCAGAGACAAAAATAAATCAACCTGTTACTGTTACTCAGGAAATGATTGATACTAAAATTTATGAGTTTGAAGATTATCCTTTGTCTGTTTTTGGTATTGTAAAAGAGCATTCTGAAGTGATAGAGGAAGAAGAGACGGATCCGGAAACGGGAGAAACGACTACTAATACTAGAAATATTAATGTTGGCCTTGATTTCACTGATGAACAGTTGCAAGTAATAGGTAAGTTTAATGATGGAGTATGGCAAGGGTCTGCTAGAAAACGTATAGATGGGAATACGGATAGTGCTGGTTTATTCGGGATGAAGGAGACGGAAGTAAAGTTTGAAGACGTAAGATATTTTGATCAAGAGCAGTTATTTGTGAAAATAGTGAGGGACACTAGGAAGTTGAAGTTTAGAGGGGATAATTATGATGCTACAGGAGAAAAAGAGTATCCGCCTAAAATAGTGGGTTCCAAGTCGGTAGATGCTACTGATAGACAGATAAGAATTAAAACAGATGATTTAGTAGTAGGAGATAAAATTTACCTTACTTATTCTATAGCATCTAATAGACATGTGAGGCAGAACTTAATTCATAAAGGATCTATTGCTCAAGGGAATACTATTGGAGTAGGGGGTTTTATAGGAACTGTGAGCACCGAGACAGATGCTTTTGACTATCAGATAGCAGATTGGAAAGTTCCTGCTTTACCAACGGAAGTGACGGCAGAAGATACAATAGAAGATATAATAGAAGATAATTACACTTCTGATTCTGATTACAAATTGACTTCTAGACAGTATGCGGTAATAAAAGCTTATGAACAATTGCCTTCAGAGCAGAAAACAGAGGAATTGGACGCTTTATTTGCTCACGACACAATAGAGGGGTGGAGATTGTCGGAAGGGGTTAACCACAAAACTAAAAGATTTTGGGCCGGAGATTATCGGGGGATTATGTTGGTAGAGTTTCAGGAGATTATAGAAGCACCTCCTGAAAGAAAGTTGTGGGAAACTTATGTAGTGACATATACTCCTACTCGCTATGGCAATGCCAAAGCTACTTTAGTCATCCCCAGATCCAATATAAGAGATCAAAGTTGGTTTGACGAGTATTTGCAGGGGTTAGATTTTACTTTCCCTACAGGCCAAAATGGGACGTATTTACCAACTGATTTAGAACAGAAGATAGAAGAAAATATAAATTTGGATGATGAAACTGGATTTTTGTTTGATCTTAGTGAAGTTACTAATTCTTTATTGTTTGACAGGGAGAAAGTCCCTTACTATAGACCTTTTGCTAATGCTATAAGGCTTATGTTATCTTATAATGCGGAGAGTAACACTTCAGGGGTGGGAGTTATTAACCTGGATCTGTTGAAGACGTTGGACGACCAATATCATAATTTAGCCCTTTATGATTTATCTTTGGCTACTTTTGCTCATGCTAATGCCCAACCTTCTAAATCTTTTTCTTGTGAAGAAGAATATACCATATTGCCAGAACATTATTTCTCAGCAAGTTATGAGCCTAATGTTAGTGATGGGACAAAGGTATGGTACGATAGAGATTTTTTATTGAATGACGTGCTGGGATGGAAACCGAGTGGTAGTAGCATAGAAAGCTATTGGAAAGTAGAAACTCCTTATTTTTGTGGCAACTTTACTAGATCTACTAGGATTTATATAGAAGATATAGGAGGGACATCTATAGATAATTATAGTAAGATTTATGTCGATACTGATCCATATATCCCCCATAATATTTCTTTGGATCGTAGTGATTTTAGAAATGCTGCCGTTGTCGTATCCCGTGATGAGAATATGCATTTTGGGTTGTCGTATGATTTTCTTACAGACTCTTATTTTGAATCTTATTATTCTGATTTAGAACTAGACACGACGAAAAACCATACCCGTGAATCGTATGACCATAGCAAAGATTTAATTATGGGGCAGAATAGTATTCTGGGAGATGCTCCTAGTTATAGTAATGGGATCCCTATAACAGATGATATAATCAGAATATGTCATGATGGGTTAGGAGAGAAGTTCTGGTTCAACCGAATATTATATGTACCAGAACAAGAGGCTGGGTTTAAATTAGATTTTAATGATACTCCTCCTAAGATTACTTTGCCGCGAGATTGGTTTATTAAGGAAATGTATATAGAATATACGTTAGATGGTGGTGCTTCTCTTACAGAACTGGATAGGCAAATATCATTTTATTTTGAAGCTACAGATAGCTCTATTAGTAATATTAGAGTGTCTAATTCGGATAAGGATGTAAAAACTAATAAATATTCTGCTAAGATATTTTTTAATTATTATTATGGCGGTCCAGTGCAGTTTTTAGGTGATTTCTGGAAAAAGGCTAATATAACATATATAAGTGGCAGATTTACTAGTCCTAGTAATCCTGATAGTGATGTGAGTTTAAATCTATTAGAATACAAACTTGATTCTGGCCAAAGTGCAGTTGTTTATGATCTTATGCAAAGGTTGATGGTATTTTATGCTAATAGTGAAACAGGGAATTTAGATGCAGCGGTCTCTGGGGATAATGGAGAGACATGGATTACCTATCCTAATATGATTAGATTAATATCGGGAGAAACAGCGACTTTACCTTTTATTATTAAGGATGCTCCTGGATCTCTAGGTAGTCATTATGTTCATTTATATTATGTTTTGAATGATCAATATTTGATGTATAAAAGAATTAATACTGACTCTTTTGTTCTTGACGATGCTTTTCAGGAACAGAAAGCCCCTACAACCTACGAAGATGGGGATTATAACCAAAGTTTAGAGGATCCGGAGAAGGAATATTGGGGGGTTTTATCAGATCCAGGCAATTTACAAAGAAGAGAGGCAAGTTTTTTTGTTGTGGGGGACAGTGAAACAACATATTTTCAGAAGCAGATGGAGATTAACTCTGATCTGGCCGTGTCTAATGCAGTCATAACGGACAATAATAAGAAGCAATATCCTAGATTTGTATATTCTGGGGATATAAATAATCTTAATGATAAATTCGATGGAGAGCCTTATACTATTTTTATGGATAAGCAGGGAGTTATGCGTTTATTTTTAACACATAACGGGCAGATGTCGATTAAAAGAAGTAATGATTTACTTAGTTGGTCTTATGATATAGAAGGTGTAAGCATCCATAAGAATTATCGGGACGATGATTTAAATAAAGGAGCTACCTTTGAAATACATAATATACAATTAGTAAGAAACCCCTATAATAAAGAAGAGATTTCTCTTTTATATATATATAATGGGATGTTATTTATCAGGCATTTTAGTGCTAAGAGATTGCTTCCTTCTTACGATGCAGATGGAAATCCCCAGACTGAGAATGTAAGAGAATATTTAGAGCTAGATGAGAACACTACTAATAGGCCGATATTTTTAGTGGGGAATATGCCACAAAGCATAAGAGATTTGAGAATATCTGAAATACAGCAAGGCATTGATACTTTTTCCCCCAATTCTGCTTTACTTTTTATTATCCCATATAGGGCCGATGAAATAGCAGGATTTGATGAAAATTTTGCAATAGATGAGAATACTCAGGTTTATTCTTATGTTATGAGGACAGGTGTGGCAAGAGTATTTTATAAGGATAGTTTGGGGTTTTTGAATAGTTTGATAATTTTTGCTCCGGGGTCATCGATCCCCGAAGTATGGCTAAAAGTGAAAGAGTCTTAATAATATGACATCAGCTAGAGATGTTTATAGTAGAACATATGATACTCCCGATTTGTATCGGGAGGACATACGAGAAGTAGTTGCCCGATGGAATGATCCTACACATAATTTGTTTAGGGGTAATCCTGATGCGACATGTCAGGGGCAGACAGCGGCTATTAATGCTGGTATTGTGGAATTAAGATGTTTTATTAATAACACTTGCCCGTTCTTTTTTAGCAATTATCAGGAAGAAACTGTTATTTTTAATGATAGAACTTTAGCCCGTATTATGACGGATTTCCCCGATGAGGCTAAAACTGCGTTGACTACTACTAGTGGAGTGGAGGGGTTGTTTTTTGGGCCTAAGTATGTGTATAGAAATAATTATATTTATCAGCTTAAACCAGAAATAATACGGAATGGTTTTAATGTTGGTTCAGATGTGTTGCAAAGTAATACTAGTAGTAATATTTTAGGTTCTTCTTTTAGTAGATACTATGATGAAGTTATACAACTAGGCCACACCACTGCTACGGTAGGTGCTGATCATACTAGATATAGGGATGAACAATCATGGGTTGTAGAGCCTAGTGTATTTGATGGGTATTGTGATTTGTCGGGGGTCCCAGAATGCGATGATAAAGTGACATGGACTTATAATGATCATCCTGTATCGGAATCTGACGTAACAGAGGAAGATTTGCAGCTAGATTATGATGGGCAGTATTATATAGATTATAAAAATGGGGATACAAATAAGATTCAGTCCAAACATGTTCAAGTGCCAATTCAGAGGAGAGCATATTCTGATGATGGGCAGAGCGTTCATTGGAGACTGAAGAAAAAGACTCCTCTTTTCAAAGGAGAAGACTTTTTTATTAGATTTTTCAGAGGGGCGGAGGCTACTACAGTGAGTCTAAATGAGGGAGCCACTACTCCTGAGTTTTCTACTCCTGATTGGGGATATAAAGCATTAGACATTCACAACACTAATGAAGTTGTTTATGGTTATGATTCTAGTGGCTCCCCAAAGAGCCTTCCTATTAATTTCGCTGTTCGATCTCCTTCTAAGACAACATCTGGAGAAGGAGATCAGGATAGTTCGCCATCGGAATCAGAAACTTTTAACTTTTATACGCAAGCATATTATATCGTTGAGTTGGGATATCAGGATCCTAGTGAAAGATATTTTATCATAATTTGTCAGAGAAGTGATCCTATTTTTGTTAATATACAAAATGGCATTTCTAAAACGCTTTCTGTTTATGGCGGTGAAGGGTCTGTCAGTGGGAATAGTTTAATTAATGCCAAAGATTTCACGATGACAGTAAGAAATCATTTAGGAAAAATAGTTGTTTATTTTAACGTAGATGGGGAAGATAAGACTCCATGGATTATTAAAAGAAGAGATTGGACGTTAGAATGGGATGATACGGCTGATGAGCCAGTTATAGAAGATAAATTTAGAAAGATGTTTGTCCCTGAAGGACGTATGTGTATTTGGGGGGGGAATGTATTATGCGGATTTAATTTTGGTCCTTTACAATATCATTCTCATGCTGTATCTTTTCTTTACCCTCCTGGAGGGGCATTGACTTACTTGGGCGGTTATGATGCTTTTTCCAATGCTAGTCCAATTGCTCTTAACTCGACTACGATGAAAGGAGCTTTTAAGACTAATCCATTCTTTTTGCCTTTTGGGGCCGATCATCATATTCTTTTGTCGTCATCAGATATTTATATTGAGGATTTGACTTCTGATGTTGTTTTTGTCCCTGGAGAGGCGTTAATTAAGCAACCTTTGTTTACACAAGATGCTCAGTTTTATAGGGATTATCATGAAGTTAACGGGGCTACTTGGAGAACTCCTTTTAGATATGGAGGTTTTTTCTACGGAGAGACTTTGAAGGGATTCCCTGATTATAGTCCCGTAACTTATGCTCGTAAGTCTGCTTTAAGTGTGAAAAAGTATAAGTATCTTAACCATGAAAAAACAAGAAAACAAGCATTTGATTTAGTTATAGGGATGGAGACAGGGGACCATATTTTTACGGGGAGATCCGGAAGAGGTCTTTCTAGTAGTGTAGCAAGTGAGTTTAATGAGAAGCTTCAATATGGAGAGGCCGATAATAGATGGATTACTTTAGATGATAGCGAATGGTTAGTGGCACGTTGTAAAACTCCTATTCTAACTTCTTTAAGGTTAATTGCTGAACCTAGCCCTATAACTAGATGGCCGGACGGTTCTAGTATAGATCTTGGAGTGGCTTCTACTCCTTTCCATGGAATGAGTCCTTATTTCTTAGATGCTACAGATAATGTGTTGAGTTATGGGGATAGTTGGGGTGCTAGTAGTTGGTATGAGATGGAGCATACTGGTAATATTAATTTCCTAATTCATAATCAAATGAATGTGGAGAATAATGTTTCTGCTGCTTTGTTGTCTATGCAAAATAAAAGTTTTTATATAGAAGTATGGGCTGGTTATAGACCTTGTAGTTACACTAATGTTGTTGGCTTTTATAAGTTATTTACAGGATTATGCCATGGAGGGAAAGTTAATTATCAATACGGTAAAACTATAATGTCTTGTAAATTAGAAGATTATACTACAGTTCTGAAGAGTATGAGATTTTTTAATTCTCCATGGTTTGATGGGCTGAAAGATATTAATGCTATTAATGAAATTGTGGAGATGGCCGGGTTTAGAAATAAAGGCAAATATGATCCTGGCCGTTTAATTAAGAACTTATCTGACGCTGCTAGTAGACGCTTACCCCAAACCTTATTCCCTCATTTTGATGGACGTTCTTTCTTAATGGAACCATATGCTTTGCCAAGTGGGTATAGCAGGCTAGAGCAACCGGGATTCAAATTCACTGATGGTGAGCCTTTAATTGATGCGATTAATAAGATTTGTCAGAGATCTGGTAAGGTGTTCTATTTTGATCAGTTTGGTATAGCACATTATGAGGATTTGCAAGATAGAATAGAAAAAGATTATTTGGGCAAAATTAAAGTTGCTCCTATTTATGCTTTCACTACCAACCCAGATTATTATACAGGCCAGTTAGTTTTTAATGAGGTGGAGAGGGGTTATGAAGTTGAGGGCATTACTAACCATATTAAAATTCTAAGTAACACTCCTGATTTTCATCTTTTAATACAGGATGATTTAAATTGGAGTTCTATGGATAATCCTGCCGCAGAGGGTTTTTTGGGTTATTTGAAAACATTTTATCAGCAAGAAGGTATGTTTGGATCAATAGAAGCTGTTAAGGCAGCAATAAGAAAATATAGAGTAATGTGGCGTCCCAAAGTTAATTTGACTTTTGAAACTTATGGGATCCCATTAAGAGCTAACGATATTGTTTCGTTAGATGGTGAGATAGTAAGAGTAATGAATGTTAGTCATAGTATTGACGCTGAGAAACAAGAATGGTGGATGGAAGTAGAATGTATGAGATACCAAGCTGTTCAGTAAGGAGTAAATTATGAAGCATACAGGAAGACATATAGGTGCGAACCTGATAGATAATTCTTTCAGGAAGATGTTTAATACAAATAGGGATTATATTTATCAGGAGATATTTAGACATGGGAGTGTGGAAGCCCGTTCTCCTGAATATAGGAGAAATGGCAATATGGATTTCCATGGTTTGCAACTTACTAATTTCTCATCTGATTCTGATTTCGCAGGCTTCGGAACTTCTACTGCTTCTACTACTGTAGGGAGATAAGTAATGGGAACAACCAGATATTATGGCCTAGCCTTTTTTGATTTTAGTGATCAGTTAGATACTTCGCTAAATATCCAAAAAGAAATAGATCGTTTTGTTGTTATAGATAAACAGTTGTATGGAATGTACAAAGTGTTTGGCAATGGAGTTATTGAGGGATGGAATGTTTTAGATGCTGGGTTCCGGGATGGGGAAGGTATCACTGTCTCTATCTCCGAAGGTATTGGTATTATTAAATATTTGGCGGCAGAAACTAACCTGCCAGGAACTCTTACAGGACTGCCTCCTAATAGTTTAATAGATATATATGTTACTTTAACAGGAACTACTTTATTAGATCGGGTTGTTGATTTTACTGCTTCTACTAGTGATATTTCTGTAGAGTTCGCTATTAGGATCGCACAGGTGGCTACAGGGGCCAATAGCATCCTTTATATAGATAATACGGTGAGGGATTTAATTGGTTTTGACGAGATTATACAAGACGCAATAGATGAGCATAGACACAGAGGGACTCCATCAAAAATTGATTTAGAGGGTGAAGTAAAAAATCAGCTACCTGGAGCCAGAGTTGCCGATATTGATGCTTCTAAAATTACTAGTGGGACGTTTGGTATTGATAGGATCCCGTTAATTGATCATAATAATTTAGAAAACAATGGGTTGCTTACTCATGCTGCGTTAGACTCTTTTGTTAAGACACTTTCTCAGAATAATAGAGAATTGTTGGGAGAGATATCTAGCACCAATTTGCTTAAGACTATTATATTCCTAAAATATCTTTATTCTAATGTGGACGAACAATTTGTCAATGAGTTGGCGATAATACCTGGAATCTCTCCGGATAGCTTTATTGATTTTGATGCTAGTACTGCCAATATTAGTTTGACGGACCAGTGCATAAGCGGGATCCCTGCTCAAACAGGGTTATTTACATCGGTTTATTGGAATAACACTTTTTCTTTCAACAATTATTATAGTGAAAGTAATACCGTTATAGCTGATGATACAGTATCGTTGGAGAGGTCTGGCCAAAATATAGAAGTAGTAATGGATTTCAGTGATGGTCAGATTGGATTCGAGCCAGAGTTAATTGTAGTGAATGATGCTATGCAAGCGGTAGTGAGAGTGGAAGATGGTAATTTCTTAGGTAGGATGGGTGGTGGCGGCACTCTTAACTATTTCTACAGAAGAAATTTTGCACAGGGTAAAAACTGGGATGGAACATATGATGAATTGGTTATAAAAGTAAAAACCAATGAACAGTTACATAGCCCTGTATATATGTATGTAGTGAATGGCTCTAATATTGATACTAGTGATCCTAATTCGTATGGGACTGTTGAGGACAGTAATATAGCAGGGACAAAAAAACCCGCTACTTCTTGGATTATATTACAACAAAATGAGTTTATGGGAGATCTTACGGAGAAAGTGTTTGATATATCTAATCTGGGTTTGACTGATGTTACTCAAATTACTATTTATACTACAGATGATTTTACTTTTGATATTGATGATATATATGTGAGAAGAACTAATTTGATAGCTGATAGTGGAACTATTAGGTATAGATATCAAACAGAAGCAGATGTAGTTTTTCATTCTGTATTCTATGATGCTACTTCCCCTGATGATACAGGGATTGCTATTAGAGTTAAATCTGCTAGTTCTACTAGTTTATTATCTAGAGCAGCTTATTCTTTGCCGTTGGTGTCTGGGGATGTTATAGCCTTTTCTGGCACAGCAGTAGAAATAGAAGTTCTTATGACTACTAATACTGAGAAGACGTTATCTCCTGCTCTGACCAACCTGGAATTAAGAATGCTTGTGGACTCTAGTTTCACAGGGTTTACTATTGATACGGATACTGAATGGATTAGAGGGACATTAAATAATATAGAGACGGAATCTGCTTCTGAGGTGGGATATGATAATATAGTTATTTCCACTCCGATTAATGTAGGTGGAAGGTATTTTGCCAAAAGTAGTTCAGTGAGTGAGATTAATGATGCGAATATAGGTGTTTTTGGATTTAGCGGTAATTTAATGCCTATTGCTCCTAATCAGGCCAGGAATTGGACTATTTCTTCTTCACGGGGATTTGATAAGGTCTCTTCAGTCGTGAGGAAGTATGACAAAAACTATTTGATTGCCGACATGAACAATAATAGAGTGTTGGAGGTTGATAGTGGAGGTAATTTTATTAAGGGATTAGGATCCACATATTCTATTGACACTAATTTCTATCCTTTGTCGGCGGTGTACAATGCTACTACCCAAATGTTAACTCTTGTTTTCACTAAAGCAGCGATTGTAAGTGATATTACTAAAATAGCTTTTTATATTGGATCATCTAAATTGTCTTTGACTACTGACGATACTATCCAGACTCAGGACAAGGCAGGTAGAAAAGTTTTGGAGATTTTACTAGACGATGATACTGCTGTTCAATTAGTAGGTGTTACTACTGATTTATCGGTGAATTTCGATAATGGGGCATTTACTGAGACGCTTAATGTGAGTGCGGGTATGACGGCGGAGGGGAATAGTATATTCAGCACGTTAAGAGGCCTAACTTGTTTCATAGGTGATTTCACCTTTGTTGATAATATCCGTCATCCTGTTTTTGTAGGGGAAACTAGTCAGGATAATTGGGTTGTGGCTAATTCGTCTATATTTTTTGGGGGAGTAGCGACTGGGGAAGAAGAGACTACTGTTCCTGATATAGTGGAGATTGATCCAGATGATGTCAGTAATACAACTGATAAACTTATTTCGACGGATATAAAGTTTTCTGATTATTCATTAGGTGGTATTTATGAGTACGAGGATAATAGATTTTTAGTAAGTGGTATTGCGTCTTCTAACACTACACTTTCAGGTATCTCTGGGGAAGATTTATTGAGTGCATATGCAGATAGAGTCGATAGTGAAGGGAACTCTATCCCTGTTCCTGATAATGTGGTATTTAGAGCGGCAGCGATTGATGACTTGGCTAGTTATGCTGGTAGAGTGATGGTCTTAGACAGGGTAAATAATAGGAGTCAAGTGTTTTATACTTCTCCTGATGGGTTATATCCTTCGGATGTAGACGAGTATGCTAATGGGGATATTTTAGTGCCGGAGTCTAGTTTTGCAGACACTTCTGGCAGATTGGTTAAGTTGGATAGTTTTGGTAATGTTACCTGGAATTATGGAGCTGGAACTTTCAACATAATTAATGATGCTAAGGTGCTAAGTGACGATAAAGTTATTGTGAGCGTATAAACAATAACAGAAGTAGTATATGAACAAAATAAAACTTAATTACGCAGCATTTATGAATCAAAGTGGGTATTCCCAGGCCGCACAAAATTATATTTTGGCACTGGATAAGAGTGATAAATATGATATAAAATTAAGAATTTTTGGGGATAGGCCATCTAAACCCGCTATAAGCGACAAAAAGTATGAACTTTTCATGAGCATGGTGAATAAGGATGATGATCCAGAAAGAATTTTAATATATCATTGTATTCCATATATACAGAAAAGAATAAAAGCGAAGGGGAGGAATATAGGATTTGCTACTTTTGAGACGTTCAACCCTCCGGAAAAATGGATAGAAATCCTTAATTCTAATGATGCTATTATAGCTCCCTCTAAGTTTAATTATAAGATTTTCTCTCATATGAAGATAAGAAAACCTATATTCTATTTACCCCATTGCATTGATATTAATGTGTATAATGCGGAAGTACAACCATTGAATAGTTACGATAGGTTTACGTTTTTGTTTATGGGTATTTGGAGGAAGAGGAAGGGATATAGGCAGTTGTTAGAGGCGTGGTTCAGAGAATTCACGGAGCAAGATCCAGTGCAACTGCTGATTAAGACAGATAAACCCAAACAAGCTCAGGGATATATTGACAAACTTAGGAAGGAAATGGGAATTAACAAAGGATTTGCCCCTATTTTAATAGAAGATAAAATATTCGATGAAGAGACTTTGCCAAAGTTTATGAAGTCAGTGGATTGTTTGGTGTCTCCTACTATGGGAGAGGGATTTGGAGTGCCAGGGCTACAGTGTATGGCAATGGAAGTTCCCGTAATTATAACTAATTTTTCTGGCTGTCAGGATTATGCCAATGAAGAAACAGCAAATCTTCTAGAGCCAAATGGCTTTACTTTACAAAGCGATATGGATGGCATCCCTCAGTTCAGGAGTAAAAAATGGGCGTTTGTAGAGGTTAAGCAGATACAAAAGGTAATGAGACGAGTATTGAGTCATCCTATGGAAGTAAAAACGAAGGCAAGAAAGGCATATACTTATGCCAGAGATAATTTTAATTATAATAGAATAGAAAATTTATTTTCTGAAATGGTAGAAGAGTTGTATGGCTAAGTTAATATTAAATCCTCAGTTTGGAACTATCAAAGATGCCAAATCTTTGAAATTCGAAGTGGATGGGCTTTCTCAAGGTAAATACAGCGTTAGAATAGAGAATGCCACTCATTCTGTGGATGGTGATGTAGATGGGTTTGAGGGGGTAGGAGGGGTAGTGAATCTTAACATCCCTGAGGAGGCATCTCATTCTGCTATTTCTGTTTTTGCTCATATTCAGCAGAGGCAGGATGATGGCATATATAAAACTATTGAGATCTGCCCTACTATTTTTAATGTTAAGGAAAAAGTTGGTAAAAAGTTTCCAGGTGATTTTAATATCAATCCTGTTTTTGCCAGCCCCAAAGATGTGTGTTCTATAAAAATTCAATCTTCTTCTAATAGTAAGAGTATATTTTCTATTAATGATAAGAGATTCCCTGTGTTTACTGATGATAATGGGAATGGTTCTATCCATTTTAAGGGGAATGATATCCTGGATAAGGATATAGGTTCGGTCCAAAAGTTTCCAGTTTATTTCTATACATCAGATGATAATTATGTAAGAAAGAATTTTTCCGGCTCGTCTCTGAGCATTCTACCTGAAGAAATCGCTATTCATCAAGAGGTTGATCCTAGATGTTTAGAGGCAGATTACTCTCCCGGATCTTGGACTATTCCTAATGAATGTTTAGAACAACCTGAGGTCACTATAGTAGTTCCTATTGCTCCGTATATTGATCCGTTAGGTATTCCTACTTCTTGTAAAGAGGGGAATATTACTATGGATGAAGTATGCCGTGTTTATAGTTCTTCAGCCACAATGTTACCTAATGGGGTTGTAATACATGCCTATACTAATTCTGATGTAGATGACGCTAATGATACTGATGCTGAGGGATACAATAAGAATAAAGTATTTATCTCTAAGAATGAGAGCACATTGGATGTCCAGGCGATAACTAGAAGAGATGTTTCTATCGCCCCTAAAGAAAGAACTGAGAATTTTGAGATATATGTAGACCAAGATGTATATGAGGCGTTAGAAGGAGTGGCCGACATCTCTGCAAATGATATATTTGTAATTCTGTATAACTCAACTATCGGATACCAACCAATAGAAATTATTGGAAGGGAGATGGACGACTATTTAGGTGACTACAAGTTAATTGGAGATGTAGGGGATACAAATGTTAAGATAGATACTTGGCTATTTTGTGTGAATGCTGTGTTTTATCATGCTAATGAGGCTCCTAATATCGCATTTACCGCTACCGATACTGATACTATATCTTTGCCGCATATTTTCAACCCCTCTGATAGCACTGAGATATTGCAGGTCTTGAATGTGTCAGTTACAGCTAATTCTAATTATGTTCGCAGATATGAGCCGGTTTATATTTATGTGGTGGCGGAAGTGTATCTGGGTGGCACGAATCAACTTTTTATGTATAATTTTAAATTAGATAAAAATACATATTTTGATAGCTCTGATACCTCAAAAGCATATGGATGGGTGCAATTAACATCGGTTGGGAATAATAAAAATCCTAAAATTAATATTGACTATGATGACACTTTACATGTGTTATGGGAAAGTGATCGAAGCAATTCTAATCAGATATACTATGGAGTTTTAGGCAGCAATTATTTATCGTTAGGAAATACTACATTTTCATCTATGTTAGATAAAAATTCTGAGTCTTTAGAGCAGGAAAATAGATCGTTTACTGGTATATCTGCATCTTTATTAAGTAGGGTTATAGGAAGTGAATATGCTCCTATCCCAGAATATGATACAGAAAGTTTAATTCCTGGATGGATGCTTCTGCAAAATGGTGGTGGGACGATATTGGAGACTGTAGGGAGTAAATATTTAGATGATCTATCTTTAACTGTTACTCCAGTTTCTCAGGGTGCTATAGCATTTGCTCAGTTGCAGATTGTTGCAAATGAGGATAATCAGCCAGAGAGTATGCCTGTGCCTTATCAGCAGTTTAATTATCAAATTGCTTTTAATATGGATGTAACGATTACTCAATCTAGTGATTTGATGATAGCATGGGATGGGACTGTTTTAGATAGTAAAGAGATAGATAATTTGTATAAAGAGTGGGAAATGGAGTATATAAGGGAGGTAAATGCGGAACTATCCAATACTCCTGTTTATGTTAAAGATTTTAATAGATTTATCATAGGGAGAGATGATAGCATATATGATAAAATCATTCCGTTTGTAGGTGCTTATAATGGTAACAATCCTTCTATGGGTGATTTTCAGATCAACATATTGAAGAATGATAATAATCTGAAAGATTTTACTTTTGGGCTAATGTTAGAAAAAACATATTTTAAGGCCACTAATATTCAGAGTGCTTTGGAATTTGCTGCAATTAATCCGGGGACTGGCAAGACATATGTTGCTGAAGAAGTGCATACTTTATATACGGGTAGGGCTAAATTAGTGGCGTTAGTTAAGACTGAAGACGTAAGCGATGACAGGTCTAATTATAAAGTAATCAAAGAGTTTCCAGAAGCTTTTAATATCACTATCCCTTCTAGTTATAAATTTGTAGTCACTTATACTAGTATTGATTCTGGAGAAGTAAGGAATTTGTTGGGAAAAGAAGAAGGAGATTATCCTGGCCGATTTTTGGGAATGGTAACTTTACTAATAGGTGGAATAGAGAAATTTTCTACTTCATTTATATCTAATCTTACTAATGACTATAACTATTTTGACATAGGTTTGGGAGTTCCGTCTGGGGGGTATTATACTGCTGATAATATGATTCCTAGTGCAGTATCTCTCTATGATGATGTGTCTGTGAATATCCAATATAGTGATGTGACTATTACATCTCCTGAATACACTTACAATAGTGATATTTTAATGCTTCCTGATATAACTAAAGATATGACTAAGTTGAGGGTGGCATCTGAAAGTGATATTTCTGATCCTTCATGGATGTTCCCGACTTCTGAAATAGACCCTTTGTTGAGTTTAGAATATAGAGCAGCCGCCAGAATATTATATACGCATAGTGATGGAGAAGAGTCAGGTTCCGGAAGAAGTTATGCTTATGATGTTAGTGATATAGATTTATTGACTGTAGACTTTGCTACTAAAAGTAGTACTGGGAAAATTACGATAGAGGATGCGGGAGGGGCATCTCTATATGATACGGGTTTTATCACTACTGGGACGGAAGAGGCAGTTTGTACTATTCTAGGAGGAGTTCATAACTGTATGTCATTTGATTTGGATGTGAGCCAATATGATAATATAACTTTCACAGTGACAATGGCTAATTTTACTTCATCTTGGTATTTTGGGATAGAATTTAAAAAAGTGTATGCTACGACCAATTTTTTACAAATTCCTATTACTTTAGAAGGCATTAATCAATCTTTGGATGTGTCAAGGGGCATATGTAACGATGTGCATGTAGCGTGGCAATCTAATCAAAATAAATATTGGAACATTTATAACACTAGTTCAGAAGATAAGTTGAGACCGTTTAGGTTTGATACTAGGATTACTAATACTGATAGTAATAGTATTGTGCCTGCTATTTCGGTTTGTAGGAATGGAGCTAGGATGATCGTATGGCATGACAATAAAAATGGGGATTTTGATATATATGCGGCCAGATCCTTAGAAGGTTATACGTGTAACGAATCTAAATGTGCGACTAGGGAGTTGGCGAAGTATAATGAGCAAGTAACAGAAAGTACGTTATTGTTTAACCATACTGCTGCTACTGCGGGTACCCACGATTTTGCTATTTGGTTTTATACTGACAATGGTTTGTCAGATTGGTATAAAACTATTGCAATGTCAGATGGTGTCGAAGGATGGACTGTTAATGGGGTGGCTTTAGCAGATATCGTGGTATACGATGGGACAGATATAGTAGGCATATTGCTAAGTTCGGGAGAAGAAGTAATAGTGGAATATACTCCAGATAAAAATGATGGTATTTTCGATAGAGTTTTATATGTTACGTTAGTGGCAACGGTTAGTTAGGATCAGGTATGGCGTTTAATGCAAGAATAACACATAGAGTTCAGGAGGGGAGGGGATATATCCAATATAGGTCTGGTAGTTTGGGTCACCACGTTGGGCCTGATGAGACCAGACAATCTATGACTATCAGTTTCAGTCCTAGCTATGATAACCGTTTCTATGATGCAACTCCTGCTACAGGATGGGTAGTCTCTGGATGGCAGGAAGTGCCTGAGGCTGGTTCTGATAGTATAGGGTTTGATTCTGGAGGAGACATTAGTAGTAGGAGATGGACTTGGCAGCCTCAGAATGCAACTAGTAATATTAATACTACTCTTTATGTGTCGTTTTCTCACCCTGATGTTAATCTGACTTTAAGTGTAACTGGGTCAGTGGGAGGTTCTATTAGAACAGTTACTCCTATTCCAGGTGCGATTATTACTACTTCTGGCACAACATCTATAGTGCTGGATGATGTGGGGAATGCTAGAGTAAGAGCAGTTCCAGATCCTAAATATGCTGTTGCTGGGTGGACTCTAGATGGAGTGGATCAGGGAAGTACAGATGAATATTTAGAGTTTAATCTTACTGAAGGATCTAATACTATAAGTAGGTCTGTAGCAGTGCAGTTTGTTGAATTGCCTTGTATCCTAAATGACTTAGTAGTGGATATTAAAGGAAAAGGTTCAGTTTCTCCTCCGTCTGGGGGGTATTGCGACTATTCTACTTTAGCGTTAAGCCCAGTTCCGGCCAGTGGGTACTTTTTCAAGCAATGGGAATACGATGATGGTGATCTTACAGAAAATGATTTATTATTATTAGTCCCAATGGGGGTGAATAGGTCAGTGACGGCCGTTTTTGAGCCTGTTCCTACCGTGGCAGGGGAAGTTATCCCAACAGCGTTTTTATTTTATTCTCCTTCAGAAGATTATAAGGTTAATGTGGTTTCGATAAGTACGGAAGGCCTTCTACCGGAAGGTACTTTTCATTTTAGGGTGAATGTATATTCGGACGTTGCTAAACAAAATTTAATCTATTCATCTTTTTCTCTTACAGGAATTAAGCGATGGTATTATGATGACGGAGAAATTTTAGCGATGCCTGATGGTGGGCTTTATTTGAGTGATGGTCAGGGAGTTAATATTCTGTATGATCCTGAAGTGTTGCCTTTTAATATGATAGAGACGCAGAAGGAACATGTGATTAACAGCACTGAGACACAACTTACTTGTGGCTCCTCTTATTACGTGGATGTAGAGGCATATAAACCTGGCAATAATAAGACTTTTTCTATGGGGACAGTTTTGTTATTTATTAGTTGTGAAGATGTAGGAAACTGGGAGAGATCTTATAATGGGGATAAAAATAATTGGATTTGCAGCGGTCAGGGTCAGTCTGATTTAAAAGTGGCTGATGGCAATAATCAGTCACTATTTGCAGATATAGATTCTAATATTTTTGGGTTATTCCAGTTAGTGTGGCAAAGTAACAAAGGAACAGGGAATGCTATTTATGGGGCTGCTTGGGACTCTGTCCAGGATCTGTTATATTCTTCTGGTCAAGGGCTATATGATGAGCAGCAAATAAATATGGGTTATAGACCTATTGTTTTAGCGGATCCGGCTAGTAATTTTTATATTTCCTCTCATACTAGAGACAATATTAAATATAAGGCATGCCCTTTACCTGTAGGTAGTTCTGATCCTCCTGTTGAGACTGAGGACAGTATTTTTGAGAAGTTCTGTTATCCTGGTCAAACTACCCTTTTGTCATCTGCTTATGGAGATATCAATGTTAGAGTTTATAACGAAGATATTGATTCTTCTTTGATAGTTAATAAGGATAAGGTAGTCCCAGTTTTAACTAAACAAGAGATAAGGTTAGATATTAATGGTATAGATGGAGCATATGCTGTTAGGTTGAGAAATAGTGAGGATGCGGTATGGGGAGATTGGATAAATATAGATAATGACTTATATTATGAGGCAGGAGAAATCCCTACTACTCAAGATGTTTTATTTGATGCTTATCGGATAGACAATTCTAGATTCATTGCTCCATGGAGGATGGAAAGGATAAACGGTTTAAGAAGAATATGTTGTCAGATATTAACTCTATATGGTATTAGTAGGATATTCTGTCTAGATGTATTTTTGAATATGGACATAACTCAGTATACTTTTAAATTTTATGAAGATGATGCTTATGCCACTCCTATGCCTATATATAATGGTTCTTATATCCTGACTGAGAAAAAAGATGATGATGGGAACGTTGTTGGCGATGATGGGGATATGGTTACCGATGATGGCACTACAATTTATTTTAAGGTTGTGTTCAGCGAGGATCAAGTCTATGGGAATGTAGGCAGTGCTACGGCTTTGTTCTTTAATGTAATTCAGCAAGGAATAGATGATATATACAATTTGCCGTTGAGTAAGATCGATTCTCAAACTTATGGAGGGCAGTTCAAAGTTCATAAGCATGATGGTATTTTTAATAAAGATGGTAAAGGTTTTATACAAGTGGTATTCCCTGACTCAGCAGAGTCTACAGCGTGTTTATCGGATGTTATTGTGGGTGATTTGAGTAAGATATCTAATGCTGATAGTTTTAATCTTGTGCTTAATGCAGATGATGCTGGTCGTTACAAAGATCTTAATCCAGAGGAAGTTTATGAAGAATTTAGAACAAGTAAGATAGTTAAGACTTTAAGTGTTGGTTCGTTTAAACAGTATTATGACCAAGATGATGAGAATTTCCAATTCGGGAATCCACAGGTTTTTAGGGATAACTAATGGCTAATATTTTTGATATTTTATCTGATGCTCCTACTTTGGAATACCCAAATGGAGGAGAAGTTTTTGCAGATGGGATAATCACTATTCAATGGAGAGAACCTTCTGTAATTCGTGGCAATCACTTAGTATGGTACGAGATTTTTATAGCTGAATCTTATGATAATAGCAAAAAACTTGAATGGGTGCAGGTTGCTAATATCCCGTCTGGAAACAGTTCTTTTGTTTATAACATACATAAGAATATAAAAGGGAATAAATGTAGAGTAGGTATTCAGGCCGTTCTTCATACAGGTCAAAGAAGTGAGTTGTCGGTTTCAGCGGATAATTTTAGTATTATCAATAAAAAGTTACCTAATCCTGCGTTGTTAGAACCGTCTCCATCGGAAACATACTTCTCTTATATCCCGTTTGTTTTTGATCATGGAGCTATCCTGGGAAGATGTTCTCAGAGATCTTTTTATCAGATTTATTATAGCTCTGTGAGTCAGAATATAGATTGGACGTTAGTAAGAGGAGATATAATGGTTGGTTCAGATCCAATCAATATAGATGTGAGTAATTTTGCCACTGCTACCGATTATCTATTAAAAGTTGAATTAGTAGATGGCGATAACGTCTCTGAGCCGGTGTTTATTAATGATATTACTATTAATAATATTAACTATTTTTTGATAGATACTCTGCCTCCTAAAGGGCTAATCACGGTTCAGAATAATACAGAATATACAAAGGAGAGAGATTTAATAGTTAATCTGGAGGCATTTGATGCCACTACTGCTGTGCAAAATTACAGGATAGAACAAATGAATATTCGGCCTGCGGGGAATACGGTCGAGACAGGTTCTTATTCTGGGATGACTAATTTGGCTACATGGTATATTGTAGGGGAAACCGTTGGAGAAGAAGAATATGTAGATGGAGTCAAACTTATACAGGCAAAGTATAGAGACTATGCTGGTAATGTGGTGGCAGAGGGGGATGGAGAATATTTTAGGACATATAAGAGTAGGGATAACGAAGAGGTTACGGCATTTTTATATAACAATGGTGATTTGTGGATCGCTTTTGGAAGCCAAAATTTAAGTGTTGACAATCCACAGATATATAAGAACCAAACTCTCATTTCTACTTTAGATGGTGATGCCACTAGTTTAGTGATGTTTAATAACGTTTTATATATAGCTATTAAAGATGATGAGAATAAAGGTATATTACAAAGGTATTCGGGAGGGGTAGTTGAATCGGTTCGTGATAATGAAGAACAATACACTGATACAGAGGAGACAACGTTGAATGTGTTGTATAAAACTGATTCAGTTATTAATACGATGGAGGTTTTTGATAGTAAGTTATTTTTGGGTCTTCAGAATGGAGATCTATTGAGCTTTACTGGATCTGTCGTATCTACTGAAAATAGTTCTTATGAGGATAGGAGGAGTATCAATTATATTAGGACTGATGGGAACATGTTGTATATATTTTTTGAGAATACTACAGAAATAATGGTAATGACCAAAGATGCTAGTAGTAATTATACTTTTTCTACAATCGATACAGGAAGTTAAGATGGCCGATATTAAATTATATTTAACTAGTTTAGAGCCGAACATGAGCCAAACTATATATTCTCAATCTATAGGAGGACATCCTAGTAATTCTTTAGTTTATCCCGAAACCACTTTGGCAGCTACTATTGGTTTATACGATACCTCTTTAACTTTACATACTCCTGCTTCTGGTAATTGGACAGAGTGGATAGGAAAAGAATATATTAATATTGGAAATGAAATGATTAAAGTCTCTCCTATCGTTAATGGTTCTGTGACAGTGGTTGAGAGGGGTTATAATGGCATAGTTAATATGCATAAAGCAAGGGATATAGTGAGAGTATCTTCTGCTAAAGAATTATTCAATGATGTTACTGATAGTTATAAACAATATAGATGTATAACAGCCAAAAATGATTCTTCTTTGAATGATCCTTCGGCGGAAGCATCGGCTCATAATGTATCAGTTTATCTAAAACAAGATAGTAGGAATAGCGATTCTTCTATTAAAATAGCTTTAGAAAGGCCTTCGAGCCAGTATCTTTTACGTACTTCGACAAGTTGGACTTCTTCGAGTTTAGTGGATACTTCTTTAATTGGGGTATATGGAGATGACTATTTTAAGGATGCTTATTTAAGAATTCTTAGTGGAGCCGGGACGGGGCAGGGAAGATTAGTAAGTGATTATATTTCTGCAACAGGATCTTTTGTGTTAAGTAGTGCGTTTTCTTCGTCATACGATTATACCACTAATGTAGATTATGAAGTGTTACCTTCTCCTGCTCAACGGGTGTTAACGGGGACAGTATCCCCTGCTATTACATCTAATATGACAGATTTTTATTCTGCGACTGAAGCAAATCCTTTGTATTTGAGTTTATCAGGGGGAGCTAATGTTAGTATGACCGAGGATGATATATATAAGCAAGATTTGTTTTATATATGGATAGAAAGAACTTTGCAGAAGGGATCCGCATCGTTTGATGATAACGATGTTGTAATTAATATCAACTATAATACGAGTGTGTAATTATGTATTTAAATGCTTTTAAATTATTGCTAAAATTTGAAACTACTTCTCTATATGAGGAAGTTAGCCAAAGTTATATGGAAGTAGTGGGGACAGATGTGGACGCTCAGGTGCTATCTGGGGGGATTGGTTATGTTATGCAGAATGATCAATATCTTTACGGGGATGGTAATCTAGGAACAGGATTTTCACTATCCGTTAGCAATGCTTTTACGTTAGGTTTTTGGCTTTATCCAGTGAATCCTGGGCTGGCTACCAATGAAGTAAGTGGTGACGCGGAAGCAATTCAGATGCCGGTTTTAGATCTAATTGATGGAGTGGATTCTGTTATTAGGATAACTGAATCGACTACAGAAAGTGAAACTAATTTTCTAACAGTATCAATAGATGATAACACCTATATAGCATCTTCTGAGACTTATGCTCCTAGTTTGTGGCATCATTTTTGGATTAGTTATGATGGAAGTAATCTCTATATATATGTGGATGGCAAGTTACAGACATTACAAAGTATAAGTGGCTCTTTGCCTGCGTCAGTTAGTGGTTCTTTGATGGATCTATATATTAATCATAATTTAGATGGTTATGCTTATAATTTTGCAAAAAACTATGGGTATATAGATGATATATTTATCTTTAATCAAGCTATGACTGCTGACAGAGATATTCAGAGAGTTATCAATTATGGGATAGATTATGTGGCGGATAATACGTACACGGATGTTAATATCGATGGATATAATATATATTTCAATGATCCATCTACTATTACAGTCAGTTCTACTATAGATGATATGGGGTATACTTATCTAGGAAGAAATGATGGGAAAATATTACGAGGTTCCCCGTTATTATGGGAAAGTAGAAAAACATATTCTGAGAGCAAAGAGGCTGATTTGTTGACGGATATAACTACTAATCCTGATAATGATAATAATATATCGGGGGGATTCCTAAAGATTAAAAGCACTGTTATAAGGTTATAGGTATGGCGTTAGAACTTTCTTTACAATTAAATAATCAAACTATTGAAGATTATGGTACTCCTATTAGACTATCAAATCCCTATCCTGTTTTGAACTGGGATTTTAATCTTGTAGGAAGAGTTTCTATTGATGAGTATACTGGCATTGTGACTCAGCAGGGAGAATATGGTCAGCTAGGCTATCAAATAAGAATTTCTACTTCTAGCATAAACATTGGCACAGAACAGTTCGTGGGGAATAGGATACAAACAGGATTTGTTAATAGTCAGAATCGTTTTTGGTCTTATGCTGGAGTCCCTTTAGAAAGAGGAGTGATTTATTATGGTCAGATTCAGGTAGCAGATGAAGTTGGCAGACAGAGTGAATGGACTACATTCTCTTTTCAGTATAACCTGTTACCTTATGTTGTCAGCGTTCTGGTTTCTCCTGCTCAGCCGTCTGTTAGCACGGATTTGCAGTTGGGTTATAATTTTTATGACGATGACGGAGATGTTGAATCGGGCACAATTATTAGGTGGTTTAAGAATGGTGCTTATCAGAAGCAATTTGATAATTCTGTTTTGATTCAATCTGATTTTTTGCAGAATGATGATATATGGATGGCCGATGTTTACCCTTCTGATGGGTTGGAGTATGGAGTTAGGGTTTCCTCTCAGCAAGTGCAGGTAACTAGAACAGCGGTGACGGTATCAGGTGTGGCAGTTTTACCTGCTGATCCTAATGAGAATGATATTTTAAAAGCCGACTATTTGACTAGTGACGAATTAGAACAAGAGAATGTTTTAATTAGGTGGTTCCTGAATGATGGTTTATTATCTAATTTTAATAACGAGCAGTTTATTAGACCATCTATGTCTGCTGGAGATGTAGTTAGATTTGAAGTTAAACCTAACAGCGGGAGTGCTTACGTCTCGTCAGCAGAAGTAACGATAGCGTATAGTAATTTTGTAGTAACTGATATTACGGTAGATGGAAGAAAAGAGCCTTTGGATGTCTCATCTGTTACTCCATCGGTGAGGTGGAGATCGTTTATCCCATCTGGCAAAGAGATTAATTATGTGTCGATTAGGATAGGTACTTTCTATGGAGCATCTAATGTCTATTCAGCAGTATTCGATTTTAATAGGGAAACTTTTACGATCCCATCGAATTTATTAAGCAGAGGAAGAGATTATTATTTGTCAGTTGCGGCGAGTGACACTCAGACGTTTAGCAATTATGCTTCGACTCATTTTAGAGTTCGAGGTTCTAGATGGGAAGAGTTTTCTAGTAACTCTACTGGATGGACGATAGAGGCATCTTTTATTGTAAAGGGAGAGGGGACTACGTATAAAGATTATCATGTTCTAAGAATTAACGATGGAAGTAAATTTGCGGAAATACGAATTTATAACGGGAAAATATCTTTAATCTCTGGCAGCCAAGTAGATTATGCTGTGGCAACACAAGATCTGTTTCATGTGCTAACTGTGGTGGGCCAAAGTGATGATATCAAAGTTTATTTAAATAGAGAACTTATAATAGATGGAACAGGAGCCTTTACTCAAATTGCCACTACTCAGAGGCTAGAATTGGGTTCTCCGAATGATGCGGGATTTGAGGTTAACTATAAATATTTGTTCTATACTGTCTCAGGATATTATTTACCGGGAGTTTCTGGCGAATATAGTAATTTGCAATTCCACTCTTTGTTGCAATTTGCTGACAGCGAGATAGTTGCTTTAAATGACTATATAAATGGAAAGAAGGTTTTTGGAGTAAATCCTGACAATACTAATGATGGTAGTTCTATTTATGCTTTAGTGGCTGGTGGGTCGTATAAAAATAGCACTGTTAGTAGAACTTTCGCTCCTATCAATAGGATTAATAAGTCTCCTGATGATAAATTAGTAGTTTGCTCTCACACTAAGGGAGCTACTGTTATAACTGGCTATTTGATTGGTTCTTTTGATGAAGAGTTGGTTTTTGTTAGCGATGCTGGGGTAGTTGATGATACTTTGCCAGATGGCAACGGATGGAAACTAGTTCAGGATATAGGGTTTGATGCGGGATATTATGATAGTGACGGTTTCAATATAAATACTGTAAATGACAATTTATAATTTTGGTAAATAAGAAAAATGGCAACTAATAAATTTGGATTAGGCGAATACGAATCACTAAGATCGGGTAGTTGGTACTATACTCATAACAAACCAGGAACAAAATGGTTTGATGAGGTGGACAACGCTAAGGGGTGGACGGTAGATTTTAATTTGCAGGTAGTAGGTATAGAGAATAGTGACTGGATCCTTAGTACTGACCCAACTAAAGGAGTTGGTATATATGTTAATGACGGAGATAGAAGAGAAGTTATAAACTTCTTTACCCAGGAAATAATTTTTGCTAATGCTGATAAATCAGTTGTTTATGATACAACGGCAGAAACCGATTATCGTTTGATTGGCCAGAAAGATAGTCTTAATTTATATGCTAAAGCTTTAGGTAGTGCTTCTTATACGAATATAGCTCAAATTAATTTTGCTGCTAGTGCTTTAAAAAATGGGAATGCCTTAAAACCGTCTGTTTTTGAGGACTCTGACGGTGATTTGCATGCTGTATGGTGGGATGATGGGAACGGTGCAGGATTCGTTTATTACTCTAAATATAGCGAGGAGAAGTGGTCGGATCCAGAGGAAGTGATAACCTCAGATAATGGAGTGCAATTCCCAGATATAGGGGTGGATGGCGATGGGCTTGTCTACGTCGTGTTTGAGGAGAAGAAGACTGAAGGCAGTATAGTAGGTCTAGTTTATAGAAATAATATAGGATGGAGCACTCCCTATTATACAGGAGTCGGAATTGGAGAATGTAAATATCCTAAGTTAATTTTTGATAGTAGTTATAACGTCGCAGTGGTTTGGGAAGATAGCCGTAGAACGCATCCTTCTGTATATATTGATATATTTTTGAAGGATGGAGTCTCATGGAGAGGGGAAGTGAGATTGTCGAATAATGATTACGGGTCTTATAGACCATCTATATCTTCTTATATGGATAACATATATGTATCTTGGACTAAAAAGGATGATGACACTAACACTTCAACTATCGAAGTTATTAGGTATTATGCCGTTACTGGTGATACGTCGAGTTCTATAATAGTGTCGTCTGTTGGCGGCCAGGCAGATCACTCTAATTTATTAGCCAATGTATCGGGGAACTTGTTTGCAGCGTGGCATAGTAATGTTTCTGGAGAATATAAAATTTATCTAGCGGTCATAGCTCCTGATTTAAGCGTGGCGTCCGGAGAAAATAAAGTGGTTGATGGCAATGGGGGAGCCAAATATCCTGTTTTGTCTGAACATACGACTACAGGGGATGTCCATATCGTGTGGCAGGACTATAAAGATAGTTACACGGAATTCGTGCCAATGACTGAATATCAGGCGTTAGAACCTTATAGAGATACTTCTTTGCAGCAGAGAAAGCCTTTGAATTCTGCTCTGTTTACTGCTGTTTACAGAGATGGAGCGTTTTTATCTAGTGGTTTTAATAGTTTCGATGTTAGATTTTCTTTCAGCGATGATAGGAATGCCTATTATCCGGCAGTACCTCCTTTTTTTAGTGCTGAGTTGCCTGTCTTGTATGAGTCTTTGTCTTTGGGAGAATATGATTTTACTAGTTTCTTTTCTCAGGCAAGATGTGCTTTTTACAACTTGTCAAGAGGCAGAGAAATCACTTCTATTAACTATGGGGTATCCCTTGATGAAGCGTATGGTATTGATAGAGATCTTTTGTTGAATACAGATGCTTTGACGAAAGAGATTAGGTTCGGTGATTTTTCTAATGTTATAAATGCACATTTTATTTTCAAGAATTTTAAGTATTACACTAGCGATGCAGTAGAAGCATATAACGTTAAAGAGATACAAGCAGGTGATTTTTTAATAGACTCTTTAAGTTCGATGGACGCGGTGATTAATAATTATGGGGATGTGTGGATCGTGGGGACCTGTGGGATGGTTTATTATATTGATAGATATAATAGGCTGGCTGGAGTTGGCCCTGGTGAAGAGATTCTGGGACTAGATTCTGTAGATGCTAGTGGGAATCCTCCTGCTACTTTACAGGAAATTTCTGATGAAGAAGCGACTCTTAAAGGATTTCGTGCTATAACTTTTGATAAAAGTAACACCATATTTATTGGAGGAAGAAGTGGAGTTAGATATAGCCAGAAACATATAGAAGGGTTTAAACAATTAAAGAATAGTGAAGATGAAATAATTGGGGAAGAAGTTACTGCGTTGGTGATAGACTCGAATAACAACCTTTTTGTAGGAACAGGTCACGAGTCCACTTCTGATGACAAATATAGTTTGCAAATTTATACTTTGACAGAAAGTGGAGGAGTTATAGTTGCTGCTCTGGTATACGATTCTTTAAAAACTGCCACTAATTATCCTATTAACCAATACGTTAGTGCTTTAGAGGTAGATTCTAACGGATGTGTATGGATCGGCACAAGAAATGGTATATATCGGTTCTATAAAGGCAAATTTTTGCATTTTACTACTGTGCATGGCTTATCTTCCAACAGAGTTAATGATATTGCTATAAGAAATACTGCTATTAGATATGTTGCTACTTCTAACGGCATTAATAAGATGGTTGGTTTGAATTTTGATGATAATATACAGCCTAATGACGGAATTTGGAATGCTAATGTTAAAAGCGTCATGTGGAAGGATCCTAACTTATTAGTTGCTGGCACAATGTCTAAAATCAACCAAATCTTAGTGGACGACGTTGATAACACCTATTCTGTCTCGTTTTATGAACCAAACTTTTCTTTCGCGACAGATAAAAATGATTTACAAACGTTTTATATCATTCCGGCAGAAGGAAAAGCCATTAATGACGACGATATTGTAGAAATTTATATTAATGGTAATTTAGTTCCTTATGGCTATGACATTGGATATGATAAAAACATTAACGATCAGAAAATCATTAGATTTCAGACTCCTTTGCATAATGATGATGTAGTTGAGGTGGTGGTAAGAGAAGATATGGAACAAGTAGCCACTTTTGCACAAACTCTAGCCGAGAAAGAGAGCATTGGACAGCAAATAATACGGATTAAAGATTTTGCTACTCATATCGACACTACAGGGAATAATCTGTTATATGTAGTTACAGAAGGTGATGAAAATGAGGTGAAGGTCAATGATAGTAATAGCAGATTGCCCTTTGATAGGATCCATTTAGACACCACCCCTCCTTCCTTCCTGAGCGGGGATAATAGCCGAGTAAAAATTGCCGAACAAATAGATAAAAGTATAGTTAAAGTCAGTGTGACCGGGGCAACCGATAATAGCTATGATAGTAGCGGTAATATATTAGATACTGGATCCGGATTAGATAGGATGATAGTTTCTAACTATACTAATTTTACTACTAATGGGACTGTAGATAAGCCGTCTATTCCGTTTTCTACTTCAGTTAATCATTATCTGGGATTATCTTTAGAGGACGTGGTAACAGAGTTGGCGTTTGCTTCTGGTTCGGGGAGTGTAATCAATTACTTCTCTGATGTGAATGAGTTGTATGCTTCTACTTCTCTCCCTGCTGTGCTTTATAAATATAATTGGACGGAGGAAGAATGGGAAGTTCTATATTCCTATGAGACTGATGAGTATATCGATTTTATAGCGAAATACAATGATAAATTATTAGTGAGTGTTGGACATGCCACTAGCAATGCAAAGATATATACTTATGATTATGTCTATACTGGTTCTCAGACCACAGGGTTGCTATCTAGTGGTATTCTATCTTTTTCTGAATCTAGGGCGTATTGTTTTTATGAACTGGATAGTAAATTTTATATTGGCACAGGGGCGGGCACAGGAGATGAATATTCAGAGGGGATGGGGGATGGAGGAGCGTTGTATTTATATGATGATGGGACAATCCAGAATATAGATCCTTATTTGTCTAAGGTCGTAGAGGGTGTTGATAATGATATCTATTCCCTAACCAATGTTACTGGTAGTTCTAATTTATTAGCGGCTACTGGATCTGATGGGTACGTATATGAAATAGATATAGATAATCAAGCTGCGTTTATTATTCATAATGATGCTGAATCTTTGATTGCTATTAATTATTTAAATAGAGATGGAACAGGTTTTGTGTTCACAGGGGGAGACTCTAATGGTATGATTCGTCGTTCTATTACGGGTAATAATTCCTATGACATATCGTTTAGAACTACTCCAAAAACTGTTAGTACTTTGAAAATCTTTCCTGTAGTCACTTCTTCTACTACTACTTCTTATTCTACGGTTTATGCTGCGGTTGGTGATGTGATATATTATCTATCGGAAGCGGGTAGTTGGGTGTGGAAATATACTCATAGCGAAGACATAACAGATATGACATTCAACGAGAATGCTAGTACTTTATATATGACTTCAGCTTCGGGGATTACGAGAATTAATCCTCTATTACAGAACAAAAGTATTTATTTGAAGCTTATTGATAGGGCAGGAAATGAATCTGAGTTGTATGAAATTGTTAATGATGCAGCACAGGTTAAAGATAAATTTACTGATAGTATAACTATTGCTGAGTTGGTTGATTTCGTTAACGAGAATAGAATATTTGAGGTAGATGAGTTAGGAAATATAACTTATAACTTACAAGGTGATAAGAGGTTTTTCTCTGGCGATAAAATAGAAGAAGAAAAAGGCGTATACTTCAGTGAGGTATTCAACGGAACTAACGATTTAGTGAAGTGGGAGTCTCTGACTTGGGAAGTTACAGAACTTTTTAATACTCAAGTCTTGATGTATGTAAGAACATCTACTTCCTCTAATGATATTTTAACTGCTGATTGGGTAGGCCCATACACTAGCACACAATCATCGGGTATTGATTTGAGTTCTATGGTTGGCCAATATATGCAGTTTAAGGCTGAGTTGATTAGCACTGAGAAAGGAATTACTCCTTCTTTTCATAGGGCTACTATAAGAGCTATTACTAGTGAGTCAATTCATTTCTTTACAACTAATTTTGCTATGCCTCAGAAAGTGTTAAAAGGTGTAATAACTAGTCAAAAGGTACTTCCTGTAGCTGCCGATATCGTGTTCGGGATTAACACTACTAATTCGATAGATTGGAATGAATATCAAGAAGTGGACGAAAACAGATTGTTTAATGTAGATCAGGAGGGGCAGAACTTTAGAGTAGGTATTAAACTGATTAGCCCTAATCGTGCTATAGTGGATACCACAGCTTATGATGAGTATGGCCCATATAATTCTGATTTATTTGTGAATACTATTGAGTTTGCTTTACAAAACAATACTGGCACGACAAATAACTATCATTTTAGAGTTAGTTTATATAGTGATGTGGGCCTTACAAACCAAGTATTTTCAGCGTACTCTTCAGATAGCCCTGATGGATTTAGCGTAGATGGAGCTGCGGTTCCTGCGGGAGGATCGTCAATTGCTCCTACTGATTCTGCAAATGTGTTGTTTTCAGTCCCTGGTTCCGCTAATATTACATGTAATACTTTTTATTTTGTGAAGGTTGAGTATATTTATGATGCTAGTTTTGTGACGTTTTCGGAATCGGATTCATTTGTCGCTAGTTGTACTTCTTCTTTCATAGATACTATTGATTTTAACTTTACCAATAATGAAACATATGCTACTTATTACCATTTTAGGATTACTTTTTATGAGGATTTAGAAAGAACAACAGAGCATCTAACAGTATTTAGTGGGAATAATAGATCGGGGTGGTTTGTAGATAACGTGCAGGTTCCAGAGGAGGGAGCATTAACGGATACTGCGGAGACTGTTAATGTGGTTTATAGACCTACCCCTGCTAGTTATGATACAGGGAAAATATATTATATAACTATTGATGCTCATGATGGTTCTAACTATGTGTTCACTACAAACTCTTACACTTTCCAGATTAGGGACGTGGCAAGTTCGGAGGCTTGTGGAGGATATAGTGATGTGCCAATAGTCAAGAACTTTGGTATTATGGTTGAATTAGACGACAATGAATTTGTAACTTTGAATATTTAATTATGCCTTTCAAAACACAACATTATCAATTACAAGCTTTTCAGTTCGGTGATATCTATTCTGCTAGGGTAGATAAGAGGAGATTCACCATCATAGATAATCAGTTGGCTTTTTTAGCTGACCAGATTACTGATGGGGTTATTGAGGGATGGACCATAACTGATAACGAAGATGGAACCATTTCTATATCTGCTGGCATGGGGATGATCAGTCAGAGAGTGATACAGACTTTTGGCATAGTTGACTATATATTAGAATCTAATTCGGTTAAGTACCTATATATGAATGCCAAAACGGGGGAAGTGGGGGGCCTGAGTGGAGGCTCTAATATATCTAGTGTAGAAGGTATTGATGTAACTGCTCCTTCTCCTCCTACAGGGATACAACAAATATCAAGTATAGCAATATACTTAGCTTCTTTATCTTCTTATGATGTTAATTTACTTACATACCTAAGGAGGTTGCTGGGATTACATGACGAAGATGATGCTATAGAATTAATCCCATATAAACAGATTGCTTTTCAGTGGGATGCTAATACCGAAGTTGATTTTAGCCATTATCAGGTCACTCGTATTGATGGTAGCAATGTGGAGACCCTTGGCACTACTGTTGAGACGGTGTATGCGGATATCGGTCTGCAACAGGACTATACATATACTTATCAAATTGTGGCCATAGATTTAAGTGGGAATGAAAGTGCTATTGGTGAAGTCCAATTCGCTACTGCCGAAGATACTAGAATTCCTGCTTCTCCTTTGTTTGTTCAGACTTATCCTAGTAATGAGGCGTTGGAAGTTATATGGGACCATTCCCCTTCTGATAATGTTATCTCTTATAGGGTGAGTATTCAGCCGTTAGATAGTAATTATAATTCTGATGGAAATGCCACAGTCGCTACCGTGAGTTCTGTTGGAGATGACCCTTTCAGTTCAACATATATTATTTTTGAGAATTTAAATAATAATACTAATTATGAAGTTACCGTTTATGCTGTTACTGCGGCTGGTCTTTTGTCAGAAGGCATCTCTACTAGAGAATATGTTCAATTTTTGGCTGGTGCGGGGGAAATCAATAATATTGATATAGAGTTTGCAACTGTAAATAGACAAATCAATGAAGCACAAAGCACAGGTTTGAGAGCTAATCTTACTTGGAGATATCGACAAGATCCTTATCTGCCTTTTGTAGATAAGTTTCTAATTACTTTTGTAGAGAATGGGACTCGCACATCAGAAGTAATAGAGTTGTTGGGATCAGAGGTAGATGTCCCATGTTCTTCAGGAGCAGTTGATGATATATGTTATAGCCATAGTATAGATTACTTACCTTATATTGTTGAGGGTAGAATAGAATATGAGTCTATTAAAGAATATACTCCTTATTTAGTAACCATTCAAACCACAGATGAGGATGAAAATGCTAGTAATGGGATCGTGACTAGGGTTAATAGAACTCCGGTTACTGATATTCTTCCATCTGTTACTGATTTTAGTATTGAAAAAAAGAACGATAATAGTTTGTTCTTAAAGTGGGTGAACCCTATTGAATCCCACTTTTCTTATAATCGTCTAACAATCACTATTACTAATTTAGGAGGGACTATTAACGACCCTTCGATTTTTGAAGAAACAATTTATATAAATGATCAGAATACAGGCAAATCTGATAGTTTTACAATCCCTTCAGATCAGTTTGATGTAAATTATAGGTATAATGTGGAGATCACTTCATATAATATATTTAACACACAGGGTTCAAGATTGGAGACTTTTGAACAATTCACCGAGGCGGCTGACAATTTAAGGCCTGATGCTCCGTTAAATGTGGAAATTTTTTCTGGAGATAGTCAGCTATATTTACAATGGGAGCCGGATGTTAGTGGAGAGCTAGAGTTTTATAAAATATATAGAGCAGAATATCAGTTGTATTTAGATACAACTAATTTTGCTGTTATCGCTACCATCCCGGCTAGTTTAGATAATTTTACTGATTATTCAGTGCCTAACGGCACAGCTTATACTTATTTTATAACTTCAGTGGATGTATATGGGAATGAATCGTTAAATCCTGATGACGACACTCATTTACCTGTTTTGTCGTTTTCTTCCACACCTGCGGAAATGCTCTCTTTATCTCCTCCTACCAATTTAGAAGTGGGAGCCAGTAGTAATGAACATGATGCTCAATTAGTATGGGACGCCACTCCTGGGTTATTTGATGGTTATGAGATTTTAAGATCCGAAGGGAATAACTATTCTTTCCAAGTTATTGCTCATACTCCGGTGTCTCAAGTTACTTATATAGATCAAGATGCTCTTCTAAAAGATAGTGTCATTTACTATTATATTGTAAAGAAGTATAAGAATGAGTCTTCGTTGTATGTGACTAGCTCTGCTGTGTCTTTGTCTAATTCAGTGCATATAGGTATTGTTACTACTTCCAATGGCATTCAGAATGTTAGTATCGATCTTTCTTCGGTAATCGATTTAGAGAATTATCAAGATCCTATTACTACGAAAACTAATAATTTAATATTAACACATGATCATAAAAATACAGAGAATGTGGATAAGCGTATAGAATTACGTGCTCAGGTATTTGTTACTGATTGGGCAACCACTGATTATCAAAATTATACTACTACCGAGGATATCGAAGGTGCAGGGAGTTATATCCTAAGTATTAGTGGCACAATTAATGAAGAATATTTTAAGGATACTCAGGGGAATACTGATGTCGCTAGGTTAAGACAGGCACAGGCACGAGAATCCCCTGTGCTATATGAAATAGATGAAGAAAATGGGAAGATAGTTTTCAATGAGCCTTTATATGTAGATGCGACGACAATAGATATTCCTGGTTTGTTACTTACTTTTGATTCTAATGTGGTCACTCCTTATTCTGATATCCCTGTTGTCTCGTTGGGGCTTACAGGGGTTTCGGAAGTTGACGGTTTGTTGCCTGTAGATAAATTAGGGAATTTAAGTGCGACACAGTTTACTACGGGCCAATTAACAACAGCACAAATGCCAGGTGTCCGTCATGAAGGAAGAATCGGGGAAAGGTTGCTGCCTTTACTTCTTCCTTTAAGAACAGTAGATAATTTTGTATATGATTTAGCTGCAACATATGATGATGAAGATAGAAATAAAATGGGTGATGCTGTTACTTTTTATGATGTTATCAATAGTGAAGATGCTGATGATTTATTAGCAGCTACTAGTAATGGGATATGGTTGAGTCGTAATTATGGGAATGATTGGAGTCAAGTATCGACTTTTAATACCGCAGTTCATAGGTTATATAAATCTGTGGCAGGTGATTACTATGCTATAACTAATTATAGTGTGTATATTAATGACGGCACAAGCTTCCGTTCATGGACTCAAATGGGTGGGTTAGAATATGCAAAGGTTATTAGAGATATCACTGAAGACAGTGATGGTAATTTATATGTTAGCACGGATCTAGGAGTGTTTAAGCTCAATAGCGTATCAGTGCCATATATAGAGGATACTTGGGAAAAGATGCCAATCTTTGGTCCTCGTAGTTCAGAGGCATATGCTATTATTTATGATGATGTGTCAGATAGAGTTTTAGTTAGTAATGAGCTTGGGCTTCTTGCATCTAGTGATCAAGGGTTAAGTTGGGTTTATATCACGGAATTAGAGTCATTAGTGAAAATATGGGACTTCAAAAAAGAAGATGGTTATATCTTTGCTTTGTCTGTTACTGATTTATATAGGCAAGAAGCAGGAGTAGGAGATTTTGTTAAGGTCTCAGAGATTAGTGCTAATAAATGTAGAAGAATGGTAATTTTTGATGATGAGATTTATGTAACTACTGATGTAGGGCCACAAATTTCGGTATCTGATGATATATACACCGATACGGATATGAGTTTTGCGGGGATATGGTCTTTAATTAATGTTAATAATAACAAGTTAGTGGTTTTCTCTTTAAATACTATCGGTAACGATTTATTTGTTGGGACGGATAGGATGCTATATTTGTTTGACATAAACAAAAAGTTATGGCTGCAATATGAACAGAAAAATACAGTCATTCCTACTTTTTATGTGGATAAGGTCTTACAAAAATTAGGGTTTTATTATAATAATGGAGAGGGCACTTATAATATTAGTTTTGATGATTTAGTTGATCAAACTGCGTTGCTAGAAGTCGCTAATAAATATGATGTTTATATATCTGAGTTTGGAGGATGGGCACATAATAAGTATGACGCTTCATTTGTTGTGTATAGGAATAGTTTTCAGTTCGGAGAGTCACGGTCATCTATAGTTCTTGATTTGAACGAATTTATTGATATTACTTATCCTACTTATACCGATAGCACTGCTCATGAGATAAAAGCGGATGAGTACAAAGCTCAGTTGGAGGCACAACTTAGCACTTTAACAGGTGCGTCTGCTCCAATCGGAGATGATTTGACGATATTAATTAGTGACATATATGAAAGTTTTGAACTGTTTTTATCTCAGATATATGAAGATGCGAGAGTAGTTGTGGATGATGATGGGAATACAGTTGATTTCGTGTTGCCACCGATTACTACTGATTTAATTAATCAGGTTATAAGCGTTTCTAATTTTGGGGTAGTAACTACTACCGAAGAATCTGTATACGCTACTATAAATGATTTGAAGAATACTGCTTACACAGTTTCGATCAACACGGTTAACGGGGTTTGTGTATTTGGAGTCGCTTTCGATAGATATGATGAATTAACCATGGATATTTATGAAGTGACAGTAAAAAATATAGGAGACAATACTCATAGGCAAATAGAAGATAGTTTTGAAACTATCTATTCGGGGTTCCCATCGTATTTGTCACAGGTGCAGCAGATTAATATTGCTAAGTTGGGTATTTTCACGGAAAGACAATGGCCTAATCAACAGGCTTCTTTAAGCCCTCATACTCAGATGAAAAGTATTATCCCTGTTGATGATAGTTGGTACGATACTTTGAATTCTACTATTAATTATACAGAGGAGAAGAGTCATGGAACAGTTCCTTTATCTATTAATTATCCGTCTACAACCTTTTATAACTATGGTGCAGGCAATATTCTGGTAGGGGGCCAGGGAGGAGTATTATCTATTGATGAAGATACTCTTGATATAGAAGAGGTATCTGTTGGAGATATTTCTGACCAGATGGTAAGAGATATTTTTGAGTATAATAACAATATATATGTGGTGACGGAAAAGGAAATTTACATATCAGAAGATTATGGGATTACTTGGAGTGAGTTTAATAGGAGCGGGTTGCCTAATCAAATATATGTTATGGGAGTGGCCAGTAATAACCTGTTGATCGGAGCTTCGGACGGGGTGTATGTGAGGTCTTTTGATTCTCCGTTAATTGATTGGGAGAAATCGATTTCTACTACCAATCCTGTTACGGTGATGTTATCTTCTAATATCGTATTTGTAGTATTAGATAAGAAAGTTAACATTACTAGTAATGGTTATAGTTTCTCTGATACCGATATAGGAGCTAATCTTGATATCACTAAAATAGAAAGATATGGTTTCACTAATACGTATATCTCTACTAATCAGGGGTTATATTCTGATAATGGAACTTTTAACAGCACAACTCCGGTGTTGGAAGAAATAGATCTGGGTCTTTTGGTTAATGAAATAGATGTTATTACAGTTAATGATGTGCATACGAATGATACCGATAAAATAGTAGTGGGGGTTAGTAGCGGAAGCTATGGATTAATAGAAGGTAATGCTTTGAAAGTGAAAGAATTTACTGCTCTAGATACTATACATAAAGTTTTGGTAATTAATGATAATATATGGTTGTTCGGCGGGAATAGAGTTAAAGTGTCTTATTTGGATTATCCTATAAGATTATCTACTGGCTCTCCGTTATAGGATTAGATAAATGGCATTTACTTTATCATATGAGAGAACCTACACAAGATGCTATGATGTAGACATCGACGGCAATTTTGCTATCGGAGGATCAGACGCAAATATTACTACTTTCCTATTTTCCAGGCAAGTAGATGGGACATGGTTAAAGCATACTGTTTATAACACACATAAGGGGGGATCGGCTATAGAGGATGTGTGGGCTGTTAGTGGGTTGACTCTTGGCAAGGATGGTAGAGGAGAAGTATTCGTTTTTTATAGGGATGAGAATGATACTTGGGATGTTTACAATGCTGCTTCCAGAAATCCTTCTGATCCGGAAGATGGGAAATCGTTGGTTGCCGAAGATGGTCTCTTGGGTGATCAATTTGGAATTGATGTTAGTATCAAGAACACTATTATAGCTATCGGGGCACAAGGGAAAGATTCAAATAAAGGGGCTGCGTATATATATAAGAAAGATGGAGAGTTTTGGGGCCAAAGTGGAAGCACTATCTATCCTTTGATAAGCACAGCAGATGATTACTTTGGTAATACTGTTGCTTTGAGTGATGATTTTTTGGTGGTGGGGGCCAAAGGTGACAATAGTAGTCAAGGTGCAGTGTATATATTTGAAGAAGACGAGGATACAGGAGAATGGGAACAAGTAACTAAATTATTAGCATCTGATGGAGTAGAAAACGATCAATTTGGAGGGGCAATATCTATCGATGGAAATTATATCGTCATTGGGGCGAAAAATAAAACTTCAGATGCAGGAGAAGCATTCGCAGGTGCGGCATATATATTCAAATATGATGGCAGTAATTGGTATGAAATAGAAAAGATAATAGGAGTGGGGGAAACGATTTATGAGACAAACTATTTTGGATCTTCGGTAGATATCGATGGAGATTATGTAGTTATTGGTGCGACAGGTGCGAAAACACATGGTACGGTGGACGTATTCTCTAAGAAGAGAAGTTGGGGACAATTAGTTAAATTAACTGGAGATCTGGGAGCCGGTGGTGGATCAGGGGATAATTTTGGATATGGAGCAGCCGTATCTGGTTCTATTATTATAGTTGGGGAACCTAATAAGCCTAGTATACAATCTACTTACTTTTTTGAAAATCCTGCTTCTCAAGTTAGATTAGCACAGGAATTTGAAGTTGATGCAGCATACGTGCCTTCAAAAGCTACTGTTTACTTGAAAAGGGTAGGGGCCAATGTAAGTAATAATTGGGAGATTTATAATAACCAAAGAACAGTTATAGATGCAACGAATTTTTCTACTATTACTCAAGGAAGAAATAAAGTCATTTTTTCAGATACAATATCAGACTACACAGGAAATGGATATATGATATTGTTAAGTGAAGCATATAGCTCCTATAGTATTATCAACTATCCGGTTAGGGCAGTGATAGACGACACTTTTGATTTGTGGTTGAGGTATTATGCATTTGGAACTTCTATTTTAAACGTTGATATTCTATTGGACGGTGTAACTATAGCAACTATAGAATCTGAGTTAACGGATCCATCATTAAATTTGTGGGATTGGCTATCGACCAGTCTCACTTTGCCTGATACAAGTGAGCATACGTTAGGAATAAAAATAAAGGATAGTGATTGTGCTGTGGATAAGATATATATAGCCCCAGCGGGTAGTGCTTCTCCATATGCGGCCGGACCATCTTATAGTGTTAGCCCTTATTTAACTGCACATATGCAAGTGTATACTTCTAATGGGTCTCCTGATGAAATGTTATATATATATGATTACAAAAATACTATTACAGAAATCGTTCAAGATGATTGGTACAACTTTAATATTAATGTTGTTAGTAACGATTATGGTTATTTAGTTAAAGAGAATTTTGTGGGGAATTACTATTTAGTGATGTCATGCTCTGGGACAGACAACGATAATTTTATTATTTGGGATATGGCAAATAACGATGAATATCAATCACTGCCATCTGCTATTAAAATATAGGGACATGAGTAATGTCGATTAATTTAATTGAATATTATAAAGCAGCTAACACTGAGTCATCTCTTGCAGCCGGTGTATGGAATATTAATTACGATAAGAGGCATTTATTCAAAGTTTCTAGTGATTATGACGCTGTGAATGAACATTTGGAAATAATTTCTTTACCACCTTCTAATGAGGCTACAAGTAATGTTAGTATTTTTTCTGGCCAGTTAGATCAGAAGCTCGACAATACTAAGATTACATCGTTAAGTGCTAGGGCAGAAAAAGTAGAGCTAGACTTAGATGATAGGATAGTAACTGTTATTATTGATCAAAGTGGTAGTATGACATGGAATGATAATGGAAATTATCGACATCAGTTAGCAAAGAATTTGGTTGATAAGATAGAGTTTAATTATCCAGGAACTGTAAATTATAATCTGATTAAATATGACTCTGCATTAGCTAGTATGTTGTTTTTTGGTCTTATTGAGCAAGAAGGCTTAGATATATATGACTTCAACAGTTTGGCTAAATTAATGTTGGCCGATGAAAATGCTAATTTTGCTGGTATAAGGGTCATTAGGAATGCAAATCGTTATCCAACTTCTATTGTTGATGGAGAGTTAGTCTCAGATGGGTTTATCAGTGCAATATTTAATACAGATTTAACTGAAAATAGCACCTATTATTATACTGTTTATACATATGATAATGACTTAAAATTCAGTGAAGGGGCAAGAATAAAGGTCACTCCTAGAACAAGGAATGTGCCTAGAGGTATTTTCTTATTTAATACTGTAGTCGATTCAGATGATTTGAGCAAGGGCAATCCTTTTGTGGGGAAGGGTGTTAATAACGATGATAATGTTACAGGGTTGTGGCATTTTAATGAAGGGGAAGGGCAGAACTTATATGATTTTAGTGGATCCGATGTTATACTAACTATTGATGATCTTTATCCTACATGGTATGACCAAATTTTTACTCCTGCTGGTGACTCTGCTTTGTTTTTTGATGGAGATACAGACAGAGCGTACTATTCTGATACCGGCAACGATTTAAGGTTGTTTCATAATGATGATAATAATCAAATAACTATTATGGGGTGGATATTCCCTTATGATCTAGAAGACTCTGCTATTGTAACAAGAGAAAGTGCTGGTGGGGGTGAGATTAACTATACCTTAGGTATTCAGTCTGGCCAGTTGGCATTTCATAATGGAAGGAATTCTACTACTACTAGTTTATCTTTAACAGCACATAAATGGCAGCATGTGGCAGTGACTTACAACATAGATGCTGAGCAAATTACGTTTTATATTAATGGTGTAGCCCAATCTCGTAATTGGATAGGAGATGCTTCTGTCCCTGACTCTACAGACAGTATGGAATTTGTTGTTGGACTGTCTAACTCTTCCTTCTTTTCGGTTCCGTATAGAGGGAAGATAACAGAGCTTAGTATCCATAATACTGTTAGATCTTCGGAATATATTAATGCACAGATTATAGATGCTACTATTTATGGAGATAATAGTCTAGCGATAGATACTGAAGCGACTGGGTTGAAGGATGATAATGGAGATCGATTAGTTGTTTTGAAATATGAGATTCCTTTAGATTACAATTTCGCTGGTGGTGAAGTTGTAATAGTAAGAAACACTGAAAGAATACCTACATGGGAGGAAGATGGGGACATTATCCATCAGCAAGTTCCATCAGCGGGGCAGAATTATGTAATTGATTCTGATGATTTTGTTTTTGGGGAAAAATATTATTATAGAATATATTCTAAAAATTCTTTGGGGAACTCTAGTTTTTCTTCGGACTCTCCTTCTTTAGAAGTAACTATACCTACCTCACCGACAACAGATTATTTTCTATCTTTAGGTGAAACATTAGCTTCTCCTGAATCTCCTTTGAATAATTTACCTTTAATTACTCCAGGTAATACCAAAGTATTTTTAAGATGGAAAAATGTTGCTCCAATAGACTCTAGGATACAGAGAGTCAGAGTATATTATTCTTCTATTGGATACCCTACTGTTGATAGTAGTGGTGGGTCAAATAGTCAATTAGTATTTTCTGGATTGCCAACAGATGAAAAGTTTGTTCATAGAGATCTAGTTAATGGATCCAATGCCTACTATACAATAGTTAATGTAGATAAGTATGGTAGGGCTTCTAATTATGACGCTGATGGTGACCAGGTAGAAGATTTTTTACAAGCTGCAACTGTCCCCTCTGCTACTGCTGATGAAAGTATAATTCCTCTACTAGATGTAGAGAACTTACATTATGAGTTGATAGATGGTAACTCTGTTAGCGTCAAATGGGATATGCCAACGAAAAACCCTGAAAATATTGAGGCATATTTCGATCAGACTATTATTATTTATGCTTCTATTACTGATGAGTTTGGGCAAGCAATATCTGACGACGCTTTGACTAAAATGTATATTAGTGCCTCTATCTCTCAGGAAGAACAGGCAGAGGATGTTTTTGGAGCAGCGGATACAATAGATTTTGTAGATGTGGACTCTTATACTTTCTTTGTTTCTAAGACTAGTGATGGTATTATAAAAGCAGTTTTAAAGATGTCGTCTAATCCTTCTATCATGTCTCAGATTAAAGGAGCATCTTTTACTATACAAGTTAAAACCTATATTCCTAAGGAAGGCTATGTGGCTCCTGATGTCACAACTGCATCTACGACAGGATTAGAAGAGTATGCCACTTTAATTGAGACACTAGCCGGGGGAGAGCAACAGGCATCGACAACATCATCTTCTGATAATGTGTTTGAATATTTTTCAAAACCGTTAACTGTGAATTTCACTAATCCATGGGAAGTTGAGTTAGAGAGTAGAGATAATCAAACAGTTGATCAAAGATGTTATATCCAAAAAGTAGATTCGGTTACTGGCAATACTCAGTTGCAGGTAGTTAGGGAACACTTTGATGGTGTCTATATGAAGGCATCTGCTCCTTTTGTAGCTAGGGCCAAATTAAAATACAAAGGAGAGCCTATTGACGCAGGTTCTATACAGATAGCGGTTTGGGATGCTGAGTTTGATAATCTTTGTGCTAATGCTGGTTCTCCCGGATCGGGTGGATTTGAGGGGCCAAAAATACAGGTTAGCTCAACTGTTTTACCTCCTGATAATAGAATGGATATTTTGCAGGGGACAGAGCAGGGGTTGGGGAGCGACGGATTGTCCACCGACATACCTATTTCTTATGTTGATATCCCTTTGTATGCTCCTGATATGCCTCATGCAGTTAGATTGTTTGTTAAGGGAACTAAATCAGGATATTCTTCTGTTAAAAATATGTATGTTTTATTCCAGAGTATTTTACGGATGGATATACAAACTGATAGTCCAGTGGTGGATGGCCATGATGTATCCGAACAACAAGCTAATGCTTTTTTGATTAACCCTGATTTTCCTAATTATGAGGTTAATGATTCAGATAAGTCTTTAATCACTTACCCTACTGACAATACGGTAGTTCAATGGTCTATTGAGAGATTAGTAGGAGATATAGATAGAACTATTTATTCTATTGATAATGTTCCTATTGCTAATGGAGTTTATTCTTATACTAGAAATGGGCTTGCCAGGAATGTATTTTTAGGGCCTATACAGAAACCAGATAAAGAGATAAATGAGACACATGAAATTAAAGCAGTAATCGTTTATAACGGGCTAACTGCTGTAGCACGACAATTTGTAAAACTTAAGTTTAATCCACGCGAATATGATAAGTTCGGTGCTAAATTTTTAATGGAAATGGATGGAGGATGGAGAGGAATAGGAGATACCTTATCTTGGAGAGGATCGGGATGGTTAACAGCAGGTACATATCCTTTATGGGCAGATGGAACTGACTACAAGCGTGTTAAAATAGCTCGCGACCCTCAGAACGTCATTGACTCCGAGTTTGGTGCGGGGCCTTGTTTTAGAACATGTGCTACTCAAGATGGTTCTCAGGTGTTTGAATTAAATTCAGGTCAAGTGGTCCATATCCAGAGTGAAGATCCTGATATAGAAATATTGCATGGAGAAATATACGAAGATTTAGATCCTTATACTGGCACTTATACTCTCAGGCAAGGGGAAGATGGATTCTCAGATAATGGGGAGGCATTTGTATCTTTAAACAGCGAGACGGAATCTGATATCACTTATTTTTATATTAGGGCTAATAAATTCACTCCAACTTCGGGTCAGAGATGGCATACTAATTGTGACAAGGCAGAAGCTATTAACGAGTGTAAATGTTTGGGGTCGAATCCTAATATTGGCTTGACTGATTGTGACACTCCAGGATGGACCCCTGTTATATACTTATCTGGCTCAACTACTTTATTTGTGGATGATCAGCCTCTAGTATTAACTGGAGGTGGTGATTTTGAAACAGGAGTGCCACCTTGTCCTGTGTGTTTAAAAGAGCCTTTAACTACTTCTACTATTTCTCGCACTATAACTGATTATTATTACAGAGAGAATCTTATTAATCCGTCTCTATCGGGTATGACTGGAGTTACCTCTGAAGTCGATAATAATAATTTCTTAGGGCCAAATGGCGATGATGCCCTTATCCGATATACAACAGATATAGATATTAGAATGAAAGTATTATGGAGAGGGTCTGCTGTTCCAGATAATACTCCGGTGTATATCTCTATTGGCAATAATGACGGCAATACATTTTTTGTGGCAAGTAGGAATATATATTATACTCAGACTGATGAAACAACTGTTCCTCCTCATAGCTACGTAGATATTAGGATAGGCACTAGAAAGCCTCCTACTGCGAGGGTCACTGAGTTGGTATACGCTTATACTAATTATGATGAAAATGGGCAGACTACTAGAGAAGTTGGAGAAAGATACTCACTAACTTTAGATCATACTGATATCCCTAAAGATATTGTTGTTAGGGAAGAAGAGCAAGAGCCTGAGGTTCCTCCTACTACTCCTGAACCAACTGCATTTTCAGCTACTATAGAAAGATATAATATACTGTCTAATGAGTGGGACACTGTTAGTTCGATGCAGGATGGCAGAGGAAATCTATTTGCCGGTGTAGTTAATGATACGATATATGCGATGGGAGGGTTAAAGAATAATAGCCTTGATCTATCATCTAGAAATGAGATTTATGACCCTGTAGATGATGTATGGTCAGATGGGGCCATAATGCCTACTCCTAGAATGGCTGGTGCTGCTGTAACTATAGGTAATGATATTTACACAATAGGAGGAATAGGAGTAGATGATGTGATAGGGAATGGAGGATTCAATGTGGATTCAACCGTAGAAGTATATCATACTGATACGGGTACATGGGAGACTCTAGCATCTATGCCAATCATCAATGAAGGAGGAGTTTATGAGGAGAAGTTGGGAGTTGCTTTTGGAACTGCTCAGCATATCGTAATAGCAGAGGGAAGTTTAGAAAGAGACTATATCTATATCTTAAGTGGAATTAATACTGTTAATTACACTGGTGAATTATTTTTGGCCGAGAAATATAATGAGAGAGTATTACGATACTCTGTGCAAGATGATGCATGGGAATATTCTGAAGTTTTAAGAAGTGATGAGTTAGTCGCTTATCAAAGAGTAGCACCTTTGTCGTTGGCATACAACGATAGGATTGTTGTGTTTAATGGAGCAATAGAAACTGAAGGGGCATTTATTTATCCTAAAGAAGATTTTAGTGTTACTATAGAGGAGGATTTTGCTAAGTCTGTGGGGGCTGAATGGTTGCAATTTGGCAGTGGATATTTAGAAGATTTCCCAGAGCCAAAATTCCAAGCATCTCTAGTGAGATATGATTTAAATCCTTCTACCGATCATTCCGATTATTATATTTTCGGAGGGTATAACAAAGAGTCGCAAAATCTAGATATTGTAGAAAGGTTAACTACTCATGTGTCTGAGTTCGTGTATGAAAGTAGCTATGAAGGCAATCCATCTGCAAGATTAGCATCGTTGATATCTTCTAAGCATGGCATGTCGGCTGTTTTGTGTAATGCTCCTGATGGCTCTTTAGGAGATTTCCCTTATGTCTATTTAATAGGAGGATATGTGACAGCCAGGGATAATAACTATGTAGATATTGGTTTTGATATATAATATGGCTAATGAATATAAAATAATTAAATGCAAGTTAGATGGTAAGCAGTCGGTATCTGTCCCTATTGATATTAAGCAGAATGGGAGATATGTCGAAGAGAGGGTTAATGTACAAGTACAAGGATTTTTGAAGTTCAGTGAAACTGCTGCTCAAGAATCTCAGGTGAATGATAAGACTGCTATTTAACCAGTGCTGTTTACTTCCAATCAAGTTGCAGTTAGTGGTGGTCGAGTGGTTATTACTTTGCTCCCTCGATCTGAGGATTTTTTCACAGATAGCAGCACATTAGCTGCCAGAGATCCTGTTCAAATGGCTAATGTTGTTTCTCAGGGAGGTATTAGTGCTGATGAGCAAATAACCCAACCGACAAAGGAACCTGTATTTATTAGAATAGAAACAGGGCAAATCCGTAATCCATATAAGATTTCTATTGGGGTATCTATTACTCCGGAGAGTGCCGGTGGGCCTGAAGGTCAGACTGTTGATAGGGGAACGGATCCGGAGATAGAAGTGCAAGAAGATGTGAACTCTTTATTCCAGAAAGAAAAAAGTAGAGCAGCAAGTAATTTAGTTATTGATTGTTATAATGATGATGATTGGATCCCGGTGGTGGAAACTATTCTAGGAGACAATAACGGAACACGATCACAAATAAATCAGGAGTTGGATGATATGGCCAATTCTACTCCTTTTGGTGCTTCTACGATGTATGATGCTGTAGTAAAAGGAGCCAGGTTATTATCTGATACTGCTTTAGATGGAACAAGGAAGTTAATATATTTGCTTACGGATAATGAAACAGCCGCTTCTCTGGCCACGGTGGATCAATCTTTGGAAGAGGTTAATGCTATTGATGGGGATAAAGAAGTCCCTATCTTAATAGCTAATATGGCTATTGTAGATCCTCAAACATTATCAGTAAAGATCAATAGTTCTGATACAAGGGATATTAATAAGTTAGCGTTTCTAACTGATGGGCAAAGTGTGACTGTTGATAGCGAGAGTTATTTAAATGATGTGACTGCTATATTCTATCATGAGGCAGCAGGATCATTAGGATATGGTACTTACGAATTTACAATGGATCTGGGAGAAGAAGTATTAGTCAATTATATAACGGCTTATTTTGATGTGGTCTCAGACAATTCTAATGCTACGTGGTCTATTGAAACAAGCACAGATGGATATAATTTTACAGTCATAGATGCTACTAATGATTATGATGAGACTGTTGATTATAATGAATTATTTGCTAGATATATTAAGTTTAAAATTATATTAGTTACTGGTTTTAATACAGTGGAAGACGAATATGGGGCATATCCTGAATCTCCTGCTTTGACTTCTGTGGTTGTTGTATATAACACGTCTAAAGTAGCATACTTATATCTGAATAAAGAAGAGGAGGAGATTCCCCCTTACCAAATGACGTTAGCGGTGAATGCCAATGAAATTAATGAGGATCAAATAAAAATTGGTGTGGCCAAATCTGATTCCCATAATTGGAGTGATTTTTCTACAGATTCTCAACCGTCTGTTAGCCAGAATGGTAAGGTTGTTATCCCAATAAGATTTTCTCAAGATATTACGGAGTTTCAACAAGAGCCTTTGAAAAAGGTCAATAACCATATTTTAAAGACGGAGTATGGCAGTTGGGATTCTTATGCTACTGTGTTGTTATATGATGATAATGATGAGGTTATTCCTACTACCTATTATGTGCTGCAACCAAGAGAAGGGATAGTGGTTTTTAACTATGCTTTGCCAAATGCTTATGTCGATGGGGATTATAAAATTGGTGTTTTGAATGGCACTAATTATAAGGTTGGTTTGAAACTTACTAATAAAACGGAAGCTGCTACGTTGGATATTTATGGGGTAGGTTATCTTTACACAACTGGTAGAAATTTACTTCCTCCACTCTCTAAAGCGTTGCCTGAAGTAAGAAGTGCTATTATCACTAATGAAGATCCAAATAGATTTAGCCCAATAACAATCTCATATATCTATTTTGATGCTAATTTTGATCAAGAAGTAACAGCGTCTCGTATAATCAGGTGGTTCATTAATGGGAAGCAAATTACTTACCTGGATAATTTGATTAGTTGGAATGATATCGATGACCCTCAAGATCCTTTGTATGAAAATACTTCTTTGTCTTATCCTAACACAGAAGACCTGGATGGAGACACTATAGATGAATGGGCCAGGAAACAAACTGATTCTATTTTGCAGCCAGGAGATAAACTTCATTTTGAAATACAGGTTAGTGATGGAGAATTTTTAAGTCTAACAGGGAAATCTAATATAGTTGAAGTGGCTGAGTCTGTGCCAGTGTTGGATGGGATATTTGTAAAAGCGAAAGATGAAAATAATAATATCATTGATAGATTGGCCACTGATAACCAAGCAGTGATATATCCTTCTATTGATACTATATTCCATTCTGACGGATCTGATAATGCATCAGAGATAGTGTGGTATGTAAATGATGAGGTATTTAAGAGAGGGACATATGGGCAGGAAGTTCTTACTGGTCAACCTCCTATCCATGAAATATGGATCAATGAAATAGGTCAAGTGAATTACTTAGATTATGGTTTAAGAATATCTAATGCTATTTTTGTTCAGGTTACTCCTAGAACTTCTTCATCAGTAGGGACTCCCGTGACAAGTCCGGTAGTGGTTGTAGAGAATGCTTTGCCTAGAATTTTTAATGTGAATTATGCTACTACTAGTTATGTAGCAGGTAGAGACTTGGTTTTGGTGTGGGACTTCTTTGATTTTGAGATTAATGAGATAGGCAGTTTAGATACAACTAGTCAAACAGATCAAACTAGTGTTAAATGGTTTAGGAAGAATCCTGGGGGGATCTTTGAAGAGGTGTATGTATATAACGATCATACTACAACTACTTTGGATGAGGTATTTAATGATACAGATTATCAGGGGCATATATCCACTAATTTAGGCACTCATGCTTCTACTGTCGATGGTAATGTTATAGTGACAGGGCAACAATGGTATGCTCAGATAATACCTCACGATAGTTTAGATGAAGGAGCAATTGTTACTAGTGAGATTATTACCGTTACTGCTAGTAGCAATGTATAATGATACATCAAATAAGAACAACGAAACCTCTTATTGACATCATTCTATTAACTCATAATAACCTGGAAAATACGAAACAATGTATAGATGCATTATATCGTTACACGGGTGATTTTGGATTAATTATCTTAGATAATGCTTCTACAGATGGGACGAAGGCATATATTAAGGATTTAGCGGGGCAACGTGACAATATCTCTTGCATGTTCGAGAAGACTAATACCTATATTGTTGAAGGACGAGGTTTTGCCTACGAAGTGTGTTTATTGTCTAAGCACCAATCAAAATATGTTATGTTTCTGGATGCGGATCAATTCTGTTCAGATGGATGGTTTGATAGTTACTTAGAGTTATTGAAAGATTATGATATCGTGGGAGCAGAAGCGTGGAGCATGCGGCCAGATGATTTCTATCCTTGTGCTAAAGTTGAATCTAAGGGTGAGATATTTAATTACGTGGGAGTAGGTGGGATGATGATGAGGCATTCGGTAATAGACCATATAGGTCTATTTGATCCTAGATTTAAGAAATTCTACTTTGAAGATCCTGACTTTTGTTGGAGGGCACATCAACAAGATTATAAGATAGGTTGGAATAATTCTGGTAAAATTGTGCATAAACCTCATAAACTTTTAGTTGATGCAGAGAGAAAGAAGTTCTTCTTTGACAATTGGAAGAGGTTTCAGGAGAAATGGGAAGGTCACAAAATCCCGATGTTTATTATGTAGCGACTTCTTCTTCCCTTATTCTTTTTAGTATTAATTCTCGCAGAACTACGCTCATATTCTTTTCTTCTTTCTCACAGATAATCTCAAATCTTCTGAATAGGGATGGAGTTGTAACAAACTGAACTATTCTAGTGTTTTTTTCTTTCTTGGCCATGTTTTTCTCCTTAAATAAGTATACCTATATATTCATCGGAATTAATCATTATCATCTTTAATTTTTCCAAAGAATAAAAGAGGATTTCCCATATAGTTGTCAGAAGTTATATATATGAATTAATGATAATTATAAGGAGATTAGTAATGATTAGAGAAAATGAGCGATTGTTGAGTAGTCTATCCAAGTATTTTTTAGAGGAAAGAGATTTGGACAAGGCGTATATTAAGACAAATAGAGTGATAAGACGATTGCATAATGCAGGAAAAGATATACCTATGAAAGAAATTCAGAGTTATGCTTATCAGTGCGAGGAGGGCAAGTAAAATGGATCAGGTGTGTTTGTATTGCAATGGAGAATTTTCAGGTCGGAAGAAAAAATATTGTTCTAATCAGTGTGGGACATTCCACTGGGAAGATAAAAATAGAGAAAAAAGGAAAAGGTATAAAAAGGTATATCGTCAAGAAAATAAAGCCACTTTGCAAAAATATAATGCTGAATATCATCAAAAAAATAAAGATGCGTTAAATGAGAGAGTAAAAATATATAATAAAAATAACAGAGATAAAATAAAAGCATATAACGATAATAGAAAAGGAGTTTATCAAGAATATTATCAAAATAATAGAGATAAGATATTGTCATTCCAAAAGATTTATTATAAAGATAATAAGGGAAGATTATTGGCCTATGGAAGGGGATATTATCAGGAAAATAAAGATGCAATATTGAAATATCACAGAGAGTGGGAGAAAGACAATAAAGATAGGGTTGATGAGTGGAGGAGGGAGTATATGAGGAAGCGTCGCAAAGATCCTATGTTTAAATTGAATGGTAATCTTAGTGGGAGAATTAGGAATTCCCTCAAAACTAAAAAGTTGTCTAAAAATGGCAGACATTGGGAAGATCTCGTTGGGTATACGATTCAAAATTTAAAACAACATCTAGAGAACTTGTTTCAGCCCGGCATGTCATGGGGGAACATAGGGGAGTGGCATGTTGATCATATCATTCCTATTTCTTTTTTTAGATATAAGGATGTTAATGATACAGAGTTTAAATATTGTTGGTCGTTGAATAATCTTCAGCCGTTGTGGGCGGAAGATAATCTAAAAAAGAATAATAAGATATTGTAAAGTGGTTATTCGGAGGTAAGATGCTGATATGAAACTAGGTATATTTTGTAATTTTAGTTTTCCTCACGTTGGTGGCTCAGAATTCGTAATAAAGCATATTTCTGAGATATTAGCCCAAAAATACGGATATAAGGTCAATGTGTATAGTTTCTCCACTTCTAAGATATTTAGTGAAAAGGGAGTGAATTATATCCCCTGCGAGAGAGGGGAAGGTATATTATCTCAAATAGCCCAGAATGATCATGTAATGATTTATAGTGATGGATTGTGGGAAAGTGAGTATATACTTAAAAACATGGCTAAAGTTGATTGTAGGGTCTCCTGGAGCCTTTGTGGGGCATATAAGATAAGGTCTCATCCTGAATTAGAAAAGTTGTTCCTGAAACATAGAAATAGGTTTAATGTAATCACTCATGCACAAGGAGGAGATTATACGTGGTGTGCTAGAAATGGGTTTATTCCTCATGTTATTCCAAATGGAGTGAATTTACAAGAGTTCAGGGATAATACTGTTGATTTCAGAGAAAAGTATGGCATTAAAGAAAAATATATTTTGCTTTCTGTTTTTAACCATTTTTTTGGGAAGGGAGGGGAAATATTGGGGCCAATAGATAAGAGGTTAAGGGGGATTAGGGATGATTTTATAATAGTTCAGATTTCTAACACTGTTGATTATCCTTTCGATCAGATTTTTTTAAAAAAAGCCAAGAATGGTTTTGGTAATAGAAAGTGTCTATTTTTAAGAGATATTCCTAGAATTGACGTAGTATCGGCTTTTAAAGCAGCAGATCTATTTGTTTTTCCTTCTCGAAAGGAAGTTGCTCCGTTGGTGCTTTTAGAGAGCAGAGCGGCCAAATTGCCATGGATTAGTTTGCCTGTAGGTGATACTTATGCTCAACAAGGTGGTAGGTTGGTTAGCGTTCGTCAAGACAGGGACGAAAAGGGATATGTTATTTTTGAGAATCATCTAATTGATGCTTTTGTAAAAGGCATACGTGAGATGTTGTTAAATTCTGATGGAGCGAAGGACAGATCAGTTGAGTATGGGCAAAATAAAATAGAACAAATAGATTGGGATAATATCGTTCCCCTATATGATAAGGTATTTCAATCATGAGTGGAGTTAGAGCAGAAATAGCAGAGATAAAGTGGCAGGGGCTAACTGATCATACTGGCTATTATGTAATTTTGGGAATGGGAGACCAACGGTTTATTATGTTGGAAGATGGAAGTAGTATTAGCGAAAGAAAATTCATGGATCGAAAAGAACCTCAGAAAATAGTTGATGCGATAAATGGGAATGGCATATATGGAGATTGCCCATCTAATTCTGATCCAGAAGATAGATGTATGTTAATAGATTTAGAGGAAAGGTAAGCCATGAGTGGAGTTAGAGCAAAATTAGCAGTTATAGCAGATGGAATGCTTCCTCATTCTCAGTATTTTTATGCATGTAACATATTGATAATAATAGGAGACAACAAATATCTTATGTGTCATGATGATAATTATTCAATTAAAGCGTTTCACAATGAAAAGGAAGCCCAAAAAATAGTAGATGAGATTAACGGAGATAAATTATGAGTATACCATTAGTTAGTGTAATAATGACAGTGTATAATGGGGGCAAATATGTAGAAAGAGCATTGGCATCTCTCAGCAATCAGAATTTCCAGGATTTTGAATTATTAGTTGCTGATGATGGATCCACCGATAACACATGGAACAAAGTACTGGGTGCCCCTGCTTTTAATGGTCTTAACATAGAAAGACATAAAGAGAATAAGGGTGTGGCCGTCCGTCGTAATGAACTCATTAATAAGGCGAGAGGTAAGTATATTGCTATTCAGGATGTTGATGATATCAGTGAGCCAGAGAGATTTGAAAAGCAAGTAGAATTCCTAGAGGCAAATCCTGGCATATATTTCTTAGGTAGTTTGGCATGGAAGATAGAAGGGGATGCTCTTGATCACACTGATAATCATCATGGTGCCCCTGTTATGTCTTATCCTCCTGAGAATCATGCAGATATTGTAGATATGATTCGGAATAAGAAACAAAATCCTATGATCGATCCTACTATGATGATTAATAGGGCCGTATTTAAGCACCATGGAAGCTATCGTGAGAGGTATCATTTAGTGCCTGATTTTGATACATGGTGTAAATTTATATACTTGCATTATGAATTCCATAATTTACAGGATTACTTGATACAATATATGATAAATCCTGAGGGGAACACTCAAAAATATAAAAAAGAGATGATACAGCAGCATGTGAAGGTGTGGAAAGAGTTTTATGATACGGCCTTTAGCGGTATTGGGGGCCTAAGTGGATCTAGCGATGACATAATATTAGAGGGTTTTTAGACGATATGCAGAATATAACAGTAAACTTATTTACTACGAGGACAAGAAAATGCAAGATATACCTCAATGGATAACAAAGATTATAAAGCAACAAAATTTGAAATGTAGTAATTGTGATACATCTTTTTCGCTTCGTCACCTAATGGCTGTTGGAGTGCAAAAAGGAGCCGATAATCCTAGAAAGGACTATGTGTTTATTGGGATGTGGTGTGGGGAATGTGATGAGTTGAGTATGTTTGAATTAAGGCCAATGGGCTTATTAGATTTTGCTATGGATATAATAGATCATACTGGAGATCCTATTGAGATCGACTTATCGCCTTCTGCTAAGAAAAAAAATGCTATGCAGAAGAAAAGTAAGGAAGAGAAGGATAGGAGCAAAAGTGAAATCACAGAAAAGGAATCTAGGGATTGCGTAAAGTTCCTACAAAAAGCTAATCATGAGGAATTTATGCTTGAGTTGGGCATGTCTCCAGAAGATATTGCTTCGTACCATGTGAAGCCTGATCCTAAATATAGAAAGAAAAATAAGAAAAATGAACAATAATGTCAGTGATTTTAAGATTGCTGCAGCGATCATAAAAATAATATGTCGAAAACATCGTGTTGTTTTTGTGGATGTCCCTATTAGTTTCGATAAAGAAGCAGATGGAGTTCTATGTGTCAATGACTCACAGAATGTAGCACATACTATTTATCAAATTGTCAGTGAATATATTAAAAAATCACCTTTGATAGTTAGTATGGCGTTAATACCTGATAATGATCAAAGAGATAGTTTCCTGTTGACTCTGGCTTCTAATCTAAGAAGATTTATTTATCGTAATGAGCATGCTCTCGAAGAACCTTCTACTTTGCTAAGACTTTACCAACGTCCTTTAATATGGATCCTGATGAAGGATCTGGTTTGCCCGATATTCAACAAGGATATTAAAAATATTGTGGTTAGTGTTGGTGTCTCTCCATTTTTGGATCTGTCGTTGTTCTGGGAGGAAAGAAGTGCAGAAAATCCAGGCCCGGATAACTCTCCTTTTATTTTTCTTAATCATATAGATAATGAGCCTGTCTCAGATGCTTCGTTGTTCTTATCAGCGATAGAAGCACATGGGCTATCTCCGGTAGAAGTGATGCAGAGTATCTATGAAAGTGATTTATATGAGAAGTTTAGGGGGCTATTAGATTTAGCATACGAAGAAGATGAGATCAATGATTTTGAATGCACTCTAATAACAGGGATTGGTATTAATTTCTTTGATTGTCTAACTAGGGCGGCTGATGCCGATAAGTCAATTAAGGTGGCACAGTCCACGTTCCCCCGTATTAATCAGTATTGGCAGTTGGGTATTTTGGATAGTATGTTGGAGCCGGTGAGGGGAACTGACTGGTCAACATACCAAAGTTTAGAGCCACAAGTTAAAGAATTTTGGGATAAAGTGGAAAAAGTGAGATTAAAAAGGGTTAAAAGTGGAAAAGATACGGTGGTCCCTTTTGAGGTGTTATTGAGGATAAAGGCACAGGACACAACAAGTTATGTGACTGATCCTACTTTGACGATGCAGGCATTATTATCTTCAAATAGAGTATGGTAAAGTGTTGAAAAGTGGAAAATAGAGAGTATATTGATTGATGTGATGTCGATTTACAGATAAGAGGTACTAAATGATGAACGACCAAGAACATAAAGAATTTTTGAATGGTGTTTTGATAAAAGTGGAAAATGCTGTTAATTTTCTCAACGAAGATCCTCCCAAACACATATTGTGTCATAGGAAGATGTTGGGAGTGCAACAGAAATTTGGAGAGGTGATCCCTGATCAAAAAGGAGAGTTGTTCTCCCATTTGGTCTCTGTTAGAGGTGTTTTACACTTTTTAATGAATGGTAATTATAAAGAAGCCAAAGTGAAATTGGCCAAGTTAAAAGTGGATTTATATAAGTTATACTCGAAATATAAAAATGAAGATAATTCAGACAAATAGTTTTATTCAAAGACAGGCAGATTTAATGACATCTCCGCCGATAGAACAGTCTCTTGGTATATTTAATAATCCCGAAGATGGAAAAAGACTTAAAAAGAAGAAGAAAAAGAAGTTGTATCAGTTGAACCGTATAGTAGATGATGTAGACCCAGAGCAGCAGGGTTATTAGGAGTCGTTCTTGGCATCCGATCAAATCGTATTAAAAGTCGATCATAATGTTACTTATGTTATTGGTAGATTAGATGGGGAAGTGTATAAGAAGTTCAAAAAAGAGCTGGGGTACATGCCCGAAGATGCTTATTGGATGGTTCAGAAGCATAGAGAAGGTTTGGTGGATCAAATGGGGAATGTGAAACCGGGGAATGAGTGGAAGATGGAGTGGGACGGTAGCATTTCTACCGTTTGTTGGAGTAAAGCCCATTGCCATTGTCATGTCAAAAAACAAGGAACACATTTTTCGACTGGCTTATTAAGTAAGGCAGTGGAATTTTTCAAAAAAAACAATATCCCATTCCGAAGAGAAGATGTTAGACATAAAACTACTAAGACTAATAAATATTCTATGTCAGAAGATTTTGAGAGTCGAGATTATCAGCAAGATGTAATTGATCGAGTAGTAGGTAATGGCAATGGTGGTATCGATAGAGGAATTATTAAATGTGCTACGGGTGGAGGCAAAACCCCTTTGGCCTGTGGGATAATATCTGGTTTGGGTGTTACCTCAACTATTTTCTATGTCCCTTCTATTGATCTGTTGATCCAGACCAAAGATGAAATAGAAAAGTTTATAAGAGAAAATGGTATGCCCGTAGAGGTGGGAATGGTGGGTGGAGGCCATAAAGATATAAAAGATATAACTGTCATGACTATACAGACGGCAGTAAGGACGTTAGGGGGAGTTTGGGTTAAGTTTGACGAAGATGACAAGAATAAAGATGATACCACGATAGATGATAGAAATGGTGAGGTTAAAAAGCTAATCCGGGATTGTAGATTGATGATTTGTGACGAAGTGCAGCATTGGGCAGCAGAAACATGTCAGATTATATCGGATGCTTCTATCAATTGTCAGTATAAGTATGGTTTTAGTGCTACTCCATGGAGAGATGCGGGAGATGATATTTTAATTGATGGTTGTTTCGGAAAATGCATAGCAGATATTAATGCTTCAGTTCTGATCAAAAGAGGCTTCTTAGTTAAGCCCACTATTTATTTCGTTACTATAAATAATATGAAAGGCATAGGAAAGAGAAATTATCAAAGCCTTTATAAAAAAGCGATAGTGGAAAATGAATTTAGAAATAGTCAGATGGTGGAGTTGGCTACTAGGTTTAGAGATAAAGGTAGAAACGTTTTAATTTTAATTAAGCATATAGCCCATGGTAAATGTTTGGAAGAGTTGATACCGGAGAGTACGTTTTTATATGGGGGAACCTCAAAGAAGAAAAGAAAAATACATTTGGATAGGATGAGGAATGCTAAGTCGGGGATTATTACTATTGCTAGTGTGATCTTCGACGAAGGGATTAATGTGAGATCTCTAAATGCTCTTATTTTGGGAGGGTCTGGTCGTTCAGCTACCAGGGCGTTGCAGAGAGTGGGAAGAGCATTAAGACCTTATGAGGGGAAAAAAGATGCGATAGTAGTAGACTTTATGGATCATTGCAAATATATGTTAGCACATAGTAAAAGAAGAGAGGATATGTATCGAACTGAAGAAGAATTTGTAATAAACATAATAAAAGAGCTTAAGTAATGGGCACAGACGACGATATGAAGGAAATTTTTGCCGATATCAAAAAAACTTCACCTGATAAAATAGAAGTGACAAATATTAGCACAAAAAAGCCTAAACGATCTGGTAAAAAATCGGGTAAGAGTAGTAAGATGAATGCCTCTCATGTAGATAATCAAGAAGGGCTGAGTCTGACTAATATGGGCACTAATTTTATAGAATATGGGGAAGTTAAAAAAACTAAGACATATAGAAGGAAAGAACATTTAGAGGAATGGACTGCTTTTGACTTTTTTGAGTTTACTCATGATTTATATAAAAAGAAGTATAAAATAGTTTGGGGTCTTAAAAGAGGTGGATGTAGTTTAGAGATCAACAGGATTTTTGACAGGTTGGAAGATATGTTCGGGTTTGTTAGTAATCTAGTGATGAAAGATTACATCGTGTTTTTCTTCAATCACTATGCAGATTTTTATAAAAAGAAATATGGTGGATTTTATTTCTCACAGATGAAATATGATGCGGCGTTAAAATCATTTAGTGATTCTTATGATTATAGAGCAAGATTTATAAAATATATCAATAGCAGAAAACAAGAACAACAAAAGGATAGTTTTTTAACGGATAAAGAAATAAGTGCATCTTATTCCCTAAGTCCTATGCGTATGATTTGTAGTTATGGAATAGTTATTGCTGTTAATTGGCTAATGATGAATCAAGGGGTTAGTGAGAGAGAGGCCATTATATCTGTGTTAGGCGATTGTAAAAAGATAGATAGAAGGGGAACGTTGGACACAGCGGTAAGGATGACGGAGTTTTATTCTCCGTATCCTGATTGGTTGATATTTAAAAAGCCTCAGTTGCTTTTTAGTAAGGTAGACCAGGATAGGGAGAATATGGAGTTGAATGTTAGTTTCGATACTTCGGAAGAAAGGTTTGGTTTTTTGAACAAGGTCAAAGATGAGTAAAAATTATAATATCAATTATCAGATAAGAGAAAGAGAAGTTAACGTAGTAGTCGATGGGAAAATGGTGGAAAGTGTTTTAATGCAAGACGCTATTGAGATGGCCGAGCAAAGGGAAATGGATCTAGTTGAAGTATCCCCTTCTCATGGGGATAAATTGGCCGTTTGTAAAGTGTTGGATTACGGCAAATTAAAATATGAGGATAAGAAGAAAAGTAAGACTCGCCCTCACGTTATCCCGGTAAAAGAGGTAAGATGCAAAATGAAAATATCGGATCACGATTTAGAAACTAAGCATCGGCAGATAGTTAGGTTTTTAGAGAAAAAGCATAAAGTCAGATATACATGGCAGCTAAAGGGCAGAGAGAAGCAGATGGTTAATAATACTATGCAGAGGGTCAAAGCCCATTTGAAGAGGTTAGAAGAGTTTGCTAAGTTTGCTGAGCCTAGATCTTCTACTTCTGGGAAGCAAACAATAATTATTACAATTTTAGAACCAATTTAGTTGAGAAGTGGAAATATTAGTCGTATTCTGGGAGAAAGTAGTTTTGAAAGGTTAAAACGATGGCGAAAGAAGTTACAAAAGAAGCAAGTATAAAAATATTAAAAGAGATCACTACTCCGAAGTTCAAAAGTGATTTTTCTACACTTTTAAGAACTCGTTATCCTCTATTCTTCGTTCAGACTGTTGAGGAAGTTCGTTTCACGAATTTTCTTGCCCATTTTAGTAGGGCAAAGGGGTATGAATGTTATATGTGGGATAGTTATTTGGGTTTGTTAGATGTGAAAACCAAGAAACCTGCTGGTGGAGCATCTTCTGATCTAAAAAATGATCCTCTGGCTATTCTGGACCATGTTTATAGTCAGGCCAAAATATATGAGAAGAAAAGAGGATCGGTAGAGGCTAAGAAGAAAGCGGGAGTCAATGGGATTGTATTCGTTCTGTTGGATTTCTTCAGGTTTGTAGAAGAAGTTCCTGATATTGAGAGACGGTTGAAAGCTATTGCTCACACTAATTCCATAGTGTCGGCAGTGGTAACCGGCCCTTGCTATACGGCTACAAATACGTTGGAGAATTTGATGCCTTCAGTGGACTTCCCCTATTCCAATCCTCAAGAAATCAAACATGCTTTATACCAAGTGGTTAAAGGGGTGTCGGTCAAGATGCCCAAGGTGGTCGAGAAAACCAGGAAAAGAGAAGAAGAGTTGATTGGTGCGGTAAGTGGTTTGACTTTAATGGAGGCACAATCGGCATTCTCAAAATCTTTGGTATTGCATAAAGATTGGGATCTCCCCACGATTTTAGAAGAAAAGAAACAGATCATTAACAAAAATGGCATGTTGGAATTTTTCGATAAACGTGTTTCGATGGATGAGGTAGGAGGATTGAAAAAGTTGGTAAGTTGGATCGAAAACAGGTCAAGGTGCTTTACTGCTGAGGCGGAGGAGTATGGCCTGAAAAAACCAAGAGGTTTATTGACAATAGGTATGCCGGGATGCGGTAAGTCGTTAGTGTGTAAGGCTATTAGCCATGCTTGGAAAATGCCTTTGTTGCGTCTTGATTTTGGTAGGTTGTTCGGCTCTTTAGTTGGTGATTCTGAGAAGAATGCTAGAATAGCTATTAAATTAGCCGAAGCAGTAGCTCCGTCTATACTATGGATAGACGAAATCGAAAAAGCTATTGCAGGAGTGAGATCGAGCGGCAGCACTGATGGTGGAACAACAAGTAGAGTATTATCGACTTTTCTGACGTGGATGCAAGAGAAAGATTCTCCAGTATTTGTAGTTGCCACTGCCAATGACCACGCAGCTATCCCTCCTGAATTTTTAAGAGCAGGTAGGTTCGATGAGATATTCTTCGTGGATTTACCTAATATTGACGAGAGAAAAGATATATTTAATGTCCTTTTGAAGAAGAATAATTTGGACCCGAAGAGATTTGATTTGCATGAGTTGGCTGCCCATACTGATACTTACAGTGGTGCAGAAATAGAAAAGGCAATCGATAATGCCATGTTAATAGGTTTCATGGATGGTAAACGGGAAATTAGTAATCCAGATATTATTACGGCCGCTCAGGGTTTTGTCACCTTATTCAAAATGAGAGATACCGACTTTGAAGATTTGAGAGATTGGGCTGACAAAAGATGTGTTAAGGCTAATGAGGATTGTGTAAGTGTGATAGGCCCTTCAGGTGATACTGCTAGGGAATTAGATTTAGATGGGGATTTGACGTAGAGTTATGAAGAACATAGAGGCAGTTAAAAAAAAATATTTGATCTTCTTTGCTCAGAAGTATTTTAACGAAAAAGATATTTACCGGCTGTCCGAGCAAGATCTTTTTAGGTGTAAAACTCTTGCTGAGGTATGGGCATATATTGATACGGTAATTCCTGATGGATATGGTAAGTATAGTATTTTTGATTTTGATGGTCGAGCGATAGACGAGAGAACTAGACAGAAAAAAACTATTTTACCCGCATCGATAGTTATCCCTGCCAAGAATGTTATTTGCCAATATTGCTGGGGAATTGATTGGCCTGAGATCAGGGGTAGTTGTAATGATGATGAAAAAGAAATGATAATGTTTTTGAGGAAAAGATCTATTTTAAGGAGAAGATGGCGGAGGGGGAATAATGTTGTCATCTTTGGTGGTATGGATGTCCCGGCAGGGAGAAGTATGCTGGCATCTATAGTTATGAAAGAAGCTATAAAACTTCGTTTGACTAAAAGAACTATAGGCCACACGTATGATTGGATAGATTTCTCTACTTTGTTAAAAGCTGCTGAGAAAGATAGTTATGATAAAGATTCTTTGGACTTGGTAGATTATAAAAGGTGTGATTGGTTGGTGGTAGATAATATTGTGGATCTTACCCGAAGTCCAGGTCAAAAAACTTTTATCATAGATCATGTCGATGCATTTTTTAATGAGAGGTTCTATAATAAATTACCTACTATTTTAGTATTTAAATTTGATATCAGGAAGGCTATTTCGATAGAGGATAATGATTTTGGTATGGGCATCTCCCGTATCTTAAAAAGTGAGAGAACTTATCTTCTACCTTTGTCAGAAGAAATAAAAGAAGATACGCCTTTATTAGAGTAATGAATAATATGACCAAAAATAATCAAGATATGTCTCGAACAGAGAGAGATTTAATATACCTGTTACTTCGTGAAAGAGAATGTATATCAGATTTTATCGATAGTGGTTTGCCTGTTGAAATTTTTGATGATAATTTCCGTTTATTGGTTAGGGAGATTATTAGTGCATATACTCTTGATGATGTCCTACTGACACGTAAGACTTTTGTAGAGAAAATAAAAGGTTTCAAAGTCCCCAAGGAGAGAATCGCTCAAGAGTTAATATTTGCTAGTTGCTATGCTTCTAAAACAAATATTGATGATCTCCCTATGCTACTGAAAAAGTTGTTGGATGAGCATACCCAGAAATCTATTAATCAATCGTTGGATAAGCTATCTAAGAATATAAATAGTGGGAAGGATCCACTTTCTTCTGTCAAGCAACTTATTGATGATTGTCAAGGTATTGTGGAAACTTCTTTCGATCAGGGAACCAAAATATTTTATGACGATATCAGAGTGTTGTCTAAGGAAAAAACTCAGTATATTAAAGATGTTAAAGATGGGAAAATAGAAGAAGAACCTTTGGTTCTAACCGGCTTTAAAGAGATGGATGAGATCATGGTAATCGGTTTAGCCAAAGGCACACTTGCTTTATATTGTGCTGATGTGGGAGGGTTCAAATCAACCATAATGTTGAATGTGGGGTTGAATGTATGGCGTTATGGTTACAATGTATTATTTGTTCCATTAGAGATGCACAGAGATCAGATGTGGAATAAAGCATGTGCAAGAGAAGCTAGACTACCTTTGGGAGTTATTACTAGTAATAGAAAAAACATAACAGAGGAACAGTTCCAAAAAATAGTCAATATGAATACTCAATGGGATGCGTTAAATGGGAAGTTCTATATCATGCAACAGCCAGGAAAAACATCGGTATCCGATATAGAGAGACAGATTGAAAAACACGTAGAGATTTTTCAACCTCGATTGATTGTAGTTGATTATGTTGCTAATTTGGAGGCAGATAAGGAGAGGCATGGTAGGAATGATTTGGAATTAGGTGATATGTTAAAGTATATGCGACAGATGGGCAAAGATCTTAACTTTGCGATTATTACAGGGGCACAGATTGGAAGAGACGCTCTCAAAAGATTAAGAAAAGCAGGTGCTAATAAAGATAAGCCAGTGATTCATTCTGAAGATTTGAGAGGTTCTCATGAATTAGCAGCGGATGCTGATTGTATTTTTGCTCAATTAAAGAGTTCATCCCAACCCAATGAGTTGTTGGATTTGTATGTAGTTAAATCAAGAATGGGTCCGAATACTTTTGCTAACAACTCGATTAGAGCAACTTTAGAGGTTTATCCTGATATTAGTTTGATTAAGAGTCCGAGTAATTTCGATGATATGCCGGTAGATGAGACTCTGGTAGAGATGTTAGATAAAACAGAAACCGAAGATGTAATTGCTAGTAAAGATAGTTTATTTGATCAAGAAGAGGATTGGAGCCAATTGGCAGGGTTAGACGATGTGGCAGAGAAAAGTGAAGAGGAAGAAGAAAATATAGAAGACCTTTTGAGTTAAAAATGATAGCTGCTTATTTAGATAAAATATTTAAGGAAAAGAAAATAACAGATTTTCTGGCGGAGAGGAATATCCTCCCTGTGAAAGAAGATGCAGAGAAATATCTGTACCATTGCCCCCTGCATAAAGGAGATAATACTCCATCTTTTATGGTATTTAAGCCAGGAGTCAAAAAGCATGATTATGAAAATTTCTATTGCTTTGGATGTCATAACGGCATCAACATTATTAATTTGTTGAGTGAGTTCGATAATATCTCTTTAAGTGATGCTACTCGTCAGTTGTTACGAGGGATTGATATAAATGAAGTTAGTGTGATGGACACTATTATTAAGGCAATTGATGAAGGGAAAGTATCAGTCGGAGATAATAAAGAAATTGAACATATGTTAATTGCTATTAGTATAGCTTGTAAAAATCATTTAGATTCGTATCGTGACCATGAGGAAGTAGTATTTTTAGAAGAAGTTTTTAAGAGAGTAGATCGTTTAGCCCAAGCTAAAAATGAAGTTGCTTTAAGACAGGTATATGATTTTATTTTTGATATCGGTTTACCTAAAAGGGTGGAAGATTATCAAAAGAGGGAAGACTATAAAATGCTAAATAAAGTGAAGGGTAGATCATGGCAGATTTAAATATGAATCCGGAGATGGCCGGGGAAGAATATAATCTTGATTTTACTGATCTTACTCTTAACGAAACAGACGGTGATTATGAAGCGGTAAAGACGATTATGGACGTTGAACCTCCTTATAACCACAAATGGGTATTAGGGAGTGATGTTACGATTCTTAGTCGTTTAAGTATGGGGATTATGAGTATACAGTGTCATTCCGATGGGAAGATTTATATTTTAGATCATACATCGACTTTGGGAGAGATGTTCTATAATAAGGAGATTGAAGCGTTTGTAGGGTGGGCACAAGCGAATGGATGGGAGCAACCTTGTGTTCATGTTAGTTTAGCTAAGGCCAAACCTAAGTTTTGGAGACATTTTTGGGATTTATCAGTTGTTGGTTGTGAACATTTTGATGAGGTATATGGAAAAGATATATAAAATATGATTGTCTCTCACAAACATAAGTTTATTTTCATGAAGCCAAAAAAAGTTGGAGGAACCAGTGTTCAGATTGCGTTGGCCGAGCAATGTCCTTCTACTGATATTTTATCTAATCTCATACCATTTAGAAGTTATGCTGACACCGATAAGTATGTGTATAATAAAAGTTATTCTGTCGCACCTCATGCTAAGCCTTTAGTTGTTAAGATGATAATAGGTAGAGATAAATGGAGGGATTATTTTAAAATAGCTATTATAAGAAATCCTTGGGACATGGCAGTTTCTCATTATTGGTATTGGGGTAGGCGTTATGGTAATTCTAAGAATGGGAATCATGAGCTAGGATTTCAGGCGTATTTGACGGAAAGAGGAAATGAATGGGGAACAGATAATCTTAATTTCTATTTCAATAGACATAACAATCCTATTATGGACTGCTATCTTAGATTTGAACATTTGGAGGAAGATTATAGGGATCTATGCGAAAAGTTGGGGCTAGAGTATAAAAAGCTGCCTAGAACAAAAGATAAATTTCGGTCTAACAAGATGCACTATTCTAGATATTATAATGAGGCATCTAAAGAGTTAGTTAGAAGTTGTTATTTGCATTATATAGACCATTTTAAATATAGTTTTGAAGAGGTATAAAATGCAGGAGAAAGTAGAACATAAAATAACTAAGAATGAATATTCATGCGATTGGTGTGGGGAAAAAGTAGAACATGGATATGGAGTTATACAGCGTTGTGTAATTTGTGGTAGAGATTGTTGTAACAAACACTCCGTAAAAGATCCTGAAGAAGATTACCATGAAATAACTTGTCGTTGTATAGAGTGTGGCCCAATATCTGATCCATACTATAAACAGTTAAAAGAATTAGAAGACGAGTATGATAAAAAAGATAGTGATGTTAGGGACAAAATGAAGAAAGCATGTTTAGATAATATAAAGGCTATAAAAGATGGAAAATCTAGTAGTATTTAGCGGATCAGCCAATAAGAAGTTAACTAGTGATATGTGTGCCTGTGCCGACATTCCAATGGGAAAAGCCAATATATATCATTTTCCCGATGGGGAAACTATGGTAAAGGTGGAGCAAGATGTAAGAGGAAGAGACTGTTTTATCGTACAGTCAACTTCTCCACCAGTGAATGAAAATTTGATGGAGTTACTTATTTTCATTGACTGCTTAAAAAGGTCATCGGCCAGGAGCATTACTATAATGATTCCTTATTATGGATATGCTCGTCAAGATAGGAAAACTGGTGGCAGAACTCCAATTACAGCTAGATTAGTGGCGGATCTTCTACAGCAAGCAGGAGCAACAAGATTAGTTGCAGTTGATTTACATGCGGAGCAGATCGAAGGTTTCTTTGATATCCCTGTAGACCATTTAAGGGCGTTCCCTGTTTTAGTGAATCATTTTAAATCTAAGAATCTGGAAAATACTATTGTGTTATCCCCTGATGTGGGGAACGCTAAAATAGCAGATGGTTATGCTCAAAAGTTAGGATTAGATCTGGCTATTATAGATAAAAGAAGGGTCAATGGGGAAGAAGTAGTAAATAAAGATATAGTAGATGACGTTAAAGATAAGAACGTTTTAATGTTTGATGATATGATATCGACGGCCGGAACGATTTGTGCTGCTTCAGATTTTGCCAAGCAGCATGGGGCCAAAGATATTCATGTGGCAGCAACTCATGGGTTATTTTCAGGAGCGGCTGGGACAAAACTAAAACAGAGTAGTATAGACGGAGTAGTGGTAACAGATACAACTGTATTCAATGGTGAAATAAAGGCAATGTCAAACCAGGAGGGTTTTACATTTCCTAACATAGAGGTGGTGTCGGTGGCTAAATTGTTGGGAGAGGCTATTTGGAGAATATACCAGCATAGATCGGTGAGTGCGTTGTTGAGTAGTGATTATGGATTTTTTGTGTAATAGGTGTCAGCATCGTTTTAGTCGAGATAAGTATATAGACGATGTAATAGTAGAGGAATATGTAAATATATATGGAACATGTTGCCCTAATTGTGGGAATGTGGTGGAACCATCGAGAAAACCTCGATTTATAGAGGAGAGAGAATTAAAACTAATGAAGTTGAAAGCAGAAGCTTTAGATTTGGTTAGGAGGAAATTAAAGGAGCAAAGAAATGGCTATAGAGGAAAAACCAACTAGATTAGAATTCACTTTTAAGCACCCTAAAGGGGCTGATGGGACAGTGGATTATGAAGTGATATATGAAGTGATAAGAGATCTGCCTATTGTGCATGTGCAAGCAGTTAATTCAGAAACTTCTCATCCCTTCCCTGTGGAGTTATTTGTAGAGGTGGTAGAGCATCTACGGAGCAAGGGGGTAGTGGACCTTCCAGAGAATGTTGCCCCAAGTTTGACATATCCTCCTGGAGTAAGATCGGCAGGGTTGCCTATTCCCCAAATATTAAATAGATCAGCGGCATCTATTATGCCTAATACTTCAGAGAAGCCTGCTGAGCCTATGTCTCCCCTTACTTCGGTTACTTCATTTAGTGTAGAGGCCCCACCATCGTTGGTTGCTCCTACTGTTAAGCAAGCAGAGGCATCTCCTATTGTTCCTCCTGCTCAGCCTCCTCAAGTGGAAGTTGATGAGGGGCCAACTGAGAAGGAAATGCAAGAAATGAGTAAAAGGGCGGTGATAAGAACAAAAGTCAGAGATCCTATCAACGATCCAACCGGAGCCGAAAAAGAAGCTGAGTTGATGAGACAACAGATGAAGGGAGAAGGAGCATCCAAATCATCGTTTAGAAGGTCATCTGAGTAATGGAACATGATTGTAAAGCTATCCCTTTAGTGCAAGTTGTGGTTGGTCCGATGGGGATAGTCGAGCCTTTGTGCGATGTTTGTGGGACTTTGGATTGTACGAATCCCATAGAAAAGAGAAAAGTTAGTATAGTTGGAGTAGTGAAGAAAAAAAGAGTTTTAGTTAGAGGCAGCAGTATATTTTTTGTTGTCGAATGTTCAGGATTTACTAGATAATGCATAGAACTTTTGATTTAGAAGGCTATTATTCGTTCCATAAGAGACTCAAAGAGACTCAGAAGGTGGTCGCGAACCAGAAGAAGTTTTTGTCGAGAATAAAAAACAATATTCTTAGGGAAATAACGTATGAAGATTATCCTAAAGCTTTTGACTATGTGGATAATTTGTTTCCCGGATCCAATGTGAAAAGTGTTATTATTTATAAAGTCGGACATGACTTCATGGCCAAACATGGTTTTGGAGGGTGTTCAGGTTTATATCTGAATAATGTTAAATCAATTTTGTTGACAACTACTAAGCCTCCTCCCAAACGGTCTTACTATGAGACTTCTGTACGTTCCAAAAGACAAGTAGATGAAGTAATTGTGCATGAACTATGTCATTACTGTTATTTTAATGAAGGGGCTTGTTCAAATAGTCGAGAGTTGATGGAGGAATTCGCTTATGGATGGTCATTGGGGTATTTAAGAGGGAAGGGCTATACTGACGAGCAAGTAGTAGAGTATAACTATTTACCTTATATGGTGGAAATATCTTTTCAAATGGCCTTAAAGCAAATTTTAGATGAAAATCATATTGATCGGAGAAAATACAATCTACAGAAGAAATATGAAAGAATAGAATTTCATAAGCGATATGGTAAGAAAGTTATGGCGAGGGCCGTTGAGTTGGGGAAGATTCGGGGTATGGAAATTGTTGATCTATATTCTCAACAGATAGAAGAAGGAAGTTTCTATACTGCTGAGGAAGAAGACCTTACGAGATATGATTTTATAGAGATAGAAGATGAGGAGGAATAGCCATCCCTATTTATTGTTACATACACCCTGAGACAGGTGAAGTTTTTGACGAAATGAGAAAAGTTAAGGACCGCAATAAGGCTTTTATTGCTCCTGATGGTAAAAAGTGTAAACGGAAAGAAGTGCCTGATCGTATCGAAGGATGGAGAAAAGATAGAGAAGTATTTGAAGCAGACCCTCACTACGCCAAGGCGATAAAACCGAAATATGTTAAATTTCAGGATGGGCATAGAGAACGATACGATCCGACGAAACACTGCTAGAGAGTTGTAATAAGTGAAGTATATAAGAAAAGAACATATCATAACGACTGTCCATGACGCGGACATCGAAGATGCTGGGACCATTGAAATGTTGCTGCATAAGTTGCAAGAGTATAGTATAGAATTCTCGTTGCAAATGAAGAAATACGATTCTACTGGCCACGGCTACGAACATGATTGGAAAAATATTCATTATGAAAAAGTGAGAGTTAAAGAAGTCCGTGATAGTAGTGTAGATTTCATAGTGTTGGTTAATAAATCAGTAGTTCAAGTCAAGGATGTCCCTTTCACCCATTTAATAGAAATCAATTATATTACGACTAAGAACCATATTCTTGAAACAAATGATGATGTGACTAGATGGGATCTGATAGACGTGGGTGAGGATATGGACGCATGAGAAATAAATTTGAGCTACTAGATATCCCTGGAACCGAGTGGTACGATAAGAAGTGTATAGCTGAGTGGGAAGCAGAAGAAGCCAGAATAAAACAGGGTGAAGAAGATTGTGCCAAGATAGCAGCCGAATATAAAAGACTAGCCGAAGAGCAGTGTATTATTAACTCTATGGTAACGGCTCCTAAGCAAGCGAACTTAAATGAAAGAGAAAAGAGAATATTGCAGGAATATTGGCGAGATATATTCCCTCAAGAGTTTCAGGACGCTATGTTATGAAAAATCCTAATATTATGGAACAATATAAATTAGATATCACCAAGGATAAGATGGTGGATTATCTGATTGTATCTCCATTTCTAAATAGTGCTAATTTTGTTGTCACTGCTAAACCTGATCGTGCTAGGGCGTTAGTGGTGGGTAGAGACGAAATGGATCAGAAGTTGCTTAGTTATTTGGAGCAAGGGCTAAAAGTTAATAATATAATTGTATGCAATGCTAGTTTTACTGATGAAAAGTTGTGGGAGTATTTGCGATCTAACAATATTAAAGTTTCTTTTTATGAAAGTGGCTTTTTCCCTCATGTAAATCATAACTCAAGAGAAATAGATAAGAGATGGCTCATGGACCCTTGGGGGTATGGGAGTAAATCTCTGTTAGCACAATCCCGGCTAGACGATATAGAGATCAATGAAAAGAAAGTGACCCGTGCTATCGAAAAGTATAAGATTATTTATACAAGGGCCAATAAGGAATTTTCTTTAGATCGTCCGTTTGTTGTTTTGGTTCTTCAAGTGCCGGGAGATGGGACTTTAGTAGATGGTTATCCTGAGTTTTCGGGATGGCAAAAAATTATTGATTTTGTGGGGAGTAAGGTAAGGGGGAGAAAAGAACATTTAATAATTAAGATGCATCCAGGAGGGGTAGGAGAGCGGATAAGTCTTCCTACTAGAAGTTTCGCCATACAAGATACTATGTTTAATAGTTATTTAATGAGTAATGCCAGTTTAATTGTAGGTATTAATTCTAGTTTTTTATATGAGGCAAGTATTGCTCATAATGCTCCGGTATTATGTTTAGGGAAAAGTTGGTTTACTTCTCATCCGGAAGTTGCTCCTATTATTAGCATGGAAGATAAGAAAATAAAGAGACCAGTGATTACAGAAGAAGTTAAGCTGTATAGGAAAAAGATGTATTTCATTCTTGATAAAATGCAAACTATTCCTCATTATACTTTGAAAGTATTTTTGGATCAGCATGAAAAGACGAGTGGTATAAAGAAGATTGAGGATTATGTATGAAATTTGAAAATAAAGACTTTGTTCATTAGGAGACAAAAATGAGTGAAAAGAAAGTTATAAAAAGTTATAGTATATTGCAAACTGAGCAGAATAAAAAAGATGGCCCGAAAAGAGGTAAAGCAGATGAGTTGGTGAAAAGAATAGAAGAAGCTATTTGGACCCATATGGGGGAGAATTTGGAAGATTTGAGAAAATGGGGGAGGTTAGAGTTTGGTGTGGGCTATCTTATATCTTTAAGTGAGGAAGATAAATTAATTTTATCAGAGAGGGGAGATAAAATAGCAGATGATATTAGGACTGATTTGGAAGAAGAAGGGTGGGTTGTTAATAGTATAGATTGCGGCAATATGGTTCTTTTGCCAGAAGGAAAAAAAGATGTTAGTTCTTGTTATCTTTCTATTCAAATACCAGGAATAGTTGTTGACGAGGCAGGATTCAAAAAAATGACATTTATAAGATCTACATTAAGAATATAGTTAAAGGATTTTTGCTCTTTTTATATAATATATAATCATTGAGATACTTGAACACTACATTAAAGTATTTCAATAGAAAAAGTAGATTATATATTAAAGAGTAATATCTTTTCCCTTAGTAGTGTTCGGGGCTAGATGGTTGCTCTTTTTTTATGGAGAGAGCAATGGCACATGCCCAAAGATTAACATATGAATTTGTAAACAACTTTTTCAGAGAAAATGGTTGTGAGATGATAGACACTAATTATAAAAATGCCCGAACTCATATAAATTATGTATGTAGTTGTGGCAACACATCTAAAATTATTTTTGATAGTTTTAGGAGAGGGCATAGATGTAAGAAGTGTGCTACTAAAGAGAATACTAAAAAACAAACCTTCTCCTTTGATTATGTATATAATTATTTTAAGGGGCAAGGTTGTGAGATGATAGATGATAACTACGTCAATGCTCAGACCAAGATAAGATATCGATGTAAATGTGGGAAAGTTGCTCATATTAGTTTTAATGGCTTTCAGCAGAAAAATAATAAGTGTTGTGCGAAGTGTAGTCTTGAAGGGAGATCCGGAAAAAATCATTATGAGTGGATTTCTGATAGAGAATATATGAAAGAGAAGTTAAAGTTTAAAGATAAGTGCTATAAAATGCTGAGATATACCATTAAACAAACTCGACAGTTTAAAACACATAGAACCCATGAAATGCTAGGATATACACCGGAAGAATTGAGAGATCACATTTATCAGCATCCTAATTGGAGAAAAATTAAAAATAAGAAATGGCATTTAGATCATATTTTCCCTATACAAGCCTTTGTAGATTATGGTGTTAAAGATTTAAAACTAATTAATGGGCTGGAAAATTTACAGCCTCTTTCTGTATGGGACAATTCAAGTAAAAATGATAGTTATGATGAAGAACTTTTTGAAAAATGGTTAAAGGAAAAAGGATATGAAGTGGCGTAACGAAGATTTTGTACACTTTCACACACACTCAGAATTCAGCCAGTTCGATGGCCTTGCCAAAGTAAATGAGTTAGTTTCTCAGGCCAGGAAAATGGGATTTCCTGCTCTGGCACTAACTGATCATGGTAATATTATGGGATGGATTGAGTTTTTGCAGGCTTGTCGAGCAACTAAGGATAAAAAGGGTCAGCCACTTCCTTACGCCCCTATAAAACCTATCTTGGGTTGTGAGTTCTATTTGGCCAGGAAAATGGATGTAGGTCAATATGATGAGAAAAAGAAGAGGGCAGGCAAGCCCAAAGAGGGGCAACCTGATGGCAGGAGGGGGAATAGACATTTGAACTTATATGCTATGAATTTTGAGGGGTATAAAAATATATGTCGGTTGTCTCAGAAATCATATTTGAATGGGTTCTATTTTGATCCCAGGATCGACGTAGAAACTTTGGCCCAACATTCTAAGGGGCTGATGGGAGGGTCTGCTTGTTTGTCCAATGTTATTAATGTTAATCTAATGTATGGCAAATACGAAGAGGCAAAGAAGGCTGCCGGGATGTTAAATGAAATATTAGATGGCAATTTCTTTTTGGAAGTTATGTATCATGGGATCCATGAGGAGAAAGCAATTATACCAGAGATATTTAGGCTCTCATCAGAGTTAAATATTCCTGTAGTTGCCACTAACGATAGTCATTATATTTATAGTAATGAGGGTAAATATCAAGAAGTGTTGATGTGCATGTCTCAGGCAAGGTGCTTAAAAGATCCGGATAGATTGAAGTTTGGTCATATGGAGTTTTACTTAAAGAGTGCCGAAGATATGGCATCGATGTTTGGAGATAGACCTCACTGTTTGCATAATTCTGCTCTTATGGCAGAAAGAATAGATACTGCTGACATAGAAAAGAATCTTTTTGTGGGTATGAGACTGCCTAAGTTTGATATCCCTGAGAAATATAAAGATTCTTATGAATATCTATGTGTTTTAGCGGTGCAAGGGATGAAGAGGGTAGGATGGGATAAAAGCCCTAAGCATGTAGAGGCGTTAAAGAAAGAATTATATGATGTTAAAGTGGCTAGAGATAGTAACAACTATGATTTCTCTACTTACTTTTTAATTGTGCGGGATTATATCCAATATGCTAGAGATAATGATATAATGGTGGGATGTGGCCGGGGATCTGGCTATGCAAGTGTATTATTGAGATGTTTGGGGATTACGTATGGTATCGATCCTATTGAATATGGTTTGATATGGGAAAGATTTTTGGGGTTTGATGATTTAAGATTCATTAAGGAATCAGATTTTGGCTTTGCCACCGACCAAGGAGCAAGAGCTTGAGCAGTTAATTCGATTATATGAGCTTGGTATTGTAAGCCGTAAGGCAGTTTGTGAAAAATTTGGCATTTCAGACCCGTTTTTGATGCAGGAATTAGCAGTGCAAGAATTATTGGGACTTCCTCCAGAAAAAGAGGAAGTCTTAGAGGAAGAATCCCCGGACATGGATTGGCCAATCTCTAATTCTTATAAATGGACAATTTTAGACATTTAGCTTATTGAAAAGTGGAAAATATATAATTATAAGTGATATAGACGATATAAAAGTAGGAAGATTATGGCAGACGCAGCAAAAATAAAAGAAGAAATAACTAGTATTATTCAAGGCAAATTCTCTGGTCAAAGTGATTTGTCTAAGAGAATGAATATGGTGAAGTATGAGCTTAACACCTTAGATTCCACTAATGGCCTGAATGAGAAGAATAATTTAACCACTTTTTACGGGATATGGAAAAGTGGAAAAACAGGAGGGGACAAAAACGATATTAATAGTTGGGTCGCTTTCTGGCTCAACATGACTTCCAAAAAACCTGATGGTGATTTTTTACCAAAAAGACGTGCTTTTGCTAGAGCAGGTTTCCCTGATATTGACACTGATTTTGATGATGAAGGCAGGGATCTAGTATATAAGTATATCATAGATAAGTATGGTCGAGAGAATGTGGGGAACATCGGCACTCATGGGATGTTGAAGTTTAAGAGTTGTGTCACAAGGGTAGTTAAAGCATTGGATGTCGCTGATTCCTTCCATAAGGGGAAAGAAGCCTATATACATGAAAATCAGGAGAAAGTGACTGATATATTGTCTCCTTTTCCTAAAGGTGGAGCTATTAAAATCAGGGATGGGAAGACAACTCATGTAATAGATAATTATCAAGATGCTTATAAACATTCCCCTGAGTTTCAACATTATATGGATAAGTATCCAGAGGTGGGAGATAACGTAGCAAATATCGAAGGGACTTTTGCTAATTTCGGGTTCCATGCAGCGGGGATTGTTGTGTCTAATGTTCCTATTGACGAGATCTCTCCTTTAAGAACTGCCAAGGGTGGGGCGTTGGCAACCCAGTTCACTAAAGATAATTTGGAAGATATTGGTCTTATTAAATTCGATGTGTTGGCCATTACCACTTTATCTGTTATTAAGAGAACGATGGGGATGATTAAGGATTACTATGATATAGATATTGATATAGAGAATTTACCTCTTGCTGATGACTCTACTTTTGAGTTGTATAGGAGAGGGAATTTAGGAGGGGTGTTCCAATGTGAGAATTGGGGGATGCAATCCACTATGAAAGACATCGAAGTAAGTAGGTTTGAAGATATTATTGTAGGAGTAGCATTATATCGTCCTGGGCCTATGGATAGCATCTCTGAATATTGTGCGAGGAAGAGGGGGGAGCATAAAATAGATTATTTCCATCCTTCTATTGAACCTCATGTGAAGGAGCATATGCTAAGAACTTTTGCAGTATTATGTTACCAAGAACAGGTCATGCAAATTTGTAATTCGTTGGCAGGTTTCTCTATCACTGATGGCTATATAATGATCAAAGCCATCGGTAAAAAGAAAGACTATTTATTAAAGAAATTTGAGAAGCAATTTATTGATGGTTGCACTAAAAATAAGGTTCCTTTAGATGTGGCACAACAATATTGGGAGAAGTTTATTACTCCATTCTCTTCTTACGGGTTTAACTTGGCACATGCGGCATGTTATGGATATTTATCATATCAAACAGCCTACCTTAAAGCGAATTATCCTGATGAGTTTATATGCTCTTTATTAGAAATAACTACTCACACTTCTAGTGGAGAGAGATATGAGAAGATCGAAGCTTTAGAAAAAGAATTTTCTCGCAAAATGAAAATAAAGTTTCTGCCGCGAGATATTAATAAATCTAAGCTAATTTATACGATAGAAAGAAAGAAGGACATAAGTAGAGGGATTAAAAAGACGGAGATTAGACCTAGTTTAGTTTGTAAGGGGATGGGGGCTAATGCTGCTAAACATTTAGAAGAACATCAGCCCTATGATGGGATCAGTGATTTGGTAGATAAAACTGATTCTAGTGTCGTCAATGCCAGAACAGTAGATGCTTTGGTTGAGAATGGATACTTGGGGGCCAAGGCACAAAAGAATAAAGAAAAAGTGATGAATGAATTTTTGACTGCTAGAGAAGATGCTAAAAAAGTTAGTAAAAAAGGTATCGAAGAGCATGACATATTTGCTTAATTAATGGAGATGTAGACATGAAAAGTATTATTAAAAAAGGTGTTATTAGAAAAATAAGCACGGCACAGTACGAAACTTTGGATGTTGTGTTGGAAGTAGAAGAAGAAATAGAGTGGACTGATGAAAGAGACAGGAATAATAAGACTAAAAAAATAACAAAGCGTTTAGTCAAAGATCTGGATGATACGATGGAAGAAGTGATGGTCACTCTGGGATTAAAGAAGTGCAAAGCAACCGTGGCCCCACCAAAGAGTAAGATTACTAACGATGAAGTTGATTTTTTCGGAGAAAGTAATGGATAATGTGAAAGAGTTTGAAGAGTTGTTCGGAATTGCTTCTGATGGTAGTGAAGGGCAAGCAGAGGAATATGGGCATAGCAGTAAGACAGATGAATCGTTTGATGAAGCAGTAGACTCTCTTAAAGAAGGTTTAGAGTCTGCTCCTGAAGGACATGCTTTGCCACAAGAAGAAAAACCGGCTGAAACTCCTCATGATATTATTATGGAGGTGAGTAATAACAAAGAAAGTGATATGCCTCCAAAAGAGCCGGATCCTCCTGAAGAGAAAGTTGATGAAGCAACAGAAGATATGTTTGACACGTTGGAACCGACTGCTCCGAAGGAGCCAAAAGAGGAAGTGGTAGAAGATGCACAGGAAGATGCTAATCCGTTCTGCGAAAAGAATAAATCCGCAGTAGAAGATGCTGTGGAGCCGACCACTTTTGAAGAAGATAATAGCAAAATAGATGATATTCAAGATGAGAGTAAGTTGTCGGTGGTGAATGGGAAGATACAGTGGTTCTTTGACCCTCCCACTTCTACTTTTAGAACTTTTTATAAGAGGAAAAAAGAGTTGGTTAATGACTACACAATGGGTGGTCACTTAGATTTTGAGAGATTGTCTAGGGAGTTGGAGGAGAGCAGTGTTGATGTGACTGATGAGCTTTTTGATCAAGAATTAGTCAGGATCAAAATGGAGCAGGTGCAGCAATTCAGGGAAAGGGTAAAAAATATTAATATTCGAGTGGATAACCAATATTTTGTTTGGAAGAGATGGATAGAATTATTGAGGGGATATTTGGCCAGGATAAAATATTTGAAACCGGCCGTTAAGAACGAAGGATATATTTTTGAGCATATGAGGGATTTAGAGTTGTATTTTTGCAAATTAGAAGCCCTTCATACCTCCGTCCATACGACAGAGAAGACATTATCAGCGGCTCATGAATCTCTCAGTCGGAAAGTGGCAATTTGTATGGAGTTAAAACCTACTTCTCGATATGAAAGAAGGGCTGATCACCCTTCGTATGCTCCTGAAGGCCCGCCTGCTTCAGAGGGTGAATTTGATATATTGCCTAGTGATGCAAGTGTAAAACCACAACAGAAACATGGGGAAGTAAAATGGGGAGAAATATAGAAAATTGTTATTTAAAAGTGCTTCTTTTTAAACTAGCTTGAAGTTAGTAGTAATTTAAACCGTAGTTCTATTTTACAGGAGAACAAAAAATGAGTGAGAATGATTATGTGCAATGGGGCGATGTAGCAAAGCCCGTAGGAAAAGGTGGCAACGGGGAAAAACTGAAATATCTGAGATTACAAAGTGGAAAAGCCTATAAAATTAGGCCTCTTTTCTACCCAGTGATGTTCCACAAGTATTTCCACATGAATAATGGCAGATTGAGAACTGCTATTTGTGCGGATCCCGATGCTTGTTCAGTTAAGTTGTCTCATCCTGAGTTGAAGAAACCATCTTTACGGTATGCGGCTTATGTCATCGACCGTGACGATGATGAAGTGAAGATTCTGGAAGCTCCTGCTTCGGTATTCAGACCGATGGGCAACAGAGCAGAGGCTATGGGGAGTAATCCCGGTGGTGGCAAAGATGGTAGTGATTGGCAGATAGAAGTGACTGGTCAAAAATTGACCACTAGTTACGAAGTTACTTATCTAGTTGATACTCCTCTTTCAGAAGAAGAGGTCGCTAAAGTCAAAGAGGCTATGAATGGAGATCAGGACAGGCTGAAGAAGATCTATAAGACTCACACCGCAGAGGAGATCGATCAGAAACTCTTTGGTGAATGGAAGAAGGATGGCACTGGTGTAGCAGCTAGTGAATCTGCTCCGGCCGCGGCCGCGGCAACCGAAGAGCCAACCATGTTCGATGAAACACCTACAGCTACGGAAACAGCCTCAGCCGCAAGTGGTAAAGATGATTTTCCGTCTAACTGGTAGGAGGATATCACACTATGGCTAAGAAAAAAAAAGATGTGTCGCAAGCAGCATTTGAGCATCTAAAAGGATTCTGTATTACCGGAGCGAAATTCGTTTCGCCCGGTAATATACCTACGGGTCATTTTACTTTGGATTTTATTATCCACTATGGGATTAACCCTGCGAAAGTAGATCTTCATGATCTAGAAGGCTACGATCCATCCTTCCCGTTGGGTCTCCCTTTAGGGAAGATGGTGGAAATATTCGGAGAAGAAGGTGGAGGTAAGTCATCACTGGCTTATCGTGCAGTAGGTAATGCTCAAAAACTAGGGTATACTTGTGCATGGATTGATGCTGAGAATAGTTTCTCTAAGAGTTTGGCTGAAATTAATGGTTGCGTGCCAGAGGACATTATGACAACTGAACAGATTTTAACGGCTGAAGAAGCCATTGATATGATGGTGGATCTTTGTAATGCCAAGGAAGTCCCTATGGTGAAAGATGGTAAGGCCATCAATGCTCCTGCTCCCAAAGTAATTGTATTGGATTCAGTGGCAGGGCTAGTCCCTGCTGCTCGAAAAGACGCTTTATCTGAACAACAATATATGGCATTATTGCCTAGAATATTAAGTCAGAATATGGGGAAACTTGTTGGTGCAGCGGCAGACAATGGGGTTTTGTTAATATTTGTAAATCAACTAAGAGAAAAGCTTGGGCAAATGTTTGGAGATCCTGAAACCAGTCCTGGCGGACGTGCATTAAAGCATCATGCTTCGTTACGGTTAAAAGTGACAAAGAAGACAGTTAAAGAAGCACGAATTTACACGGAGAAGGAGGGAGAAGACCCTAATTTAATTGGGGCAGTCTCCTATGTGCGTGTTCCTAAGAATAAACTCGCTAAGCCATATTTTGATAGTATAGAGATACCTATTTATTATGAAGCATATTTTCCTAATATAGAGGAAAGAGCTTTTGATGCTGGTAGGCAAACTAAGCTAATCTCAATTCGTAAGGGAGTGTTTAGTTGGGACGGTATCAAAATTGAAGGTAAGGAACAGTTCGTTAAACATATTATGGACAATAACTTACTTAATTCTTTGATTAAGGCCATTAAATGCAAGGCCACTGAGGAAGATGTGTTGCTGCCTCCTGAGTTGATGCAGTATGAATGTACTGACGACAAAGTAGTAGATGGTAAAGTTGATGGAAAAACCAAGAGACAGGTTTCCGGAGGTAGAAAGAAAAAAAATAGTACAACTGGCAAAGAACACCCTCAAACAGAGTGAAGGTAGAAAAGCTCTTGACTATTTAAGACAAGAAAGATCGTTGTCAGATGCTATTATTGACAAGTTTGATATAGGATATTGCCCCCCGGATATAAATCATGAAGTAAGGGATAGGATTATAACTCCTATCTACGATTCTTATGGAGAATTGATATCTGTTTCTACTCGTTATATGGAGAAGGGACGGAAGAATAGATTTTGGCATGAATCGTATGATAAGGGCCATCATCTTTATGGATTGTGTTATGCCAAAGACACTATCAGAAAAGTGAATAAGGCTATTATCGTGGAAGGTGAATTTGATGTAGCGTCGTTTCATTCTCACGGATTGACCATGACTGTAGGGCTATGCGGGAGTGCAATGACGCTTTCCCAAGTAGCCCTACTTTCTAGATATTGCTCTGATATATATTTGCTGTTGGACAGTGATGAGGCAGGTAAGAAATCTGTTAAAAGATGTCAGAAGATGCATAAGCAACATGATTTGTCGATATATAATATAAGATTTATACCTGTTTATCTCCCTCTGAATGTTGATCCTGATGAGTATATTAGGAAAGAGGGAGTAGAAACGATGAAAACTAAGTTAGCTACTGCTAGAGATAACTACATAAAGATGAATTAATAGAGGAAATAATATGGCTTATCAGATGTATGTTCCCAAAGAAATAACAGCTTTGCAGGGAGTGATCGACACCTATATGAGGTGGAGAAATAATGTCACTCGTAAAGATAGAAAGTATGATTACTATCATCCCTCAGAATGGGGCAAATGCTTGAGGGCACAGCAGTACAAACATTATGCTTGGGCAGGAGATATAGACCTAGAGCATGAAGATTTTGATAGTGAAAAGTTAAGACTTTTCGATAAAGGGCATAACATGCATAATCGATGGTCAAGTTACTTTGATAATATTGGAGGAGTATTGTTAGGACGGTGGCAATGCACTAATCCTCTTTGTTTTATGTTTGATGTAAATGGTAAATTAATAACTTTAAAATCAAACGAGGTCCAAGATCTATATAAAAATGGCAAAACAAGAGTATATGGAAGTCAAGAGTTAGGCCCCATAAAGAGACCAGAGAAATGTGTTTGTGGGCATAAGGACTTAGCATACTTAGAGAGTCATGTATTTGATGCAGAAACTAAAATAAAAGGTAATGCTGATCTGGTTTTAGACTTCACTGATTTAGATGCTGATAAATTTAAGAAGGTTCCAATTACTTTTGATAAAAGATATTTGCCCATGAATGGGAAAACAATAGTCGGGGATATGAAGACTATTGGTAGTAAGGCATGGAAGAATCAGTTATTGTCGAAAGGCCCTTATAAAGATCATGTAATTCAATTGACTTGTTATGTGCACATTTTGGGTTGTGATTACGGAGTCGTCATGTATGAGAATAAAGATGACTCTAAAATGCTATGGTATCAAGTTCCTCGTAATGATGCATGGTGGGAAATTATCCGATATCAAGCGAAATTAATGATAGAGATGAGGGCAGTGAAACAACTTCCCCCACCTCGTCCAACAACTAAAACAGCATATACTTGCAAGTTTTGTGAGTTTCGTACTCTTTGTCATAAGTCAGGTATATGGAAGGATTCTAGTTTACCATCTAGGAGAAGAAATTTTTATAAATCTTTATTGTAAAGATTTTGGGAGCTATATTACGATTATCTTTATAGTAAAAATTGTATAACTATTTAGGAGAAAAAGAGATGACACCAGAGGATGTTAAAAAGGATGATGTAGGGAACGTTGAAGATGAGACGTTGTTATTGGTAAGTGGTAGTAGATTAAGCAAAGAAGAAGGTAAAGAGTATATTAAAAGATTAGCTAATGCTATTTTATCAGTTTTTGCCAAGCATGAGACAGTAAAGTTACGCTGTGTTGGTGCAGCGGCTATCAATAATGCTGTGAAGTCTTTTATTATAGCAAAAGGTGAAGCTCAGAAAAAAGGGGATAGCTTAATGTTCGACCCTAGCTTCACTACAGTTACTTTTAGAAGCGGAGAAGAAAAGACAGGGGTAGTGTTCTTAGTAGAACCTTTAGATTAATTTATGAGGTGGTATGATGGCTGAAATTTTTAACAGAAAAGAAATTGGAGAAGTATTTGCAGCGGGGCAAGTTGTCCCTTTTGAAGGTTTGCATATGCTAGAGGATACGGCGTTAGTCGTTAAAGAGTTATCTGACAAGATGGACTTTTATAAAGAGTATAAGAAAAAGAGGAGGGGAGACATTGATTCTGAAATGAAGGTTTTGCAGAATAAAATTGACTTTTATAAGAAGATCATTCTGGCCACCCTCACGAAGAGTAAAGAGAAGAGTGTAAAATTTCCTGGATCTTGCAGTGTCACAGCCCGTAACACTCCACGCTCATGGACCATTAAAGATGAGAATGAGTTCATTAAGATGCTGAAAAAAGAAGAAAAGGAAAATGAAGTTAATATAGATGATGTGTTAGAAGAAATGACCCAATTCAACATTAAGAAACGGGAAGCAGCTAAGTTGCTAGATATTTGGGAAAAGAATGGGACGTTGGATAAGTACTTTCAAGATAATCAGAATCCCTGTGTCGTGAAGGATCCTCCTCAGAAAACAGTTTCTTTTAGTTATGACGAACCGGAAGAGGAAGTAGAACCAGAACCAGTGGAAGAAGTTGTGCCGTTGAAGGACTCTCCCACTAAAGACCATTTTGATGGGTTAGGTCAATAATGGATTTTTATCATAAAATTAGGGCAACCGACGACAAAAGTAAGAAAGCGTTTCCTAAACTGAAAAAGGTTTATAAAGAGATACCGGAAACAAAAGGGTGCATGGACCATTTGTCCCAATGTCATGCTTATTGTTGTCGTTTTCAGACTCCTCAACTTTTGTATGCAGAGTTCTTGTTGATATGGAATCATATAGCCTCTCAATGGAATAATGACGAGATATGTGATCTGTTTGAGAGATGCATGCTTTGTGCTGTTGATCACTTGCCTAGCAAGAGGTGTGTTTTCTTTGACCCGAAGAAAAGCGTATGTTTAATCCATGATATAAGACCATACAATTGTCGTGTATATGGGCATGTTCCTTCTGAAGAATTTAATCCTAGATATGAGAGGTTAAAAGAGGAGTATGCGAAGTATGTAATGGCGGCAATCCATCCTCAGTGTGATTTGGTCAAGACTAAAGAAGGGGAGAAGATTACTACCAAAGACACTAATAGATGGTGGGGCGATATATCTAGTATAGAATTTGGCATAGGTGTCCCTCAAGATCAAATCAACGATGACCCTGGAGGGAGCTATAGGGCACCTCATGATCATATTCTTTTATATATGATGCCTGATAATGTGCTTAATGCCGTTGCGGGTATTAGCCTATATGAGAAACACGATGAAAAAATGCTGGCAGTGCATGACATTATGATGGGTTTGAAAAAACATTTTAAGGGCAAGTAAATTTTTCGGCAGGGAGAACAATGGAAAAAGTAGAAATTAAAGTAAAAATATTGGATATGACTTATGATATTGAGAATAATATATTTCAGATGAAAGTGAAGGATCTGAAAAAGGACGATGAAATAACATTCTCTATTCGTGGGACAGATTTTGGGATTACCCCTAAAGTTCCAAGTAATATGGTGGAAGAGTTTTGTAATAATATGAAGGGTAAAGAAAAGAACCTTTTCATAACAATCGATAATAGTAGTCTCTCTAATGTGGAGAAGGATGAAGATGGGAAACCTCTTCTTTCTGAAGCAGTTAAGTTATACAATAACTTAGAACAATTTCCTATAACTGATACGGCTAATGCCGAAAAACAAAAGAAAGAACAGGAAGAAAAAGGAGACCGGCCGGACGATGAGAATCAGATTCTTCGGGAGCTTGGATTGCTTTGACTGCGGTGAATTTTTCATCCTAGTTAATAAGTCGTTAGTGGACTATGAGCATATAGATGCTGATGATGAAAGTGAGGAAGTACAGGATTTTTGCGATGAGCATAATGTAGATCAACTACCCCATATCCAATTTCTTGATGAGAATGATGTAGTAATTATTGAGCATATAGGGCGTATTGAAGAAGAAGAGTTTTTGAGTTATTTGACCGATTATTTCCCTAATTATTAGAAAAGAACAGGAAGTAGTAAAATGAATTGGACGTTGAACATCTATCAGCAGGAAGCTGTGGACCATGGGGATGGCCCTTGTCTAGTTACCTCTTGCCCAGGATCTGGCAAGACATTTGTATTAGTAGAAAGAGTAGTGAAGCTAGTGCAAGCAGGGGTTCCCCAAAAGAACATTCTTTGTCTCACGTTTACGAATAAAGCCGCTGAAGAGATGAAGAAAAGAATTTGTAAAAGATTGAATATAGCAAAACCTGGTTTCTTTATTGGAACGTTTCATGCTTTGTGTGCCTTTTTAATCAGGAAATTAGGGCCAGGCAGAGGTTACTCAGCTAGGTTTACTATTATTGATGATCGAGAGCAGAAAGATCTTATCTCACAAATTGCCCGACTCAATGAGTATGATATTGAGATGGGAGATGTGAAGAAGATCCAGTATAGTGTGAACTATTATCGGGATCAGATGGAAGATTTTGAGTGGGTGAGAGAGTCTTTGGGCAATGAGATTTTTATAGATATAGCTGAGAAATATATAGAGCGTTGCAGAAATAATAATATGGTGGATTTTAGTGGTCTTATTTATGAGGCAATCCAACTCGTAGAGAAGGATAAGGAAATTAAAGAGAAGATACAAAATACTTTTAAGTATTTATTAGTCGATGAAACCCAGGACACTAATAAGTCACAGTTTTATTTGGTTAATCTGTTGGGTGGAAAATTTAAAAACATTATGTTGATTGGCGATATCGATCAATGTATTGTAGAAGGGGAAGAAGTGTTGACCAATTCTGGCTATATCCCCATAGAAGATATAAAAGAAAATGATGTTGTTCAATGTGGTGGGGGAAAAGGGACAGTTGTAGAATCGGTGGTAGATAAGGTATATAAAAAGCATGTAATTAATCACGGGATAGTTAGAATCGTAACTGCCGGTGGTAGACAACTTATGTGTTCTAAGGAACATATGATCTTTGCTGATTTTATAAAGGAATCTCCTAAAAAGGTAGTAGTTTACCTAATGTATTCTAAAACTTATGGCTATCGAATAGGGGTAACTAATACAAAGAGAAAACATGGGGTTAATAACCAGGGAATAGGGGCGAGGTTGCAGCAGGAGCGTGCTGATTGTATGTGGATTATTAAAGCAGTAGATTCAATTGATGAGGCAAAATATTGGGAGCAATATTATTCTATTCAGTATAGTATACCAACATGGTGCTTTTATAATAACAAGGATAGAAATTTAGATTATTCTCAAGAAAGTATTAATAAATTGTTTGACTCTATTCGTACCGATGATCATGCCGAGAGATTGATGAGAGATATGTGGTTGTTTAAAGATAGACCTCATCATGTTCCGAAATGCATGTGTCAAAATAAACGTAGGAATTTTACTATTAATATGTGTGCCGATTCTCGTCATGGGACTTTGCATCGTTATATGATTTCCGGTTCTGACGATGATGATAGAGATGTGCTAATTGAGGCAGGCTTAAATGTTAGGGATGCAGGAAAAGGCAAAAGAGGATGGAGGATTGATTCTGCTTTTAAGTCTATAGAGGAGATATACAAAATATTGAAAAGGGTGCAAGAGTGCTTCCCAGTTAATGTCATTGAAAAGGCCAGATTAGGAGAAGAAACCTTATCCCTTCGTCCTGCCTCTCATTTGAGAGAGGGAATGGCAATTTATGTTGAGAATAATAATAAGATAGAGATAGATTATGTAGAAAAATTATGGCATGTTCTTTATACTGGAAATGTATATGATTTAGATGTATCTAATTACCATAATTTTATTACTAATGGCATCGTGACTCATAATTCTATTTATGGATGGAGAGGAGCAAGATACCAAAATATTCAGGATTTTATGAATAATTATTCTGATTGTAGTGTTATTTCTCTCTCTAAAAACTACAGATCTACTCCTCAGATAGTCAAGGCGGCCGATAGATTAATCAAGCATAACTCTAGTCATATGAATACTCGCTTTGAGACGGATAATCAGAGTGGGGAGCCTATTAGATGCAATACTATGAAGGACCAAATCAAAGAAGCTGAATGGATAGGCAATGCTATAAGACGTTTAATAGATGATGGAGGATGGGACCCGTCAGATATGGCTGTTTTATATCGTGTTAATAAAATGTCTGAACCAATAGAGCAATCTATGGTGTCCAATAGTATTCCTTATGAAGTAATCGGTGCTTGGAATTTTTATGATCGGAAGGAAGTCAGAGATGGTATAGCGATGATGAAGTTTCTAGCTAATCCTCAAGATGGGGTATCGTTCCACCGTATATGCACGTTGATAAAAGGAATGGGGAATGTGACTATCGGGAAGATAGAGAAATATGCGGAAGACAATCATATGTCAATTATCAAAGCATGTGATGAGATGCAATATCATATGTCATCGACCAGTATTAAGAAGGCATGCAGTAGAGTGAGTAAAATTTACAATGAGCAATGGGACTTATCTAATCCCGCTAGTTGCTTGGCAGGGCTAACTAGTAAATTATCTTATGATGAGTATTTAGATAAAAAATATGGCCCAGATTCTAACGAGAGAAAAGATAATATCAAGCAAATGATAGATTCGGCAGCAGAGTTTAATGGCCAACCCGATGGGCTAGGCAAATACCTGCAAAACGTGGCGTTAGTCACTAATTCTGACAAAGAGGTTGATGGTAATAAAGTTTCTTTAATGAGTCTTCACGCAGCTAAGGGATTGGAATTTCCTATTGTATTTATGATAGGAGTAGAACAAGCCATCCTGCCTCATCAAAATGCTTTGAATGAAGATAAGTTTGATGGGTTAGAAGAAGAGAGAAGGTTGTGTTATGTGGGGATGACCAGAGCCAAGAAGATATTATATATGAGTTGGTGTCAGAACAGACGGCAATTTACTAAGTACGGAGGATTCCGTTATGCCCGTTGTAAACCAAGTGATTTCTTAAAAGAAGCAGGATTGGTAGAGGAGACGTATTAATGATGCATATGGAATATGAAAATAAGTTTTTAGTAAATGGATTTGAATGGCTCCCTCATGTAAGAGAGATGCTAGTTATAAACCAAGTATATATAGATGATAAGATGAGAATTAGAATTACTAAGTTTGGGGATAGAAAAAAACCAGAAGCCAGTATAACTTTTAAGAGCAAAGGGTTATTTAAGAGACAAGAATATGATTTTGAGATCCCCTATCAAGATGCTATTGATATAGCCAGATTATATACGGATCGTGTGGTTAATAAAATTAGATATAAGTTGTTTTATGCTGGGGGGACATATTCTGGAGGAGGTCGTCCTTGGGAAATAGATGTGTTCAAAGGGGAGAACGAAGGGTTGGTAATGGCCGAAAAAGAATTTTCGTATAGCAGCGAAGGAATTAAGCCAGAAGATATGCCTCCGTGGGTGGGGCAAGAAGTGACAAAAGATGAACGATACTATAATGCTTATTTGTCTCAAAACCCTTATAAGAAATGGAGCAATGATGAGAGGGGACAAGCATAAACCTAAACCAACCAGGTTTAGATGGATAGACTATTTTTTTGATGGGTTGTATACTCCTGATAAACCTCATTATAGAACTCCATCTCAAACAGATGAAAAAAAATATGCTCGAAGATGGCGAAGAAGAAAAGAACAGGCTGAACTAAAAGATGAGCAAGACAACGGTAGTAAATAAAAGATTAGACGAATTCGACGTTTACATTGGCCGTGGATCCAAGTGGGGGAATCCCTTTGAAATAGGCAAAGACGGCAATCGCCAACAAGTCATAGATAAGTATGAAGGGTATATTAGAAACAAACCAGATCTATTGAAAGATCTACCTGAACTAAGAAATAAACGGTTAGGTTGTTTCTGTTGGCCCAAGGCATGTCATGGTGATGTCCTAGTAAAATTAGTAGAAGAGATGGAAGAAGTATGACTCCAGAACGTGAAACTATGTTTAATCTAGGGAACGAGGCAACTGTTTATGGTCCCAATGATACGGAAGTTAAAGGGCTGATTCTTATATCAGTTGATATGGAGATTGATCAAGACGGAAGGGATATGTATCGTTTGAAGTTTAAGGGTAATCCTGCACATGGCCATTTATTAGATATCCATCATCATGGTCTTTCTCCGGCTCGTATAGGATTTCATACCTCATATTACCTTGTGATAGGTGATTACCGTGTGCCTATCTATATGACATACCTCTCTACGGATGCAGCAGACTCAATTGGATATTGTGCTATTGGTGAACCGACAACTACTAATTTTCTAACGACATCCTTAGATGTAACCGTAGAGGCAATGGTGATGTGGGGTGATTTTGAAGAGGCATATGTTAAATCAAGTAGAGAATATAAGGATGACTATAAGGATGAAGAAGATGAAGAAATTGAAGGTAGATGGGAGATATTTGATTTATGGGATTAGCATATTATTTACCTGATAGCGGGGCGTTTTTCCAATACCAAGGAAAGACTATACCTATAGCAGGAGTGAAAAGTATTAAGTTGGATGTAGATCGCCTTGAAGCATTCTATGGCTTTTGGGTGAATACGGTAGCTGTGCAGCCATTCTTACCTACTGATGTAGTGGGAAGTGATGTTATTCAAATGGCCCCCATGGAAATAACTGATCTAAAAGTTAGTTTAAATACGGGGTTCCAATCATTCGAGGGACAAATTAAAAGAATCAACTATATATCACCTAAGCATGTATATCTAGTAGAGTTTTATACTCATATAAATCGAGAGCTTATCAAAGAATTTATTTATGATAAAGATTCCGAAGAGATTGAGCGTGATCGTTTTAGTCAGATGCAGATAGAGGAAGATGAGTGAGACCAGGTAAAAGAAGACATTTAGCCAAGAAGAGAGCCGTAAATGCCAAGGCTCAAAAGCAGAAGATAAAAGAAATACAAGAATGGTTAGTAAGGAGTATTTTTATGGATATTGATCCTATTCATGATTTTGATCAAGGGTTCGAGTTAGTTAAAAGAGCGTTTCCTAGAGCTTTTAAGACGTTGTATGACGAATATGTGAAAGAGGGTTTCACCTCCACTCAGGCATTGACTTTAGTAAGAGACTACCAACAATTTATTTTAACGAGTCCATTATCCGATGAAACAGAACAGCTATAAAAAATTAGTGGGTAAGCATCCGGGGCAAACAGCGTTTGTTCTAGGAGCAGGCCCGTCTTTATTCAATGCTTATGAAGATATTAGTTTCGATGAGATACATGATCATGTAGTTATTTCTATTAACTCAAGTATTATGCTTATGCCATGGAGAGAAGGAGAGGCAGATAAGAGGTATTGGATCTCTAATGACTCTCTCTGTAGAAGGTGGACCTGGTGGAAGGCTGTGCAAGAAGCACGTTGCACTAAAATAGTGAGAGATAGTTGGGAAAAATATGAAGATGAATTAGAAGGATTTCTCTATTTCTCTCCACGTCCCACTCAGGAGCATATTATCGAATCTAGTGACGTAGGACTCGCTTATTGCTCTTCAGTGCCGTCAGGGGTTGATCTGGCTATTCAGATGGGATGTAAGAAGATCTTTCTACTAGGAGTAGATCATTGGCAGGGGATTTGTGGAGAAACTCACTTTTGGGACTATCTAAGAACAGTAGATAGGCCCATATCGGTTGGTCCGGCCCAAGGTGACTTCAATCATCAAAAAGAAGTGTTTGATTTTAGTATAAGGGCATATGAAGCATTAAATAAATTTGCGGGAATAAAAAAGGCAGAAATATACAATTGCAGCCCTAATAGCAAATTAGAAGAAATAAATAGAATTAGCTTTAATGACTGGAAGAAATATGGGAACGGACAGAACTAATAGATGTATGAGACACTAATTATGAGAGGGTATGAATACCTAAAGGGCATAGAGAGGGAAGATCTCCCGATAACTCTAGTTAATAAGGTAGGGGAGAGATCGGAAGGATGGAAAGTTCGTGGAGTAGTGGTTGCCGGTCTTGCTCTTTCAGAAGTTCCACCTACATTAATGCATTATAATATAGAGTTTCATTATCCCAGATATAAGTTTTTAAAAGAGTTGAATGAAAAGGGAGAGAGATTTTTTAGATGGGGAGATCAAGGATTTATCGGAGGGTGGCATCTAATGATAATAGGTCCATATGATGTTCCTATCCACTTTTCTAAATTCGATAGGCATATAGAGAGTGGGGATCCTCAAATGGCTGTTGAATATATTCATGCCATAGGTGAAATATTACCACTGTATGTAGACGATCTCAATATAGTAAGTAACGATGAGATCGATGAAATATGGGACCGAACAGATCTAATAGATATAGAAGGAGATGAAGATGTACCCGATCAAAGATGATGGGATAAATGAAGTATCAACCCCTTGTAAGCACAGAGATAGAATGCAGGTTGACCATGTGGTTTTGCAATGCCCTGAAAAGGGTTGCTTAGGAGAGATGCGTTTTAATGGTAGAAGCAAAACGATGGACGGGAAGATGACTCGTCGTCATAAATGTAATAAATGTCAGGTATTGCACTATTATGACGAGAAGTACCCTCGTTTAGAATTCTATCATATGGATTCTTGTTATTTGTCTTTTTATATATCTGCATACGATATGGAAAGTATGACTCCCACTATGCCACCGATACATCCTTTGGAGGATAAATAAAATGAGTGTATTATTAGTAATATTAATACTTATCCCTGCTGCTTTTTTGTATATGACTACTGGAGTTGTAATTAATGTTTTCTATAGAAAGGCATGTCAAAATTACTGTGAAAAACATAATAGGTATTATAGTGATATTGCCTATGGGTCTGATATAGTATTGTTTGCTTTTTTCTGGCCCGTTGCTGTGTTCATCATGGGGCCAATGTATGGGGTAGTACATATCATCCATAGTTTTATAAAATGGGTAGATAAAAGATTTGAGAGAGTATTGGACAAAAATGATAAGAAAAAAGAGGTGCAAGATGTTGGAAGTGACTAGTGTGGTATATGATTTCTATGTGAATGTTAAAGGGCCAGGTTGTTTCGTAGTGATGTGCCCTGAATCTCCTGAAGGTTGTTTAGTCCCTACTTTTGGAATGAATAAGTTTGGGCAGGTTGTTAGTCGTAGGAACCCAGAACCTTTAGTAGAGCCACTAGATGTGTGGATCGAAAATCATGTTGATAATGCTGTGGAAGCATTCCGTATGGAGATGAAGGATAAGAAGAAACAAGTAAATGTTGCTGTTATCCGTAGATCGGATTGTCCTCATGAAATAGGCATATTATGTTCCGAAGGCATAATAACTATTCCTAATTTCTCTTCCGAAACAGTAGAAAAAACAAAGTTTAACGAAGAATAG